ATCGGCCCTCGCAGCTGGTAGGAATCATCGACACCCGGGCGTCAGACCTCGTCGCGTGACGAGTCGTGGCGTCGTGGCCACGAGAGGAAGGACGTGACGTGAGACGCGCACGACTACGCATCGAGAGGATGCTCTCCGGAAGTCGAATCACCCGTGCCAGGAAGATCGGGCGTGAGGCGGTGAAAGGACCGCTTCGCATCCGCAAGCAACGTGTCACCGCGGGAGAGTCCATCCACGTCTCTGCGAACCGGTTGCCATCGGCCGACTGCCCATGGGCCATCCCAGGCGGCGTCACGATCACTCGTGACTGGGGGCGTCGTGAATGGGTGATGAGCTACGACTGCCTGGTGATCGGTGTCTTCACGCGTCGTGCCACCGCTGTGCTCGACGCCAGGCGCATCGTCGAGGCGATGCTGGGCGGCGACGTCGATGCACCTTTCACCGCGAGAGAGACATTCAAGAGACGGGATGTGACGTGACATGACGATCAAAGAGTACGAGCGACTTGTGTTCGTGAGGATCGGCGGATGAAGAGCCATCGTGACATCGGGATCGTCGTCCACCTGAATCGTCTCGCGCCTCACGACGAGTTCGTCGCCCACGGAGACGACGTGGGCGAAGTAGTCGGAATCGAGCCAGGAGGTATGACGGTGGACGTCCGATGGAGGAAGTCCGAGAGGGTTCGCACGTACGATTCCCGACACGTCTCACGTCATCGAGACGTTCTATACGACGTCACGCACGGGGACAAGGGACTGGTCGTCGACGACTACAGCGACGTGTTGCGCCTCGAGGTGTTCGACGAGGGCCACTGCGGTGCCTTCGAGTTCTCGAACGATCGCGCGGGAGTCGTCCTCGTCGAGGGGTTGATCTCGTCGCTGCAAGATTGGCTCTCTCGACGAACTGGTGGTGGCGTTTGATCCCGGTTCCGCCCAACGGGGTCTTCATGCGAGCGCTTAAGCATGGCAAGGGTTGGCCTTTGCACGATGGCAGCGCTAGCGCTGTAACATACCTGCGCCGTCCGTCCCAGTCAAGTGCACACGTCTTTCGTCGCAGGACGGATATTTCGTGGATGTCAATTTCATCACTGATGTAGCGATGCGAGGATACGATCATGAATGAGAAGCTGTTCTGGTTGGACATCGAGACGACCGGGCTCGATCCCGAGAAGTGTGTCATCCTGGAGGTCGCCGCGGCGGTGACCGACGCTAAGCTCGACGTCATCGACTCGCTGTCGTGCTTGGTCAAATCACGCCTCACTGACGTGTTCGACCCCGGAGACAATTGGATCGACTCGACGCACGGCACGGGCATCTCCCTGATACAGCAAGTGTTGACTTGGCCGACGGACGGCGTGAAAGGACTGGCGTGGGACTCCTATCGACACGGGACTCCGCTCCGCGACGTCGAGCGCTCCATGATGGTCATGGCGTCCCGTCACTTCACGATCGGGAACGTCGTCTTGGCCGGCAACTCCATCCATTTCGACCGGTCTTTCGTCGAAGTGCACATGCCGGGATTCGCACGTCTTCTCCACCATCGTCAGGTCGACGTGTCCTCGTTCCGAGTGCTAGCCGACATCATCGCTCCGGTCCGGACCAAGCCGACTCGCTCCCGAGGTAAACCGGCACACCGGGCGGCCAAGGACGTCGAGGGCAGCATCGCCGAACTGAAGTCGTACATCCGGACGGGCTTCATCGTGGGAGACGAGACGACGTCGCGCGAAGCCCCGGGGACTTCGGCGAGGCAGGACTGAGCGATGCCCGTCGTCTTCGTGCTGTTGTTCAGCGTGATGGGGATATCGTCTCTGATCGAAGCCCTGTTGAAGTGGACGCTCGGGAAGCTGTGGGATGCCTTGACGTGAATTCCTGACTCGGGGCGTGGTATCATGGATCTCATGAGAAGAGAATTCTCTTGGGTCCATCTCGTGACTCCCGTCCTGGACGGGGAGTCGCCCTTGGCTGATCCGGGTTCGTGGAAGTTTCGTAACTTCTTCGATGAACTCAACACCGTCGTCGACTACGTCGACGCGATAGTCTGCACCGCCGGCGTCGTGTCGAAGCATCGTCAGTACTTCGATCGGTCTAGGCTGCGTGACATCCAGTACGAGATTCGACGCCGAACTCGTCGATCTCAGTTCGGCGTCGAGAAGGAGACCGTCCTGCAGGTCCTTCCCAATCAGCAGGACGTCGACAATCGCGTGTGCAACGAGTGGCCGTTCGTCATCGATCCTCGAGACGGTCGCGCTCTAACGAGAAAGCTGGGCCACGAGGACTCTCCTTTCGATCTCGTGTGCTTCCCTGACGATCGAGTCGATCAGAGACTGATCGACATGTCCGAAGGAACACCGCACGTGGGTGACCGATCGCTCATCCTCGCGTCTCGCAGTGGAGACTTCCCGTCGCGGAGGCTCTACACACTTCGCGATCCTGTCGCCGTCTGCCACATCGGCGACGACACCCGACGTCCATACTATGACGTGCGTGACTTGCCTGTCGGCACGACCTTTCACCTCGATGAGAGAAACGCCCACGAACACGTCTGGTGGCGGGGCACGGTGCGCAACCGAACACTCGGAAGCATCCTGATGTCGGCGCTGTGTCATCGCGACGAAGAGGGAAATCTCTACGCGTGGCCTCTCGCGAACATGGATCGTTTCAGGCTCGGTGGGTACCAGATGAGGAAGTACTTCCTCGAAGTCGCCCGAGTGGGTCGACCGGTCGAGTCTTTCGCGGTTAACGAGAAAGACGTCGACACCAAGCGCCTAGACGCCCTCGTCAAAGAGTATCTCTCGACGGATGAGGCCCTGAGATGGCTCGTCGAGCTTTACCCAGAGATCGCTCTCCACCAGCGATACTACGAGACCGGTCGCGCGGAGACGATCGAAATAGTTCGTAAGATCATACCGGACGACGAGCTTCTTCGTCAGCTCTCCAGACCGACCTGGAAGGTGTTCAAACAGAACCTAGACGTCCTCCTCGACGTGAAGAGAGGTCGAGGACGACGTAAATTAGCAAACCCACCAAGACATCGACAGGATTCATGAGAGGAAGACAGATGACGATGACCATGAGAGACAGTGACATCATTGAATACATCGAGGGCGTCGAGGACGAGATCCGACGCCTAAGGGCAAAGATCACGGCGGTCGTCGAGGGGTTGGGTGACGACCAGCGCCGGCGCGTCGAGGCGTGGATGAGTGCACGAGATGCCAATCCACCCGTCGTGTCACCTGAAAAGCCTGGTGTCGTTGGCGATCCCTCGAAGGACTTGAACGACGTCCTCGAGAAGTGGGCGAAGGGACGAATTAAGCAGGTCCCTCGTGGTGACAGACAACAGTTTCCACGAAAACCGGGGTACCCATATCCACCCTGGGAAGAGTACCGCGATTCACCCTGGGAAGAGTACCGCGACGAATGTCTGAGTCGTCAACGACACGATGACGGACTCGCGGTGCCGGACATCGACGATGGTTCCATCTTGAAGACGCCGTGCATGCAAGGATGCAAACGTTCATGATCACTCGAACCATCACGGTGACGGGAGTCGACGATCGAGTCGACATCGATTGGATGATGTCCCTCTCGCAGAAGTACACATGGCTTGAGTGGGGAATCCTGCGGAGTCCCAATCGACGTGGAGTCGCTCGATATCCGAGCGACGATTGGTTCCTACGACTGATCGCAGCTGCGGAGGCGACGTCGCCGCGTCTTTCTCTGCATCTGTGCGGTGCACTCTCACGTGATCCTCCGTTCGCCGAGATGCCGAGGGTCTTCCAGCGAGTTCAGCTCAATGGATGGTCGATGAAGACGTACGACGAACCTGTCCCGTTCATCGGAGAGGGGGTGACGACCATCGTTCCCGTGCGGAACGTCTCCGCAGCACGCATAGTGACCGGTCGGTCTCCTAGGACGCACGTCTTGATCGATTCTTCCGGAGGACGTGGGAACCGTGCGCTTCTGTTCGACAATATCGATCGTTGTCCTTTGGCACACGTTGAGAGTCTAGACCTCAGTGAGTACGACCCGTCACCGGGTACGACCATCGGCTTTGCTGGGGGACTTCATCCGTCCGAGACGCGTCGAATGATGAGGATCCTCAGTCTTCGTCTGAAGAATCACTCGTTCTGGCTCGACATGGAGTCGAAAGCGAGGGACGCAAACGACGTGTTCGACGTCGGGTCCATCGAGGACATGTGCGAGGAGATCGGAGGCATGATATGACGGAATTCACGTCGATCGTCGCGGGAGCTTGTGCGTGCTTCCTGGCGTCATTCACGTTCATAGACGTGAGCGATCGTTATCATCCTAGCGCGAAAGTTCAGGTTCTCTTCTTGGCATTCCTCTTCTTTCTCGGTGTGCTCGCCGCGCGAGGGATGTCATGAAGATGAGAATCACGCTGAAGGACCCGGATGGATTCTACGAGGCGATACGTTCCGAGTCCTCACGACTCGGAATTCCCGAGGGAGTAGCGTGGGAATCCATCAAACCCTGGGTCGAATTCTCCGAGTACGTCACCCTCGAGTTCGACTTGGAGGAAGGGAGCGCACGTGTCGTTCGTAACGAACGTTGACAAGCCCCGACACTACACGAGTCATCCCACCGGAGTCGAGTGCATCGACGTCGTGGAGCGAATGTCGTTCAATCTCGGAAACGTCGTGAAATACCTCTGGCGCGCAGGTCTGAAAGGGAGTCGTCCGGACGACCTCAGTAAGGCGGCTTGGTACCTCAAGAGAGGAAAACTTCGCCATGACTGTCGCGATCTGTCTCTCGTGGAGGTCGTCGTCTCTCACCCGATGACGCACGACGTACTTCGCGTCGTTCTCTCGGCGGTCATGATGACGTCGGCGAATTACGAGGAATCCATCGAGGATTGCATCGATGTCGAAGTGCTAGCGGAAGAGCTGAGGAGGCAGAGTGAAGACGAGAAAGTCTGATCCCGACGTTCAAGTGAATGAGTCGGACGAGAAGAAGGCTGAGAGTGACGACCATCTCTATGATGCTGATCCGGATTGCAAGCACGACATCGAGATGATGTGGAGCGGCATCAGATGTAAGAAGTGTCGTGGATGGAATTGCTTCTAACGCTGAGGAGACGACATGAAGACTAAACACATCGAAGATCCGGGACGGCCGGGTTCCACTCTGTGCGAAAAAGAGTTTACGCGACTGGACGAGGATGACCATCTGGTTGTGCTTGGTGTTCATTTCTCTTGCGATGCATGCAAGAAGGCGGTGCAGTCCTACCTCGATAAGTTCATGACTCCCGAGTGGGCCACTATCATCGACATGGCCGCGAAGCATGGTTTCACTCTGACGCTCGAGATGAACCCTGTTGGGGGCGTCTTTTGTACGGTGAATGGTCCGTCGATCCAACACATCCGCCTGGGCGCCGGCACGGCGGTCGCTGCGGCTCTCGTTGCCACGAAAGAAATTGTCAAGATGTGTCGCGACACGGTTCGAACGACCGTCTGGTCCGTCGATGGTGAGACGGTCTCTAGGACGTGCGAGGCATACCAGAAATCCAAGAAAGCCATGTCGGATTTGAATCGCGCGATCTCGTTCTACGAAGAGATGCAAGACCTCGGCGAGGTCTTGCGGATGAAGAGGTCATGAACGATATCAATAGCAAAGCGGTGACAGTGGCGATATTCATAGTGATCACCATAGTCACTCTTCTTGAGACGTGTATCGGCACGCGACAGGGGGTTTGTCGTGATGCGGTGGTATCGCTGTCTCCTGAATACCCGGTGACGAAGTGCCCACATAATGCGCACGCTCTGACACCTATACCTGGGACTACCAACACGTGGATATGTCGTTGTCCCTCGCAGTGATTGTGGCGAAGGCGTCTTCAGGATCGACGTCTCAGGACTTCGAGGAGCTGACGATCGAGGGTGAGAGTGTCGCAGTCTGTATCACCAAGCACGCATGAATTTCGAGAGAAACGATTGACATGAACGAAAACGAGCTGACAATGAAAAGAACGACCATCACACAAGACGATTTCGACGACGTCGCCATACAGAGGACCGGCCTAGCAGGTTGCACTTATGATCGAGACGATGCGATTCGCGTGGCGTCCGTCGTCGAGCGTCGACTTGGGATACGAATGTCGATGGCAGAAGCCATGGATTTTTGGCATTGGCGTTCTGTCGTGTGGGATTCGTCCGGGCTGTCTCATCGTACAGACGATGAGATCGTCGATTTCTTCGAACAATACGTGAGATCATCACTGAGTGATGGGGATGAAGAACGTGAAGACGAGCTCGACGCCATCGAAGCGGTGATGATGGATGAAGCTTGCAAGAAGTGGTTGGTCACGATGACGAAGGAAACCTATGCTGACTTGCAGGCAAAATCGTCACCCGCTTTCGACTCGCAGTCGCTCATACGGCAAGATCATCCCGGTATCTTGTCGTTCAGGCCTTACGTCGAGGAGACTCACGATGGAGAACATGATGCTCTCGATCTTCCTCGGATGAAGAGGCACGTCGCATGGATCGCACGCCTGATCGATCAGATGATCGGTCGTGCCGTGTGGGAGGACGAGCACATCACATTTCGAGACGAAAATTCCGACGACGTCCCGACGGATGAGGACATGCAGATGATCATGGCAGACGTAGGCCTAGTCGGTCTGCTCGCCGGCAAGTTGAGCGAGCCTCTAGTGAGACACATCGAACGAATTCGATCCGATTATGAAAAGCACGCCAGACGTTGGAAGGAGGACGTGTGATTCCACCACGCCTTTCGATAGTCCTCTCTCTCTTCTCGATGACGGCGTGTTCACGAGATCGTCGCCCAGAAGAGGTACCGCCATTGACGACGGACATCGTCGTCGTCTCTTCCTCTCCCACGTCGACACCCCCACCACGGGATCGTTGCCCTGCCAACATGGTCCTGGTCGAGGGCAGCTACTGCCCCAACCCGAAGCAAGAGTGTCTCGACTGGATGGAGGACCCGGCCAAGTTCCCCTATGCGCGTTGCCGCAAGTTCAAGGAGACCGAGTGCAACGGCACCCGCCAGCGCCTCTCGTTCTGTATCGACCGCGAGGAGTACAGCAAGCAGGGTGAAGAGCTGCCCACCGGCGACCTCTCGTGGACCGAGGCGAAGGCCGGCTGCGAGTCGATGGGCAAGCGCCTTTGCGCCGAGCACGAGTGGGTCTTCGCCTGCGAGGGCGAGGAGTCGAGGCCCTACCCCTACGGCTACGAGCGTGACCCGAGCGTCTGCAACTTCGAGCAGAAAGACCTGGTCGAGAAGGGCAAGATGCGCGACCTCAGGCTGCCTGCCTCGGCCAACCAGCAGTGCATGTCGCCCTTCGGCGTGCACAACATGGTCGGCAACATCGACGAGTGGGTCGTTCTCGACAAGCCGCACTTCTCCGAGAAGAACAACGGCCGCAAGATGATGAGCGGCCTGAAGGGTGGCTGGTGGGGCCCGCTGCGCAACCGCTGCCGCCCGACCACCGTCGATCACGACGAGTTCTTCCGCGAGATTCAGACGGGATTTCGGTGTTGCAAGTGAAGTGGGAATACTATCGATTGCCGGCCGACGTCGTCGATCGTCTCGAGCGTCTCGAGAGGCTACGATCGCGTGTTCGAGAGTTCGTCGACGCTAGCGACACGGACCCGGGCTGGCCGATGCGTCGTTACCTGTCCATGGTCGAGGCGTTGTCCAACGTCGAGACTACTTACGATGAGTGACGACCAACGAATCTCTACTGCGCGAGTTCATTCGCGAGAGTGCCGTGAGCATCTCGACGGCGAAAGACCAGCATCTCGCCCTAGCCATCCTGGGAAGCGACGTCATGAAGACGGGAGAGAGGATGTACGTCCTGTACGATGCCGGCCTGATGGACGACCTGAGACAGGGCACCGTCCTACGCGATGCTCCTCGATTCTTGCATCACGTCGTCGGGATGATAAGGGTGAGGGATTTTCCTGATCAGACAGCGCCTTCGTGGGGAGCCACCGAGGTCATCAATTCAGCTGCACGACTTGGGTATGGGCCTCTTCTCTACGACATAGTCATGTCCAGAGAGGGCAGGATCATGTCCGACCGTGGGTTCGTCTCGTCGAGCGCTCTCCGCGTGTGGAAGTACTACAGAGACCGAAGGCCTGACGTCAAGAAGCTTCCTCTCGATGACGTGAAGGATCCCAAGACTCCCACGCCAGAGGACGATGCCTACATGAATGATGATGACGAGTCCCTCAACAATGCCTACGAGCTGACATCGAAAGTGGACGTCTCATCCCTCATCAGGAAGCATGGCACGAACAGGAAGGGCGCGTCGAAGTCCAATCCATCCCTACAATTCGATACCTTCATCAAGAAGGTTGCCGAACACTTCTTTGCTGAGAAGTATCAGCCAGGAGACCGGCAGTGAATTCCAATTCGAGAGCTGCGTGAACTCGTCAAATTACGTACGTGCTCTCGAGGACGCTTCAACAGCATCCTTCCTCCTCATGATCTCAAGAACGAGCTGACACGAAAAATGTACACATATCCAGCGAAGCTAGTGAGAGTCGTGGACGGAGACACCGTCGTCATGACAGTGGACCTCGGTTTCAGCGTCTCCGTCGAGGTTGAGTTCAGGTTGTTCGGAATCAATGCTCCCGAGACGAAGGGTGCCACAAAAGCGGCAGGATTGGCAGCGAAGGATCACTTGATAGATCTCATGTCGCGAGGGCGATGCGTCATCACGTCAGTCAAACCTCCCAGACAGGACAAGTACGGTCGCTGGCTGGCACACGTCGCTATCGAACTTCCCGAAGGAACGTCGTTCCTCGTCTCGGATCGAATGGTGAGTGATGGTCACGCCGTGACGTACGTCGTCTTGTGACATTTGAGGCATGAAAAGTCGATCGAGCAGACGTTAGTATTCGCTTACACCGTGAGAGAAGAAAATACGTCGTCTGTACGACAGTCCGCGTCGATGGTCTTTTGGATCTCGTCGGTCGAAGGGAAATTGTCAACATGGACACCGTGATGCCTGAAGTCGTCTTTGCTCTGCTATATGGAACAGTGGGTCTGATCACGACGACGGTTTATCTCGCGCGCGTCGTGAATAATTCAGTTCGACGAATCGACAGACACATCGTGTCTGGCAGTGAAACTATGTCCGTCGTCGAGTTGCGTCGTCGACGATTGTGGGAGGACTTCACCGACTACGACGTCATGCTTGCGTCTGTCGCGTCATTCTTCATCTGGCCGGCGGCTTGGATCCTCGTCGCGTATGAGACCACCGAACCTCTTCGTGACCGCATGCGAGAGAGATTCCTCGACGTGTTCTTTCCGCGTCCGATGTCGAAGGACGCTAGCGACTACAGGACAGCAGCTTGATTTCATCAAACGAAAGGTTCGCATAGACATGGGTTCGCCGAGAAAAATGCGCGTGTTCGATAGCACCATCGGGAAATACAGGATCGTCGTCTCTTGCATCGAAGATCTTCCCGATGGGCTCACGTTCATCGACTACGTGATCGATTCTCACGCGAGAATGATCGACAGGGCAGCTGATGCCGTGGAGTGGCTGGGAGGAGGATGGCTGGATGACGACTGACAGCTTGGAGAAGTACAGCATCGTAGAATTGGAAGCGATGAAGCGACACATGCTGGAGAGACTTCGAAGGATCGATGAGATCTTGGAGCGACGGACGTCGTTGACGCAGAACGGTGACACGACGTCGCCAGCGGTACCATCCTATCAGAGACTCAAGTGGTAAACAGAGGATCATTCGAATGAGGACGAAAGACGGAGAATTTCAGACGTATCACATCGTCTATCGTGAGCCGGGGAGTCGACCCAACATAGGACACCTGATCGAACGAGACGTCCGGACCGGTCGTCCATTCGATGACGAGGCGACAGCGAGATCCTTCGCCAAGTACATCGAGGAACAGTGGCAGGTCTCGGTCGAGGTGTACCACGTCACTTACGTGAGGCTGCCATGATCGCGTCAGATTTGACGGACGGACTAGTCCCAGAGAGTCTCGTCGGCAAATCGTTCGTCGTCACTTCACGACGAGATTCCCCTGAGATCGAATCGGCTCTGGCCGTCGTCGGTTTCGAGTGGACCGATGATCACATCGTGGTCGTCTACAGGGCTGACTCCGTGTATCAAGCGTTCGCGATCCACGTTCCGTCTTCGACGATCGAGTGTTCCTTGGCCACCCACACGAGGCTAAATTGATGGAATCTCTCTGGAGTCTTGTGAAAGCCGGGTCGATACACGGCTTGATCTGTGAGATCGAACCACGTCGTGTTCCCGACGAAGGATACGTTGCTTTCGCTCGTGCATTGGTCAATCAGATCGAGTCGACCTACGTTGTGATGAGAGAGTGCGACCCAGATCCACAGGTCGCTCTATTCAAGGCTGTCTATCGTCTAGCGTGCATCGAGTTGAATGACGAACTCGGTCCTTACTTTCTCTTTCCTGAGATGCGTCAGGCCGTGCTAGACGAGGATCGTCCCGATTTCAGACGACCCCGCTTCTTGCGAGTCAAAGACAGCACAGATGAGGTGCACGTCGACGTCATCACGGATCGCGAGGACGTCGACATCGAGTGGTTCTCGTTGGGAGGATACACGCCTGACGTTCGATTGATGAAATACGACGACCCACGCTATTTCACGTACAGCCGAGGAATATTGATAGACGTCGAGCAAGGCCGGCTAGCACAGTCCATCGGGATGATATCGTCCGCTCTGCGTGCCGGTAAACGAGTCGTCGTCTGTTCGAATGGCATCGACGTCAGGGAATACCTGGGAAGCGATGACGACGATGTGATGATCTTCTCGGACTTTGAGACCGCGTGTCATGAAGCCGCTTATGAAGCGATAATCAGGAGGTAGTGAACATGACGGAATACGAGCCATACGTCCATCTCCAGCCCATCCAGACGCACTCGCACTTGATACCCACGTCAATCAAATACGAACCGATAGCGTCGTCGACTCGATGGAAATGTGAGATACCTGGATTCCCCTCAGCGTCCATCGAGTCGATCGGCAAGATCCGGATCAAGTCCGGCGTCGTCAGTCTCGATGTTCACGTCAAGGTCACGAAAGAAACATTCGACGAAGCTGTGAGATGGGAGGACTCTCCGAACGAAGAGAAGGTCGTCACGCTGGCATTGCTTGACATGGACGGACATGTCATCATGAAACCGTCCTTCAAGTGTCGCGTCACGAAAGGCCTGAAGATGACGAACTGTGAGTCGATCCACGGAATCAATCACGCAGCGATATTGACTCTCCGACTGACCGGACGCCTAGCTGTCCAGAAGAGTGAATCATGACGCCAGACGACGTCAAGACGTCAATACGTGATCGTTCGCCTGGTTTGCGCATCGTCCAGAGAGGAGATCGCCTAGTCGTCTTGGGCGACATAGGGGAGGAGAAGTACGTCATCGATGTCCGACCCTCTGAGAAGATCTTCGTCGTCGAGCAACCTGACGGCAATGAGTACTTCTTCGAGAGAGAAATCGACGCGTACGATCACGCGAGGCTCCTCGTGACGAGACACGACATCGAACAAGTGTACATCAAGTACAATGGACATCACAGGATACTGAGATCGATCGTCTGCAAGGGAGAGATACCTCGACTGACGCCAGACGAGCTGACTGAAAAGGTCGTCAAGTCTCTCTTGGAAGACGACGTCTCCGATGCGATGTTCTACACGTCGATTCTGAAGATGACCTCGAGGCAGTCGTGACGACAGTCATCAACATCCGAGCGATCCATGATGTGCCCTACGTCTACATCGGGAGAGGATCGAAGTGGGGGAATCCCTACACGCACCTCGACTCTCGCTATGTCGGTACCGTGAAAGTATCGACACGTGAGGAGGCAGTCGAGTCCTACGAGCGCTACGTCAAGTCCCGCCCCGATCTGATGGAAGCAGCACGCAAGGAATTGCGCGGCAAGGTACTTGGATGTTTCTGCAAACCCAAAGCGTGTCACGGCGACGTTTTGGCGCGAATAGCTGAGGAAGAAATCGATGGGCGTGATCAGTAAGATTGCATGGTGCGACGGTACGTTCAATCCCTGGATAGGCTGCGACAAGGTCTCTCCGGGATGCAAGAACTGCTACGCCGAGAGGATCCAGGGATCATTTGGCGGTGACCTCTGGGGTCCTGGTTCTCGTCGATCCGTCACGTCGACGAAGAATTGGAATGACGTCCTTCGTGCGGACAAGTTGACGACGCATCGTCGTCGCCTCTTCGTCGCGTCGTTGTCGGACGTCTTCGAAGATCGCGATGATCTCCACGTCCCGCGTCAGAAGCTGATCGATCTCGTCGAGAAGACTATCAACACGGATTGGCTCTTCCTCACGAAGCGTCCGGAGAACGTACTGTCTCTCCTCGACGTCGATGGACCGGGCTGGGGGACGAGATCGTCTTTCCCCGATCACGTCTGGATCGGGACCACAGTCGAGGATCAGCGACGTTTGGACGAGAGATTGCCCATCCTCGTCCAGATACCGTCTCGTGTCAAATTCCTGTCGTGTGAGCCGCTCTTGGAGAGAGTCGTCCTAGGATCGCATGCGAGGAATGTGTCGTGGGTCATCGTCGGCGGAGAGTCCGGACGAGGCGCACGTCCCTTCTCGATGGAGTGGGCCAAATCTCTGCGAGACGAGTGCGCATGCGCCGGCGTGCCTTTCTTCTTCAAGCAGACAGGAGAGCGGGCGTTCGATGAAGCAGGTCGTCCTATGACAGTGAGAGGTGCAGGTTCGGATCCAGAAGATTGGCCCGAGTGGGCTAGAGAGGCTCGCAGTTTCCCGAGGTTACACGACGTCAAATCGGAGAGCTCATCGAGGGTTAACCACGTACGACGTCTCTCCGATTTGACTTTCATACGACCTCGATCGCGAATATCTTGATCTTGCCCAGACCGACGACTTCCCTTTCCTCTTCGAATTCGTTGAAATCATCGATCTTGTAGAGGCCGCCAGGTCCGGAGACGAATGAGTCAGGGTTGTCCATGACGTTAGCGTGCATGATGATCGGCACTTCGGTATCGTCTTCGTAATCACCTCGTGCGAAACTTATCGCGACACGTCGATTCGTCGTCCAAGAAGACGAGTGTCCTGTCATAGGCTTGTAAGTCTTGGCGACTTTCACGATGTCCCCTGCTTTGAGGGACGACTTTCCAATCAGCTTTCGAATCCATGATTTGCTGACCCTCATTCCTCGATACACGTTCTTTGCCGACGGACTCTTCAGGACGTCATCGTATTCTCCAGTTGCCATGGCTTTCTTGAGATCGTCGGCTCCGGACGAACTCATGTGGATATTGGCACTGAAATGTCGCCACAACTCTTTGCCCACGTCATGCTCAAGACTCGTGTCTGGCTCAGCTGTGAATCCTTTTTGGCCTAGCTGAGACGCTGATCTGCCGTCGACGAATGCATAACGTCCGAAAGGTGCGTCATTGGAGCCGGGAAGTTTAGCGATGGTCGATGGTGCCATCGATGTCGCCTTCTTCAACCACCTTCGGACGTCTTCGCCCTTCTTTGCACCGACATGCGGCATCAGAGCATACACGAGATCTTCCGGAGTGGACTGTCTTTTTTCGTCACGTCGATCGTATGTTCGAAAGAATTGATTGAAGAATGACTCTGGCCGAAATCTGGTTGGCTGATGACTAGACGGCACACGAGACAGGACTATCAGCGCATCGTTGACGCTTCCTTCGCATGCATCTACAAGGTCTTGGACTAGAGTCTCGAGACTCTCATCGCTCTTCATCATCGTTGCTCGCTCCTCTTGAAAACTCTGACGAGACGACATACAATATGTCACATGATGTTCTAACTGCCTCGTGGCCCTCCTGGGATATCGTTCGTCTCAAAGCGACGTCACAGGAGTCAATTGTCCATGAAGGAAAGTGAGTGAGTCATGAAGCGCATCTACGAAGAAGATCAGAAAGCAGTCTATGGAGCCTTGCGTGAGAAAGCTCGCAAGAGCCAATTGACGAGGTGGGAACACCTCTTGTACGCGTTCGTGCGAGGAAAGTCTCGCACTGAGGTGGAATCGCGAGTGTCTCACGCGACGGACGTGTTCACGAACAGATTCATTCAGAGCGCATATCGATCCACGAAGGCGTCCTGGTACTTCAAAACGTCGCTCGATCCCGTCAAGACCTACATCGACAACAATCGTCTCGCTTTCTGTGAGTGGCTATACGCCAAGGAAAAACCGCACGTGGTCTTTCCAGTCGAGGGCGCGGCGATCAAACGACGCGAGGAGTATCACAGGCGAAAGATCGAGAAATCGAACCTGAGCGAAAACGAGGTCTCGCAATGACCTCGTAAGTAGAGAGGCTGTACGTGGTGATCGACTCTTCGATCGACAGGAGGAATTGGATTCCTCAAGTGGCACACGGTGTCGCCCAGTATTTCATCGATCATCCCGACGAAGCTCGTCGTTGGCACCAGAATGGAAACACAATCGTGTGCTTGTCGGCGACAGACGGTGATCACTTGCAGGACATCCTATCGAGATCGATTGGGTGCGTCTCGACGTTCAGTGAACCTGACATGGGCGACCGAATGACGGTCGTCGTGCTAGAAGACGTGAACGGAAGGCTCCTGAGAAAACTCAAGTTGATAACGCCTTGACATACGTCGGACGGGTGTAACTCGTCCGACACGTCTCCCTGGTCCAATGGCAGGGCACGCGACTTTAATTCGCAGTGATGTCGGTTCGAATCCGACGGGAGGCACAAGTGATGAAAAGATCGACGTCGCCGTTGTAGGATTGTATCATGATCCAGACGCAAGAGGAACGATTCGACGTCCTGAGGCCGTCAGTTTCCAAGACGAAGAGCTACGTCATCGAGTACGTCGATGGCTCCGGCATCGAGAAATCGATCGACCTGGGAGACGTCGACATGCACCTTGCCCGAGAAGAAGCGAACAAAGCTTCTCGATTGATGGGAGTGTCTGTGGCGCTCGTTCGAGTGAATCGCGAGCTGATCGGCCACATCAAAGCAACGATCGACAACAAGTCACGTTAGATTCATGTCGTTAACACGCGATGACAACATCGATCGATTTTTGATAGGATCGTTTCATGAAGCACGACTCATCCGACGCGACGTGGCATGAAGAAAACAACTACGACATCCGCACGGCGCTGTCCGTCCTTCTAGACGCTGTGGAGGATGCTGTAAAAAATGACATGCACGAAGCTATCGTGTCTTTGACGAAGCTCTTGAAAATCAAGGCCGGTCTTGAGTCCGCCATGCGGCACGGTATTCTCGAACCGTGGAATCTCTACGTTGAATCTGGTGGTGTGGAAGAAGGAGTCACTACCCTCGCAATTATCCCGTCACACGACTTCCATGGAATCAGGTCTCTCCTGGGACTTAAGGGCGACGAGGCTTTGCCTCAACCTCATGCGACGTTCGTCGCTGGGACCAGGTCGCACGCGAGGACCATCGCAGAGTACATCGTGCACAAGGAGAACTCATCGTTGCCCGTGAATGAAACCGAGGACACGCCATGAGATGTGTCCTGGTCTGCAGTGGCAGGAATTACGACGACGCTGAGTGTGTGAAGTCTCACCTCGATCGACTCCACGCTGACGAACCCATCGACGTCTTGATAGAGGGCGGAGCACAAGGAGCTGACGAGCTAGCCCGATGGTGGGCGAGAGACAATGGAATTGAAGTGGAAACTTATGTGGCCGATTGGCATGGTTTCGGTCGAAGGGCTGGACCGATACGGAATCAGCGAATGATCGATGAAGGTCGACCAACCCTTGTCGTCGCATTTCCAGGAGGAGCTGGTACGGCTGACATGGTCCGGAGAGCGCGAGAAGCAAACGTGAAAGTCGTCATGGTCGAGGAGGATTCGTAGCATGTCTAACACCCAGATGGTGATCATCTTCGTCGCGGCCGTCTCGTATGCCAGCATCGGGTCATACGTCTTCATCAAGACGTGGAAGCGTGCTGCCAAAGAGTACGCGAAATCGCACTTGAAGGCGATGAAGAAGGCGGGAGTTCCCATAACGCCAGAAGTGAAGGAGGCACTTCGTGTCGCCATGACGACGGGAGATTACGTCGATACTTCGATCATGGTCTTCGCCGCATATGCTTGGCCTTTCGCTGTTCTCACTGATTTCGTGTTCAAGATCAGGCGGAGGCACGCGGATCGAAAGATCGAGTCGTATCAGCGGAAGTACGACCTGATCGAGGAGGCGTCGTGAACGAACGTCTAGTCATCTTGTCCGTCGCGGTCTTGACTCTCTTCATCACCTTCGTCATGATAGCAGGAGACAATCCGAGAGCGCCCGGACCTCGTCGGAGGTGAGGATGAATCAGAAGATGGACTTGGTATCTTTCGCTCTGGTCTTGATGGTGTTGATTCTCTGGGAGACGTGTGATGGATTCAGTCTCGTACGCTGACAAAGATGTGTGTGATCAGATCGCTGCAATCCGTGAATCTCTCGCGGAGCAGACGGATCGAATCGAGAGACTCGAGCGACGTCTCGAGGAAGTCGTCCACTCGCTGGGAAACTCGATAGAACGGATTCGAGACGACCTGGCTCGTGAGACGTGGAGGTACCGTCCCTCGAGTTTCGGGAGGGCGTCGTGACGGATTCCGAAAAGAAGATCGAGGACCTACAGCGTCAGATCGACGGTCTCAAGAAGACCGTCGCCTTGCTCGAAAAGGCGATCGATAACGTCCGTGACGAAATACATCCAGTGATCGAGTGGTACCAATTCAAGCGCGAGTGGGCACGTTCGGACAGCGAACACTATGCGGACATTAGGCGAAGGAGAGGCTGGTGATGATCGTAGTAGAACATGCTCGCATGTGGGTGAAATACAACATGCGTGGACCGGTCTTGGCAGCCGACGATTGTTGGCGTCGTCTGGTGTGCTCGCTGATCGATCACGAGTGGAGGAAGATCCCGTGGAGGAAGAATCTTCGTTGCGAGAGGTGCGGACGAGACTTCAAGGGAGACGTCGTCGAGAGGTTCGATGCAGGAGTGATCGAGGCATGAGACGAGACAGGTACGTCTTCACCGCTCTCCACCTGACCACGTTGATCATGGCAGGGACCTCTGCGACGATCTGTCAGATGATGTGGGAGTTCGTCAACTAGAAAGGATCGCACGATGAGGAAGACGAATCGTCGAGGCAATGAGCCCGTCTCCGTCGGGAAATTCTGCGATTATTGCACGTGCACCGACTGTCAAGGTGAGACGCGAAGTTACGCTGGGACGTGCACTCTGAGGATGATTGACGACACTCACATGTGCGATCTGTGCTACACGTATCCTGATTGTTTCGCAGACGGTGAGAACTGTGAACACTACTGTACACACGGATGGTGTGAGCATCGACCGACGCCGCGTGTCACACCCGTCGTCCCAGAGCATTGGGTCCCTAGGGACGCCTACGACGACCCTATTTACGTGCATGGGAAGTCATGATGGCGAGGATATATCGATCTTGGTGGGTGATGATTCCTGTCATCATTGTGATCGGAATAAACCAGGGCTGCTATGCAGAACACGACATGGGTTTGATGACTCCTCGGGTCGATCCATGCACGGGGAGAACGGACACGCGTCGTGTGTATGTCATGCCGACGTGTCGACGCCCACCACCTCCATCGGCGCCAGGTACATTCTAGGGATAAGAGAAGACCTGACACCAGTAGGTGAGACACGAGTGGGTGACATCGTCATACCAGCAAACAAAAGTTGGCTGGACGATGAGTGCTTGTCAACGACTCAATTCACCCTGAGGCTTAGGAAACACCCGAGTTCTTATCCTGAAGACTACGTCATTTGGCCGGCCGGAAGCATGGGAGTCGTGATCGAAGTCGACGGCGGACTTCGACGAGTGCTAGTGGAGACCGGTCAAGCAGGTTGGGCCCTATCCATTCAGCTGAGGAGATACACGCGATGAAGGACGAGAAGAACGGCACCACAGTCGGAATGATCATCGTCACGCCTCCCTTGGACCTGCGTCTCAAGGAAGCACTGATCAGACTCGCGGAGACGTCATCGAGGGGTGAAAAATGAGTAAGAATAACTACCGTCAGCACGGTTACACGTACGTCAGGGTCGTCGATCTCTCTCAAGTGGGATCTCCTGTCGTGGCGGGGTTCTGGGTCAAGAACGGCAAGTGGGAGAAGGCAGGAAAGAAGTTCATAGACTCCATGCTTCTATCAGTGTCGTCGCTGCTCGATATTCCGATCGAGTCCCTAGAATACGTCCCAGGTGGATCTGGAAGATGAAACAAGACTACTCCGACATCCTCCAGGCAGCGAAGGGAGTCTCGCCAAAGTGGTGGACGCAGGATGGAGTGCCACGTTTCTGTGATCCTGACCCGGGCAGGCTCAGCGGCGGAGGAAAGCAAGTCTTCCTCCTCCAAGTCAAGTGCCAGAGCTGTGGTCATGCGTACGTGGTCGAACATGTAGTTGGCTATGAGGAACCTGAAATCGACGACACCGAGCAACTTGAGTGGGCATATGGAGACCCGCCTCTCGCGGAGGATCCATGTTGTTCAACAGGATATTCCATGAATGCGTACACCGCTGTGGTCCTACGTGCCTATGAGAGAAGGACCATCGGCGGTCGCTTGACTCCCAGACACGACCTAGAGGGTCCACTGTCGACGTGTCATGACGAGTACGCAACGTGAAGAAACGCAAGAGAATTCGAGAATTGGAGCGCGAGGTTGCCCGACTTCGAGTCGAAGTCACGACGCTGACCTCCATGGTCGAAAAGTGCGTTCCATGGTTGCGTTCCGATAGTTACGGTCATGATCAAGCTGAGAGAGAGACGAATTCGGGCCATCATTCGAAAGATGATCAAGGAAGAGGCTTGGGTACCCGGACGATGGATGCCTAGGCAAGGTGAACCCGTCGATCGTGATGATTTGGACGACCTCGGAGAGAACGACTCGGAGCTAAACGAGAAGGTCGACTTCACGAAGCAGGAATTCAAGAAAGCCAAGCTAGATTCCTTTCAGGACACAGATCCAGGATTCCACGACTACTTGCTGAACAACTACAGCAAAGAGGAGCTAGCCTCCGCTGCATTTGCCTACAAGGTGGGGTCTGGTCTCCTCGGCGGCCTGAAGAGAAAAGTTCCCATCGTGGCCTTCGAGAAGTCGAGTGAGCCTCTCGTCTACTGGGATGACAATCGTCCGAAGATGGTGAACATGGGTGCTCTGGGTCAGAAGATACGAAGCCTGTGAACGTCCTCCGCGCTTTCATCCGTGAGGTATTGCGGGACGTCCGATTGCGCGAGGGCGGGCCTGGGGCGACCGTATCGGTGGATCCCACGAAGAGCACTCGACCTTACGACTACGACATCCCGCGAGGAACTGACGTTCACGCATTCTGGTATCGGTCTCCCGGCCGTCCGGTCGGAGGAGATGGAGACCCAGGAAGGCCTCCCGATGCTGCTGACTACATCGGCATGAAACACGACGAAGAGTCTGATAGCGGAGGAGAATCAGACAGCGAAGTATGATGACGTCATGATAAGACCACGCAACGATCCGCGAGAGCAAGTCTACACACCTCTGGAAGAGCTTCGAAAAACGATCGATGGTCTCAAACCCGGCGAGAAGATCCTGTGTCCAAACACGAAGGAGGAGATCCTTCGTACACAGTCGAACCTCATGAAGAAACGTCTCGAGATAGCGGGCGCAGACCATCACCTCATGTACATCGATGCACTACTCATCGCAGAGGCCGAGGGAGTCCTGACGTTTCGATCATGAGATTCCCAGAAAGTCTACCGGACAGGATGTCGTTCATACTCGAGTGCATCAAGTCGGGCGACTTCGAGGCTTCTTGGACGCGGGTCTCTTACGAGAGAAATGGAAAATACATCGAAGTCGATGTCATGTCCGATGCCCTCAAGATCGACGGCGTCAGAGTGAACGTCGACGCCACCACGAGTCAGACGGTCGCTGACATGATAGACGCTGTCATGCCGACTAGTCTTCTCGCCGATGTGATCCACGGAAAATCGACTCGACGAATTCCTCCGAGACCGCGACCGATCACGTCATCGGCGGCGGCGATGATCGATCAGAGTCGTCTCATAGACGACGATCTGTCGACCCAGACGTCGCCTGGGATCATCTCGACCGCCGGCAAGCACTGGATCGTCGACGGTCGATTGTCGTCTGGCAAGGTCGCGTGCAACTACGGGTGGCACTTCGACCCGGGGAAGTACAGGGGAGGAGGATCTCCTGCCGATTGCGGTGATCTGGCCGGTTTTGGCGTGAAGGTCATCCAGAGCCCCGGGACGTTTCACGATAGATTTCACACCGACTACTCGCAGATATGCCAACTCGTGGCAAGGGTCGCACTCGTCGATGGAGTGCCCATGAGGATCGACGAGGCCCTAGAAGACCCTCAGCATGAACGTCTGTTCAGCGCATACGGTACGTCGAGAATCTCGAGACAACCCGGGGTTGCCCGTTATTCGGGACCGATCATTCTGTTTCCGACGACGATCGTCGCGTCCTTACCAGGACTCGTCTGAATCGATGACGTCGTCGGCTGTCATATTGTCGGCTAGTTTCCTAGATGATCTCGCGGCGACGTAGGGTTCTTGACGATCGACGTGCTCGCGGTGAGCTTCTAGCGAACCGTATACGTTTTTTGCGATCCCAGACTTCGGACTCAACACCACAGCATAACCGCCGTGAGATATGCCGAATGACTTCTTCACGTGCCCCATGTGGTCGAAGCGGGTCCCGTCAGGAGACATCGGATCGAACCACGCGGGAGTGACGAAATTCGACACTGAGACACGCCGTCCGGATGTCTCCACTTCGTAGAAGTCTCCCTCGACAGGATCGACGGCTTCGTAAGCCACTAGCATTCCGTCTCTACGACGTGCCCAGAGGTTGACGTCAGGATCACAGTAAGCCTCCACGATCTCGTGCGACATGATCGCAGAGACCGACTTCGATCCTACGAGAGGATCCGGATTCGATTCCAGTATGCGTCGGACGAACACGCGGCCCCAAGACTTCCCGTTCGGCGTCTTCGTGTGATAACCGAGGAGGCCGGCTTGATCAGCGTCATCCATCACGACTATCTGACATCCGACGTCCTCGGGGCCGTTCATGACTAGGTCCACGGGTCCACGGGTCCACAGCGGCATGACGTGATCGATGAGTTGGATCCTGCACGCTTCCCACGCGATAGAGAAGAGATCGTCAGGCATCGACTCGGACTTGTCGACGACGTTGATGATCACGTCTCAGACCTGAGGGCTTCCAGCAACTCTCTGGTCAATCCCTGAGACGTCGATCCGACGTCCAAAGATCGAGACGCCCCGTATTCATCAAGGGCACGTGCTGTCCCCGGTCCATACAGACCATCGATCTTCTTGTCGTAATGCCCTAGACGCTTCAGGACTCCTTGCACTTCGGCAAGCAACGAAGGGGTCCAGGTGACAACAGGTTTTATCGACGCTCCGGAGAACACCTGACCTTCATGTATCCGTCTGTTGAGTAGTCCTGGGACGACCTGTTTCTTTCCTCCGATCGTCGCTTTGCTCCATTCCCTCAATAGGGAAGGGACAGAATCGAAGTCTCCGCGTCTTATCGCGTCAGCGACACCTGTTTTACCGTATACGCCAGTGCCGCAGTTGAATCCAAACGACACGAGAGCATCGAATTGGTTTTGCGTTAGATCGACTCCCGGGAAATTCCTGTGTATGGCTTCCTCGCAGGATTTCACGTCGAGTGCGAGCAAATCTAGCGCACGATCACGCGTGATCGGCACGCCATCGGGGAAACTCTCGCCCGGCTTGATGAGATGACCGAAACCGATCGTTCGCAATCCTGCTATATCCCTGTAAGGCGTCAGGACACAGCCCTCCCATTTCGCTATCAGTTCGAGTCCATCACGTGACGTAGACATCAAATTGCTCATATCGATAAATAACGCAGACTACGAGTTGTGCACTATCGATCCAATCGATGGTATGATGAAGACATCATGGGTATCAAGATCCTGGTGCTGGATGACGACGAGATTCGGCTGAAGGCATTCTCAAAGAAGTATGGAAGCGAGGCACGCGTTGCTCTAGCGTCCGATTTCCCAGCTTTCAAGCGATTCCTCGTCGAGGAAGGGCCTTGGGACATCGTCTTCCTCGACCACGACCTGGGTCTCACGGCGATAGACGACGCCTGTTTCAAGACGGTGCACGGCTGTCAAGAACCATACAACGGCAAGGACGCTGCGAACCTCCTCGTCGACGTCGCTGATCCGAACAGGACGGAAGTCTTCGTCCACTCGTGGAATATCGGAGAAGCGATTCGAATGACCGAGCTCCTGGATGAAGCCGGCTTCGCGTGTCATCGCGTCCCATTCGACGCAAATCGACTCCCGACATTGCATGACTTCGTCTGATCTCGACGCAAGGAGACCAAATGGGACCCAACGACTTGTTTGCGGCGGCCATCGTCGTACTCATTCTTGGACCGGTCGTCGTGGCCATCGGAAAGTACGTCTATCCCGGGAGGTCGACGAATGAGTAGCATCATCGATGCCAGGGACCGATTCGGGCGTCGAAAGGACGTCTTCACGTCGACGGACGGTCATCTTCGTGTACAGATGACGTCGACCAATCGTTTGATCGTCACGTGTTCGGAGAAGACGACGCTCGAATTCACCGACGTCGTCTGTCTCATGACGTCGCTTCAAGCAGCACTCGAGGAAAGGTGAGAATGACGACCCTAGAAGATTCGAAGAAGAAGCAGCGGACGAAGTCATCGAAGAAGGCGGAGACAGCGACCGACAACATCTCCACCTACCTGCAGGACGTCAGGGGACACTCGATGTTGAGTCACGAAGAGCTCGTGCGTCTCTTCGTGACATACAACGAGGGCGGCCCCGGGAGCGAGGCCGCGAAGAAGCGCCTCATCGAGGCGAATCTACGTCTCGTCATATCCATCGCGAAGAAGCACAATCGCGGAAAGAGCGGGTCGCTAGACGACCTCATCCAAGAGGGCAACATCGGCCTGATGAAGGCGGTCGACAAGTTCGATCACAAGAAGGGGTATCGTTTCTCCACGTACGCCACGTGGTGGATCAAGCAGGCAATTGCCCAACATTCTCTGAAGGGACGTCGCACGATCAGGCTGCCGGCGCACGCCATCAACGTCCAGAAGCGGATAATCGACGCGACGAATGCCCTCAAGGCATCGACGGGATCCTCTCCCAGTCCGGAAGAGGTGATGGACGCCGTGAAGGCTTCAGAGACCGTCATGAAAGCGACGATGATGGTCGGTCGCGACACCGTGTCACTCAACCAGACGTTCACGATGGACCCAGAGTCGGGTTGCATCGAGGACAGGATCGAGGACATTCGTCCCGAGTCGAATCCCTTCGAGTGTCTCGCATCCAAGGAGCTGCGTGACGTCGTCAAGTCTGTGCTGTCCTCTCTCACTGATAAAGAGGCAGCAATCGTCAAGTTGCGTTTCGGCCTTCTCGACGAACCTTCTGGTGAAGAATACGACATGTCGCCGGAGGAAGTCGCAACAGCGACGCGGTCCGGACGAATAGGGTGACATGGATCCGACGACCATGGTCATCATGTCGATCGTCTTTCTTGCGCACGAGTTCGTCATGTTTTCGATGTTGTTCAACGGTCTTCGCAAGACGCGCGATGAGATGAGGACGGCAGTCGACGACATCGGCTCCAAGTTGAACGATGACTCGTGGGGCATGACGATGCGTCTCAACGAACTACGACAGCGAAAGTTCGCTCCGAAAATGAAGTGAAGAAGGACACAGGAAAGATGAAAGAACGAACGGGCGTGTGTGTCAACGACTACGACGGACTCAATCTCCGAGAGATCGGAGATCTCATGACCGAGTGTGGATTCAAGATGAATCACTCGACGGCCATGAACTATGTGAATCGCAGCATGTTCAAGTTCGCGCAAGCCATAAGCGACGAGTGGGAATTGGATCTATCGGAATCTCGTCTGATGAGAATCGCCAAGTCGCCTGAATTTCAACATGCCATCGGCGACATGTTGAAGACGATCAAAGAAGAGGGAGGTCTGTAAGAATGAGATTGAGCAAGAAGACGCGCGGAAGGGTTACGTTGGTCGATTATCTTCGCAGGAAAGGACAGACGATGTCCGATCTGATCGGACAGAACGGGTCCTACGACGACGTCGCGAGATACTGCGAGGACTTCCACCTAGTACCTCCCACACGTGAGGAATTCGACGGCATGTATCAGGTGTCTGCGATCGATCGACGGGATCGTCAGAGCGTTCTCGATGAGTCCACGGTCGCGACGTGGGAAAAGATCTTCAAGGAGACAGTCAGCGCGAGAGTTGACTCTCTCGAATTCGAGAAGGTCGACGATGGCGTGTCGACGGCATCAATTGTGATCGATCGACAGGGAAACGCGACACCTCAAACGAAGAAGAAGAAAGCAAAGAATGCCTGAGAAAACTGTCATCGACGTCCTCGAAGACTTGGAGTCTGTCAACGCACGCACGTACAAGGAGACCGTCCTACGTCGAAGGGCGTCTGACGATCTTCTACGTCGGATATTCGTTGCAGCATCCGATCCATACCGAAATTACTTCGTCAGCCAATTCAGGTTGCCGAGCGTCTCCGACGGAGTCCCATCACACGAGGTCGACGATGACGACTACGTCGCGGCGTTCCTGGACATCCTCGAGAACGACATCATGACGAGGAAGGTCGTCGGTAAAGCGGCACGTCAGCACCTCGAAGCGTTCTTCTCCGGCCTCCCCACGAGGAGGATCCAGGAGTGGTGTCGCAGGATCTTGCTCAAGAACCTTCGCGTGGGAGTGAGCGAGTCGACGATCGACAAGGTGTGGCCTGGGTCGATCCGAAAATTCTCCGTCCAGTTGGCGGAGTCTCTCGACGTCAGAAACATCAAGGGTGAGTGGATCCTCAATGACGACGTCGCGTTCCCGCTATGGGTCGAACCGAAACTCGATGGCCTTCGTTGCGTGGCCATCAAAGCAGGAGGAGAGGTAACTCTCTACACGCGCTCTGGATCTGTGATCGACACTCTCCCGACAATAGCGAAGACTATCGCGGAATTTCCTGTCGACGACGTCGTGTTCGATGGAGAGTGCATGGGGAAGGACTGGAATGAGTCGTCCTCCGTCGTCATGTCGAAGAAGACTCGAAAGGACGATTCGTGCATGACTTATCACGTCTTTGACATGATACCCTTGGTGACGTGGCGAGATCAGTCTCGGTCTTTTGATCTCTATGCTCGTCGACGTGTCATGCATGCCGTCGTACCGACGACAGGACCCGTACGCATCGTCGAAGGTGTGCAGGTCGGGTCCGTCAAGGAGTTGTTCGAGGTCTATTCTAGATTTCTCGAACAACGCTACGAGGGGGCCATGGTCAAGTCACCTGACGCCGCGTACGACTTCAAGCGATCGCGTGCCGTCCTCAAGATGAAGCCTGTTGCGTCGAGAGAACTCGTCATCGTCGGATATCACGAAGGAAACGCCGGCTCGAAACGAGAGGGTCAATTCGGAGGATTCGACGCAGTGGCCGACAACGGCGTGGTGACGAGTGTGGGCGGTGGATTCGATGACAAGCTGCGAGCTGCCATCCAGCTAGACCGTCCCGAGTCGTATGTCGGAAAGGTCATCGAGTGTGAGTATCAACCTGATCCGACGACCCAGGACGGTCTCACACGCGATGGACGTCTACGATTTCCCGTCTTCATCAGGTTTCGTGATTCACGTGATTGCGACCAACGACTATTGCAGGTAGCAGACAAGTACGTCTCGGGAGGCATGCACAGTGCGTGACATGAGGGGCGGCATCATACAAGTCGGCGACGAGTTGGTGTACGTGTCAGATGGGCCACGTCTGACGCACGGCATCGTCGTGAAGGTCGAGGACGATCGAATTCTCGTGAGACGCATGAACGTCGCTTCGAGCGGCCGACATGCCATAAAGGACGGAGCGTTCGTTCAGGAGAGATTCGCGAAAGGAGAACTTGTGGTTCCCAAGAAATGCTGGGTGCACGTCGAAAGTCGCTGTCTGGTCGTGAAGACTCACTAGTCGCCGACAGGTCATGAAATAGAAGACGCTCTTTTGGTATAGTTGATCCATGAGGTCGATCAAGATGGACGTCCACGATAACGCTGGTCCCGTCGATGCAGCGAAAGTCCCCGGCGCGAAATTCAATCTCGATGAGCACCTGATCAAGCTGTACTCCGAGATACCGTTCTTCGCGTGCATCCTTCGTCACATCAACAAGGTGCCGTCGACGACAGTGCCCACCGCTGCCGTCTCGTACGACGAGAAGAGCGACATGGTGACCCTTCTCTACAACCCAGACTACATGGCTTCCTTGAGCGGCAAGGCCGCTCGTGGAACACTCATCCACGAGGTGTATCACGTCGTGTGCGGTCATCTCAACGAGCGTCGACGCACGCCGGCTAAGCGTTGGAACTGGGCGACTGACTTGGCGATCAATTCTCTCATCGAAGCAACGTACAAGGACGCTCAGACTGATCTGTCGGGAGACTCGTGGCTTCCGTACGGCGTCCTGATTCCAGGTAAGCCGGCGACGAAGAGCAACGGAAGTCTCTTCTCCGAAGAAGAGAAGAAAAAGAGGCCGGTCATCAGCCTCATCGAGTCTCTTCCTCCTCTTCGCAGCTCAGAATTCTACTTCGATCAACTCGAAGGTCAAGAAGGTCAAGACGGTGACGACGGTGGCGTCGGAACCGTCGATTCCCACGACTTCTGGGACTCCATCCCGGAGGACAAACGAGAATTCGTTCGCGACAAGATCAAGTACATCGTCGGGAAGGCGACGAAGGTCGCCAACTCGTCCCAGAAAGGGTGGGGGTCGATTCCCGCCGACATCGTCAGGGAAATAACTGCCTCTGTCGAATCGACCGTCGACTGGCGTTCTCAACTCCTTCAGTTCGCCGGAAACAGCGTCAAGCTCGACAAGATGAGGACCTTGCGACGCATCGACAAGCGTTTTCCCATGGTGTACGGCGGTCCGCGATCGAAGCGGACCGGACGCCTCCTCATCGCCGTCGACCAATCCGGATCTGTGTCCGACGATCTCCTCGCTCAGTTCTCGTCCGAGCTGTCGTCACTCACGAAGATCCTGACGATCGACGTCCTTCCCTTCGACTCGGAGGCGCGCCAGGAGGACGTGTATCAGTGGAATCGAGGTCGTTCGTTCTCGATGACTCGAACGAAATGCGGTGGGACCTCGTTCGAGGCCGTCAACGAGCTCGTCAATTCCGACAAGAATCGCGGTCGTTGGGATGGTGTCTTGATCCTGACCGACGGTGAGTGCTTCAAGCCCGGCGCATCACGTGTCAAGCGAGCGTGGGTCTTGGGCAAGGACAACACCCTCGGGTTCACGACCGAGGAATTGCAGATCAAGATCGGTCAGAGAGCCTCTGGCGGCGCCTGGCGTTGATGCCTAGGCAGTCCACGATCTGATCGTGTTGATTTCGGCCAAGGGGCTACCTCCGGCCTTGGGTCCCGTGTTGGGACTCACGTCGTAGTAAGCCCCTGTCGTATCAGCCGAGCCCGTGACAGTCCAACATCGCGGCACTCTAGGTGTCACGTCGACGTCGTAACCTTGCATCCTATACCACGTGACGGTGACGACGGCGTCACACTCTGTAGTATTGCTGTCAGTGTTTCCAGCAGCGTCTCTAGCACGCACGACGTAGTAGTAACGAGTACCGGCAAGGATCGTGGAGTCCAGGTAACTCGTCGATCCTGTGACAGCATCCAAGATAGAGGCGAATGCTTGACCTCCGCTGGACGTGGCTCGGTGAATTCGATAGATGATCGAATTCGTCGCCGTGAAGTCATCTTGCGCAGGATTCCACGACAGCTGTATGCTTGATCCTGTGGCATATGCAGACGTCAAGCCTGCGAACGTGGGAGCCGTGGAGTCGCTGGTCGTGGTGAAGTAAGACGACGATGTGTTCGTGCTCTCGTTTCCTATGACGTCGACGGCCTTGACGACCACGTGATATTGCGTCCCAGGAGATCGATCGGTTATCGCGTAGCTAGTGGATCCTGCACTTGTTTGATACGAGTGAGAGCCGGACACTAGGCTTGGAGGAGAGCTAGCGGAGATGAAGATGCGGTACTTCAGGTAACCAGCGGCGCCCGTGTCGTCTGAAGCAGCCGACCAGCTTATGGTGGTGCCACTCGCCGAAGTGTTGCTGTACGTGAGTTGTCCCCCGAACGTCGGTGGAGTCGTGTCGAATGATATCGACTTCACACCCGACCCAGACAGCGGTGACTTTCTCGGGGACGTGACGCTCGACCCAAAGGACCCAGAATGTCCTGCGTTATTTCCAGCCCTGTTGGGCATTGTAGCCTCCCGTCACGTGAGATTCAGACCGGTGGAGTCTCCTCCCCAGGGAATGACGACTTGACCGATCGACATGAATGAATTCGTACCATCGCCCGGGTAACCTTCGCCAGAGACGACTGACGCACTACCGAACCAGATGTCCTGTAGCGTACCGTGACGTCCTCTGACACCCGTCGTCGTGGAAGCGAATGCTATCGGGAACATGGGCCACGTCCCGTCGACCTCATTGGCGATGTTACCGAACGTCACGTCATTGACAGCCATGGCGGTGGTGGTGCCCTCTGACAGGACCTGAAGAGTCGCAGTAGTTCCGGCGATCTTGGCTCGTCCTAGGGTGGAGAGGTTGCTAGGCGACATCGTAAGACCGGTGGATGAAGCGTATATGAGGCTGAAAGATCCGCTCACCCACCCGCTCGTGGAGTTGGTAGGCTTATCGAGGATCCATAGACCGGTCACGCCCCCCGCGGCACACGTTATGACACGCGTGCACTGTCCGTCAGTGCTGACGGCGACTGAGTAACGATGTTGCGCGTCGCCGCTGTTCGTTCCGAACGACGTGGAGGAGATGAGGGCGATCTCGTCGCCGGCGTACGGTCTATTCGTCAAATTCCCGCCGGAGAAAGATGCCGAAGGAGAGCAGATGATCGACCAGTTGGGCGTACCGGAGTTCAGGATGTCGAAGCAAATCTCATAGTTGTTTGCAATGCCCGTTTGCCTGAGGACTATCCACGAGTGAGCAACTCCGGGAGCTCCACCAACGATGTCTGCGTCGGTGACCCACCTGTCGACGCCATCTCCCACGCTTCCCGTATTGACACCGTTCGACGAATAACGAACGACCCACGGGCTCGACGCCACTCCGCTCAAGGCGTCCTTGATCGTGCGAATGAGTCTCTTTCCATTCGCCAAGACGGACCCCTGTGCTGCGTTCGTGTTATTCCTGCTGTACTGCCATGTCTTGGATGGTGTGGGTAGCGCCATGAATTCCTCAACGACTACTTATAAGGTCCACTTCAGACTCATGTACCCGGCGTAACACAGGATTTGATCGGTCGATAGTCCACCCGTTCGCTTCAATTGGACCTTGTACGAGTTCGATCCTGTCAAGACGTCCGGATCGGCACCTATCGTGAGCGACGACGACAGGATCTCCACGTCGGAGAGACCCGCAGAAGTCCCCGTGATCAGAGAGCTATTGATCTCCACGCCGCTGTCTTTACTCAAGAGACGTATCGATGCCGTGACTGAAGCCGTCAGTATCTGCAGGGCGACGACGTACGACAATGTCTTAGTCGATCCTGTCAGGTTAGGCGACTCGTTCCTCGGATCGAAAGGTATGATGCCGATGGTCGTCCACGAATCGCTGGTCGTCGTCTGAAGTCCGGACACTCCGTAGAAGTTTCTCGTCATCGGAAGGAGCGTATTCGTGGTCGCCAGTGACGATCCGGACACCGTCAACGAACCTGACACCACGACATCTCCACCGAAGACGGTCTTCCTGGCGCTACTTCCTGCTAGCCCCACGGTGCCGGACACGAACACGAAGTTGTCAGTCCCCATTTGATAGGACGACGTGATGACGGCGAGGTCGGCGCCAGCGATGACGAAGTCGCCGGCGAGCTCTAGACCGCCCTGCATCCTGCTCCTGACGGTGGAGTGACCGATGGTGATGTATGACGCTCCCTGGCTGGAAGCTCCGATCTGGATGACTCCTGGTGACGATCCGGAGCCGGCGGTGATGGTCACGTTACCATCGGACCCAGTTCCGTGACCGATGCCTGTCCGTATGACGACGTCGCCTCCGGATCCATCGGTAAGCTTGCCGTCGCCCGACGTTATGATGACGCTACCTCCGACTTGGCTGTGCGAGCCTGTCGAGTGAGTGCCAGCCGTCACGAGGACGTTCCCGCCCAACGTCGACGTTTGCTTCACTATCTTGAGATTGCCGGCATTCTCCGACCTGAGGTCGATCGTCGACCCGAGTATCGTGACGTCTCCTCGTGGTCCAAACGTGAACGTATTGTTGTTGAAGGATCCGAAACCGGCCTCGATATTGATGTTTCCCGGAGTACCCGCGGCGGCAGTGTCGTTTCTGTCTCCAGCGTTTCCACCGTAGATGTTGACGGTACCGCCCGATCCGGCCTTGCCCGCCGAGGCAGCTGACCCGCCAGATCCGGCCGACAACGTCATATCACCGCCGGTGCCTCCGGCTCCGGCTGTACCCGTCGATGCACTGCCTCCCGATCCAGCAGTCACCGAGACGTATCCGCCGGATCCAGCAGTGCCGTCCTCACAGTCACCACCGTTTGCTGAGAGGATCTCGACGTATCCGCCGGATCCTCCGTCGGCCACGGATCCCGTGACAGCAACGGAGGATCCTCCTCTAAGTGAGAGACCTCCGCCCGACGCTCCATAGTCGGTCGGACCAAGATTGATGGTTCCTGTCCCTGGAGACGCCGTCATCCTCAGCTCCGGGCCGGATGAGGACGATGCCAGACCGCGTATCTCCCTGCCCGTCACGACGAGGACCCCACCGCCGGAAGGAGTCTCTCCCACGGCTGACGCGAAGGGAGGATAGTTCGATCCTATCTTGATCGATCCGCTTGATACGACGTCTCCCCCGAAAACTGCCATTCTACCAGAAGAGGAACTGACGTCTCCTACCGTGCCAGAGACGTAGAAGTAGACGTTCGATCCGATCTGATACGACGACGTTAGACCAGATAGACCGACGAGAGCCAATGAACCGGTCCCGTATACCGATCCAGCGAGAGAGCTGCCAAAGTAATTCTCGGATCCGCTGCCCCCGCCGCCCGTCGACGATATTGTGATCTGACCGTTCGACGCGCTAGTGATGGTGACGTTGCTACCGGCGACCATGAACGACGTTCCGTCGGATAGTCTAGTGAGAGATCCGGAGATGCCCCCGACCGCTGTGATGCTTCCACTGCTCTTCAGTGACCCGCCGAATACCGACGTCGCTCCGGAGGAAGTCGATCCGGACACGAAGAAGACTACGTCGGTTCCGATCTCGTAGGAGTAACGACCCTCGGGATCGAAGGAGGCCGCGTAATCTGTCTTGGCTCTCTTTGACGGACTGTCCGTCGACACGAAGATGGCGCTTCCTTGACCGAACGTCTTTCTCCACGTGAGAGACGTCGATCCCACCGTGATTGGATCCGACGTGGTGAGGAGGAATCCCCAGCCTCCGTTCGACGTTCCTGTCTCGACGGCCACGGCGGCCATCGACGATAGCATCCCTTGGACGGCATCGTCCGATCTCGTCATGGAATACGACGACACCAGGCTGTTCCACACGTAGTCGTAGATGCCATTGTCAATCGACGACGATTGACCAAATAGAAGGACTCTGACCGACTCAGACGTCGAGAGGCTCACTCCGTCGACCGTGAGAGATACTCCGCCTGACAACGGCACGTGCGTCGTCGAAGCGACTACGACTGAATCCTTCCAGTCGAGCCGAAGTATGTCCTCCGTCGTCGCCACGGATCCCATGACTGTCTCGATCCGAGGCGTAGGCCTCGTGTACGAGTAGACCTTGCGGTACCGCTGCGCGTCTCTTGTTCTAGTCATGGATCGATCTATTCCTCTTGAACGTCCGGATGGACACCGCATCTAAATAGAGGGTGAGGTCACGTCACCTCAGGAGGTATCTAGAATGAAGAGGCTGTTTGCACTCGTCACGTCGATCATTGTCCTCGTCGCATGCGAGAAAAATGAGAGACCGCATCGTCCCATGGGAGAATCGGAGACGTGCGTCTCCGATTGTGGTGGTCAGGGTGGAGGTGGATCGGGAGGCGCCGATGGCTCTGGTGGGGGTTCCGGGGGAGATGCGGGCGGAGGGGGTGGTGTCAGTGCGGTCGGTTCTTCGGCCCCGGTGACGAAGTTAGACATGACTGATGCCATCACCGTCTTTCGAGGTCGTCATTTCTTCCTGAGCAACTTCTATCCAGCGTCTCTCTGGATGGATGGTGTTCAATACAAGACGGCTGAGCACGCTTATCAGGCGTCCAAAGCCGACAACGTCGAAGCGCGTGATGTCATCAGGAACGCATCGAGTCCTGCCGAGGCCAAGCGCCTCGGCAGGTGCGTCAAACTTCCCGCAGATTGGGATCAACGTCGTCTGTCCGTCATGAGGAACGTCATCGAAGCGAAATTCGACAATCCGTTCTTGTCCGAACTTCTTCGACAGACGGGCGATGCTGACCTGATCCACGAGAACACGTGGAACGACAGATTCTTCGGCGTGTGCCGTGGATCGGGAGAGAATTGGCTAGGTCGCCTATTGATGGAGACGCGAGATCGTCAGACGAGAGTGACGAACGTGTTACCATCGACTCATGAAGAGAGTCCGGATCACGACTAGAAAAGGTCATAAGAATCCATGGAGTTTCGTCGTTTACGATTCCGTGGAGTCTGCTTTTTGCTTGAGAGAGACGCCCCCGAGCGAGAGCGAGGAGATGGGTTACTCGAAGACGATAGAAGCGTCACGTGGCGACATCCTCGAAGTCGAGTGGATGGGAGCGGAATGGTTGAGTCCCAGGGACCTCGGAGGTCCGGACGAGACTAACGTGGCTCCCGCGAGATACGACCTGGTGCGAGTCGCGCACGCTAAATCCGACGTGATCGATGAACGTCGACAGCCGAAGTACGTCGAGATATACTCTGGCTGGATATCGGGAGATGCCTTGATTTGGGTCAACGGTGCCACCCAGAATGGTGCCAAAATAACTCGTATCCTCACGGAGGACGAATCATCATTCGACTTTTCTGTGCTTTTCTCCGATGACGCAGGAAGACCGGTCTCGGACGGTCAAGACACGAACTAGTCGTAAGCGATTTCTTGCCTTGCCGTCGAAATATGGCATGGAAGAAGTGGCCTCGGTGCTGACGTTACAAGAGTCAGTGGACGTCGGACTCACTGACTCCACGTAGATGTGTCCTATCCCACGATCGTCCTTCGTGTAAGTCCTACGAACGAACTGGACGTTCACGGGTGACGAACCGACGTCCTTCACCGACTTGATCACGGGATTGTCGACGGTCGTCGTCCGAGTACGAATGGCGTCTCGTGAAAACACCTCGTTGCCGACGATCGTCGATTCCACGTTGATGAACTTCGTGTACTGACGCTGTTCGAGCATGTCGCGGAAGTGTCCGAAGTGATCACGTCTGAATACTGCGCGCGTGTGATGAGGAAGTCCGCTCACGAGCCCGTGCTTCCATCCCCTGATGATGGGTGCCACTCCGTAGTGGTGCGATCGATACAATTCAGAAGATCCTGACGTCTGAGGCGTGTAGGACCCATACGTCGGGTTGAATCTCGTGTCCACGATGCGAGTCCTGAACGTCGGATAGTTGTTCCCTCCTATCCTAGAAGTCCTGTCGATATCGAACGACGCAGACGTGTATTGGACTATCTCGACGTCGTCGATGGCAGCCAACGATCCCGTCGGAGAAGACGTCGATGATCCTAGCCTGAAATCGAACGTCACGCGATACTCGCCAGGATCGTATGGATAAGGGTGGGGAACTGACGAGGCACCCACATAGGGATTCTTTCCAACGCCTGACACTCGCGTGTCGTATTGAGACATGGTCACGTAAGTGTCGCCCAATACCACCTCGATCGATTGGATCGAGTCGACGCCACTCGAAGATGCCTCACCGCTTGGGCGTCCAGGAAGACCGGAGAAAAACACGTACAGACCTGACGTCGGTGAACCCACGACGGCTCTTTTGTATCTCAAGATCCACGGATAAGACGACGTCACGTCCATCACGCAGATGGACGACGACGTAGCGTCACCTCCGAAAGTCGCGATGGTGTCGGAGACCAGTACCCAGCTATTCGATGGAGACGAGGACGACACCCAGTAGACGCCGGGAGCCTTGACGCTCGACCCGGATATCGTGTTGTAGGTGACGGATGATCCGCTACCGAAGTAATTGGTGGAGTCGAGATACGTCGACGTCCTGCACGCTGCCCTCCATGGATTTTGACCCACGTTGGGGGACATCGACCAGCTGACTTCCAGCCAAGACGACGCCAACGTATCGCCGAAATATGAGGCACTTTGCACCATGTGATACGACGCCGACGAGGCAGTCTCATTCACGGTGAAGCTTTGCGTGTATGCCGTCACACCTGCGGAATCGTCGAACAAGTACCTGTCGTGACAGACCGTGTTGAGATCTCCGAATCCATACAGGAACTTGAACAAGTCGACATCCGTCATTGATCCCGTGATCTTTTCCGATCCGACGTCGGAGAAGCCCAGGTCGACGAGGTAACCGTGACTATTCAACCTGTCTAGCCTGACGTCGGCGGGCACGACGTTGCCGTGCGTGACATCGTCATCGAAACGTGACGATGTCAAGTTTCGAGGCTTGTGAAGAGTCAGCATCACGGCCTCTCCGCTCGATCCTGTCGCAGAGTACGTGGATCGATATCCATTGCTTCCGGTGCCGAGGAGGTCGTAGGGAATCCTTCCAGGCAGGATGGGAATTAGGCCTTTGGTCGGACGGGGCTTCTTGGACAGGATTGGTGATTCCACGCCATCGACGCTAACGTTTGCTTGAATGACGGTCGTTGCATTGAACGTCATGTTGGCTAGACGATTGACGGAGGAGTAACGAGCCTCGAAGGGATACGACCACGTCCACGTGTCGTCGTTCAGCGGATCGATGTCAAAACCTTCTCCTGACCGGTCCCTTTGGGATCCGTTGAAGGTGACGAAAGCGACATTCCCTGTGACGACGTTGCGAAACGGGCTGAGGAAGGTGTTGGAAGCGTTGGACGGCGTCCACAAGTGTCGTCCTTGTGATTTGAGACAGTCCTTGTAGTCGGGGACGCAAGAGTCGTAGTACCTCTCGGTCTCATCAAAACACTGAACGTTCCTGTAGTTCGTGTGCGACACCCTCTCGTCCCACGGGACTAGACGATATGACAGGTGTGGAACCTGCGTAACGTCAGACGATCCATACGTGTCGTCGAGAATGGGCGCAGTCGAAGAGTAATACTTGCTGAAAGCTCTCCCACGACTCGGCACCGACGTCGAGAATATGGGTCTCTTACTGCCGACTTTGAACGACGGCAAGACGACGAGCATCGTCCCAGTGACGTGGTCGTCAATCATCTTCCCGTAGAACGAGGCGTCGTAGTCGACGTCGTACTGATCAAGGACTGGATCGTCTCCAATGACGTCCTTGACGACTTCGGTGAAAATTGGCGTCAAGATCGAGCCCTCCTGCCGAATTGTACGTACGATCCATACAGCGTCATGTTGATTGTGCCCGAAGTCAGCGAGACGTCGTGACCGGTCGACCCGGTCGCATAGACTATCGAATGGGTGTAGTTTCGTCCAACGTCTACGTCTGATGACGTCGGGACGTTATGGCCGCTGGCCGATACCGCCGGTCGGGTCTTCGTTACAGCGAGGACGAATCTATCGCCTGGCTTCGCGAGATACGGCGACTGTTTCGTGGCCGTGTGGGCGAAGTCAGTCAAGAAGTAGTAGTTAACCAGCGTCCGATTTGGATAAGACGACGTGAACACGGAGAGCTCGGAAGCCAGAGACGAAGAGATGGTCGCGTACGCCGTCGCTTTCTCGGAGACGTCAGGTGTATAGTACGGATTCTTGATGTAATTCTGTCCGCCGAAGGCAGCCGGAGTCTCGTATTCTCCTCCGAATATGCTAGCACCGCTCGGGGAGAAACCCGTCATGCCTCTCCCATAGGGATCTATTCCACTGTACAGCCACTGTAGGGCTTCGAACGTCTTGGGTTGAGGAATCTTGTCGTTCGACAGGAGGCCGTCGACGTAAGTCAGGAAGTCAGTCGGCGTGAAGATCGAGTCACGATTTCCTGACGTACCTGACGTGTACGACCCAGTGATCGAAAGGATTCTGACGAAAGCTCCCAGAGCACCATTCGTCGACGCAACCTCCATGGGAACGACCACGGACCCGGTCATCGTCGTCGTCGATCCAACGTGAGTCGACGGAGTCATTCCCTCCCACGAGACTTCCTTCGATTTGACGTTATCGGGCCAGAGGACGGCGGGAATGTCTCTGACGACTAGTCTGTGCGTCGTGTCGTCAGAATGCGTGACGGTACCCGATGACACCAGGTCTCTGATCGAGGACGTGCCATACGATTTTTGACAAAATAGCGCGAACGTCAGACCAGGACCGCCAGAGTCGACGTAGACACCGGGAGAGCTAGCTGTCGTGTAATTGAACGTTCCCGTCGTCGCAGAATATCTAATCAACGTACGATCGTTGAACCATCCAGCACCGGCCGCGATGGGTACTTCGAGTACGACCTTCTCGATCAAGAAGGGAGCGTCGATGTTCAACGAGAATTTCTCGTCGGACGATGCTTCGTAGAGAGACGAGCGCTGGATGGAATTGGGATAGTCGTCGGAAGCAGCCTCGAGGGCGATCGCCAGAGTCTTGCTGGGAGCCGATATGGCTCTGATGGTCTGATTCCATCGATCGACTGACGATGTGATCACCTGCCTGATTATCTCTGAGCTGCCCGACGCCAGGGCACGACCTCGCGGATCGAATCCCTTGTAGTCCTCAGGATAGACGGTGCCGGGGGTGCACTGTTGTCCGGTAGAACCGTACGTCTTTATCGACGTCGTGTCCATCGCGTACTTGTCGAAAGGACCAACGTGATCTCCTACGGACCTCGTCGGGATGTTCCACTCTCCTCGTCCGAAGTGGAAGTAGTATATGCTACTCGACGTCGGTAGCATTCGAACGGGTCTCTTCACGGAAAACGAGACGCGTATCTGTTCTTTGTTGACCAGACTTGACGCGAAGGTACCGGGTTCGTACCCTAGACTGGGACTCGATCCTGTCAGATAGAAGCTGCCAGTTTGACCCTGCTCGAATCGTGCGCTCTCGACGAACGTCATCTGTCATTCCTCGCGTCGACGACAATCTGATCGTACATGCCTGGTGTCACCGATCTCTCGACGCGAATGCTGCCTGACGTGAATAGACCGGTACTGAATCCTTCATCTGACACTCCGTAACCTCTCTGCGTCAGGAGTGACACGGGCATCATCGAAGGATATTCGACTTGACACTCGACGAAAGGTACAGTCCTCCTGTCGTCGAATAGACCGGGAGAAGATATCACTCTTGTATTTGCGTCTCTTCGTGAGACATCCGTGCGACTAGTCATTCGTCGTCGCGCAGGAGGTGCGAATACGAATGACGCACCGAACGTCGTCTGGCCAGGCCAGTGACGAGAGACGTCCAGCGACACGCCATACGCGACCGGTGTCGAGTATGATCCCAGGTCGATGTCTGAATAGCCTGCGTCATGGATGCAACCTCCGTTGACGTCGATGTTCCGCGTGTCGTCATTTCTACGGAGGTGTATCGAAAAGTCCCTGAATCGATTCAGACCGTGACTGAAGACGCCGACGGTGGCGCCAACGGTCGCCGGCTCCGGAGCCTTCACGATCTTCGGAGCGTAACCGAATCGTATGACTCCGTTCTCCCTCAGCGTGACGTCGAAATAGACGATGTTGTAAGGAGACGTGTAGTTAGCAAACGATTTCCAGCGAATCAGCAGGAATTTTCCGAAGGCATCGACTCCCTGACAATACTTGACCCCTGCGCCCGAGGAGTCTATCCCGGGAGGAACTTCGTACTTACCGAATTCCGATAGCACTAGGACTGATGCGGGATAACCGACCGTCGAGGCGTATGTGTCTGCTCCGGAATCTCGCAAAGTAGCGTACACATTTCGAAGATCGTCGAACCATGGTGCGATGACGACGTGGTCCTCTGAGAACGAAGACGAGATGTCGTCGTTGGCGTACGTGACGCCAGTGGTCAGAACGTGCGAATTGATGTTGACGTGGGATCCTGTGTAGTCGGGTGATATCAACACGCACCAGCCGTTCGTGTTGACATACACCCTGTTGTGCGTCTTTCCGTCGAACGTGAAGGGAAAGCCGATCGACACTTCAGCGTCTGAGTCGTCAATGCCGGGATATCCGGCATTGCCAGGAATCGATAGCAGTGACGATTCTGGGACGGAATGCAGTCCTTCTCCTGGACCGGCTCGATACGACAGGACGTAGTCCTCTAGACTTCTTGATGGAGGTGATCGATCACTCAAGACTTGATCCTTCCGCCGTAAGCTATCGAGTCAGTTCCAGACGCTCCCTCGTACATGAATCCACACGTCGACGACCTGCTACCCTCAGGTACGTGTTGTATTCCTCCCGGGAGCATCGCGTTCAGGGCCGTCATCATCTCATCATCATAAAGCGTCGCAGACAGACGACGACCGGCTGGGCGGTGCTCATCGATCCACGGATCGATCGACTCGAGAGAATCGTTCACGTAGCCCACTATCACACCCACGAACGACCCGGATGCATCGCTAACGACACCGTACCGATCACAGTCGTCGACGTACCACGTCGACTTCAACGACACGTCTCTTTTGTCGACGTCCAGGACGAATTCCGTGTATCCTCGTCCGTTCGTGTTGCCCTCAGAGATCGTCGACCTGATGCCTCGTGGTTCGAACGGAAAGTAGGTCGAGAAGTTCGAGATGACGGAACGTATCGGGAACGGTTCTATGATGCCGTCGAGCACCTCGTTCTCCAAGAGGTTCCGGTCGGACGTCACTATGGGATAGGTGAATGAGGCGGTGTCACCTCCCGATTCGACGTATTTCACGGGGTCGAAGCTGTCGACCTCGTAGAAAATGTCCGGATCGATGACGCTCAATGACGGTACGCCGAAGTGACGTCTTTCGACTAGGTGACCGGGAGTCCCAGCACTTATCTTGACCAGACCTGCCGTCCACTGGGAGTCTCTCGATATCTCCACGCCGTTCCGAAAACCATCGACGGATCCGGAGGCATAGAAGTCGATGCTCGGCGACAGTATCTTTCGTTGAGCCCCAGAAGCATCGACGACTATCGACGACGTCGGGTGGACGTCGGAGTTCGATCCGGACATGTCCGTCCGATGAGTGAGGAGAGAGAACAGACCGGTCGCTGTCGACGAACCAGATACCGTCGATGCCTCGAAGGAGTCCTCGAACCACGTGGCATCACGCAAGAGAATCTGTTGACGCGTGTCGAAGTATCTACCGCTGTGAGTCAACGAGATAAACGTGGGAGCCTGTCGTCCTAGGGCGACCTCCGACACGGGGCGGAGGCTGGTGCTCTTTAGAGACGTAGGTGACAGGTTGAGCGTGGTCTGTCCGACGGTCTGGGACGCCTTCTCTTGGAAGTTTATCATGTCAGTACTTCCTCAAACGTCCCACGACTTGCATCACCTTGATGCCATCGAAGACTTGTCGTCTCGAACCGGTGTAGTTCTCGTGATGGTTGTAGAGACGCTTGTGTCGCTCGAGCATGTGAGACTCTATCACGTAATTTGTCCCCTTGTAGTGGGTCCTACTCGACACCAGCTGCTCTATGAAAGACGTTATCGACACGTCGAACCACTTGTAGAAATCGAGGAATCTCTTGAAGTCCGGACGACCAGAGAGACGGTTGAAGTAGACGTCGCGAAGGCGATCGAGGTCCGGATAATCGACACTGAAGGCTAGCTCCGGTCGACCTAGCGCATCTCCCATGGCACCGAGGTCTGAAAACATGTTGACCATGTCTCGATCCAACGAGTCGATCATGGAGAACTCTATGGAGAGACGAGGATCGTCGAGAGGTTCCTCCGAAGCCAGTGTCGGAGCACTCAAGTACGTCGGGGCTTGCACCGCCCATGGGTCATCAGCCGCCAGAGACGGATCTATGAAGCTTCGAATCCGAACTTTGTCGTCGGTCGAAGACTCGTCGAAGGAGGGTGAGATGTGCGTGTATTCCATGGGATGTCCGATGATGACACGTGTGTCATACGACAGACCCGTTCCCGTCGTGTCCCTTCCGTTGAGGCTGAGGTCACGAAAGACGATCGATCCCGTGGCGTCCGTCGTCCTGCTCGACTGCTTGTTGAGAGTGTCCAATCGCAATTTCCCGAACGATCCCGACACGTTCGACGTGAAGTTGTAATTCACCCCGGGATCGAAGACGCCCAAGGACCTGGGATTCCTCACCCTCTCTCTCCACTCTCGCTCCGTCGTTCCCTTCGACCAAAACCTCAGTCCTCCGACCCACCCCACGTAGTCGACCGTCCGGGCTTCGGAGTCTACGTTGACGCTGTCATTCAAGAAAGGACGACCGACGCCGTAATTCAGGGTCTGCTGTCGTCCAATGCAGACGAATGACCCGGAAGCATTATGCGAACCCGTGACGATCTGAAGGACGTCGTCGGAAGAAGTCGACTCCCTGAAGTAGGACGACGTCACATACGTCTCCGTGAGATCTCCAGACTCTAGCTTGCCTACTCTCAGGAAATACGACGATGACATCGTCGGTATCGCTTGATCGTCGCTACGATGTCTACCGAAGGAGACGTTCCACGCGTCTCCATCGAACAATCCGCTTCCAGACACGTCGACGGACATCACGAGGACGGGAGACGAACCTGTCACGGACGTCCGAAGATACGCTCGGACTTGAGACGATACTTTGGGGTATCTAGTCATCTGCGTCGCTATGACGTTACAGATCAATCCTGGATCGACACCGGTGCTCGATCCCGTCACCAGGACCCTCATGAGCGACTGGTTTCCGTCGGTGTCGTTGATGTCTTCTAGGGCTTGCGGAGGAATCTTGAACAGGCCCTCGAGAGTCCACGATCCGGACGTGAGAAGACCGTCATTCGGCGACGTCGTCCCACTTCGACCGTCCACGCCGTAGACGAAAGATCCGACAGGTTCCGGCCAGCCTGGTTCTACTCGCGACGACGACAAGAAGGGAGTCGTTATGAGAGACGACGTCGCTAGCGTGACCATTCCGATGACGTCCATGCGACGTTCACGTGATGAGTCCAATTGCTTGACCGTCGGCCCTCCGTACTCCCTTATCTTCAGGGAATTCTCGGGATCGATTCCTATCGATCGAAGGAAGGCTTTTATACTGTGCCTCGTCCCCTTCGATCGAATGATGTCGGGCATGTTCGTCAGGACTCGACGCATCATCGCCGCCTGGATGGTCTTCAGCGGTACCGATGAGTCTATCAGGCCGGCGACATTGACTCCATCGACGAACTGTTCCGTCGATGCGTGATTGAAGAACGTCGGAAGATGGAATCCGGATTGACGAACGTAATCGTTCAAGAAGTTGTCGGGGATGGTGTCGTACTCGTCGTAATCGACGGTGCGAATGTTTCCGAACGACTCGACGAACAGTTTCACCTCGTCGAAGAACTTGGCCCAGATGTACAGGAACGTGAGGATGATCTGTACGGATCCCACCTTGGCCGACCCAGGAGCCCCATTTCCTTCGACGACGTCCCCTCCATTGCCTTCCACGGTCTCGAATCCGTCTTGGGAAGCACCTTCGCGAAGGTAGTGTTGAGGGACCAGCTTCAGTATGTTGTTGGGATTCGTCAGATCGTATGCACGTGCATCCGTCAGAAGCTCAGAGTTGAGATCCGTCACACCGGAATAGTATGGGAACAGCACGATCTTGTGACGATGTGATTCGTTGACCATGACGTTCTCGTCATCGGCGGACATGTCTCTTCGGAGTGACGAGGTGTGATTCGACACGACCGAGTGCAACGAATTTCCTGAGCTATCGAGGACCATGGAGCTGTACGATGACACGTCGCTCGATCCAGTGGGCTCATTGAAACGATAGTATAGCTTGAGGGTGGGCGAGGAATCGAGCCCTCTAGACGCGTATAGTTTTTGCGCCCTTATAGTCCGAGCCTCGTGGAATAGACGAAATTCGTCCATCGTTCCGCTCAGCGTGCACGTAGGTGTCACTGCGACGCCGTCGACGGTGAATCGGGATCCGGATCCGATCGTGAGCGGGATATCATCGACCGGAAGCTTACCGAACGACACGTAATTCCTGCTCACACCTGCTAGCTCTTCGTCCACGTACACACGAACCGTCCCGGAGAGCGCTTCCTTATCGACGACGGCACACAGGTGAGTGAATCTACCCTTCTCTATCGTAGCACCTGCCCAAGATCGCGCCGAGCCTGACGTCACTGAGAACACTATCGACGCTGACGTCGTCGAGGCCGACGAGGAGACGTAGAGTGTGAAGCCGTCGTACGACGACGTTACCTTTTGAGCTATCACCTGATCCGTGTTGATCATTTCCGGTAGCTTCAAGAGGAATTCGATGCTGAGAGAGGCCGACGCGGGAGGATTCATGATCGACTCGCCCGTGTCTCGTCGAGTGATACCAGGATGAGAAGCGCCGATCTTGTCCGTGACGGATATCCACGTCCCGAGACCAGAGGAATATCCACCCGACGGATCCTCGCCGACGACGGTGCCAGAGAACAGCAAGACCCCAGCCCACTCCGGGAACTGATCGAACACCCACTTCTCGAATCCCGTCAGGTCGTCTATGAAAGCTTCGACTTCTCTCTTCGATCCGTCAAAGGGGTACCCATTGATGATCCTCCCGAACGTCTCGTTAACCCTGACCTCCGCTGAGGAAAAGAAGACGTGATTCTCAAAGGACGACCAGTCGACATTCAGTTGTTGGGTACTCTTGAGAGGATGACCAAGTGGATCGTATTTGAACGATCCTGTCGACGAGTGATTGCTTGTCGACACATCGAAGTCGGCGTAACGAGCCTCCACCGGCCGAGAATCGTTGAAGACTGACTTGATGTATGACGGCGTGAAGGGGCGTGTCGACATGTCAGATCACCACCCTGAAGACAGGAGAGACGTTTTCTCTCAAGCGACGCGTCAGTCCCTCAACGATCAAGACGTCGAAAGCGTACGTCCTTCCTGAGATGAGGCACGAAGTATCCAGTTCGAAGTACATGCCGCTGGAGTCCGACGACATTCTCGTGGATCCCAAGTTAGTATCGAAGTCGATGACCCTCTCTCCCTTCGCGACGTCTCGAACGGCGTAGTGCATCTCGTTCAGGACGATGCCGGACCTGACTGTCGGTACGCGGACGACCTGGACGTTGGGCGAAGCGTCGTCGAACACGTCGACTCGTATCAGGGCCACCTCGTTCGACGTGTACTCCTCCCTGACGTTGCTGAAGTTGATCGTTCGACGTTCCCTACCGTACTCTCCCGATCGATCCGGTCTTCGAAACGACACCACGCTACCCGTGTGAAAGACCGACTGGCCATCGAGCGAAGTCCATACGGGCGTGAAATCGATCGAAGAACTGTCGACCAACTTCGTTCGAATGACGGCGTCGAACTCCGAGATGTTGACGGATGCACTGTAGACGCCCGATGCGAACAGGATGCCGCGACTTCCATACGAAGCCTGCGATCCCGTCACGACATACGTGTACTGCCCACCCGATATGGGAGTTGTCAACCTCAGGGCGACGCAGTTGCTTCCCGTCAACGTGGTCGAACCGGTCGTCAGGTTCGTCAGGATTCCGTTGACATGATTGAACATGAATAGACGATTAGAAGTTCCCAGGACTGGGTTGGCCGTCATGTCGCGAAGTGAGTCATCGAATCCCACTTCGAGACGGGGTCGAAGGTAACTGTCGTACGCATCTTTCGATGCGAATCTCTTCACGAAGTAAGTCCCCGAATCCAACTCGATGGACGACGTGAATGTCAGCCTGAAGCCCGAGTCCGGTATGTCACCCTCTAGCGTTGCTGACATTAGACGAGTGACGTCTATCACCAGATCTTCCTCACCTGTGACGAAAGACTGAGTGACCTCCGTCGAAGTCAGGAGACTCGATGCTGTTATGTAGTCGCCCAGACCGGTCGAATGACATGGCCCAGCACATCCAGAAACATACCAGGGTATTCCGAGAGACGACGACAACCAGTTACAGGTGTCTCTATCGGAGAGATAAACCACGTCCTTTCCGTGACCCTCTCTGAACGATGCCGACAACGGGAATATGCTCACGGTGAAGTTGGACGGAGTGGGTTGACCTCCGTACACGTCACGCAAACGAATCTTGCACCAGAATGATGGGTCGCCGTGGTCGATCCTTCCCTCGTCGACGGCGTCACGAAGTCCCTGAGTATCGAACTTGATCAGGACGCACGTCTTTTCGACGACGGACGTCGAGGCCGAGATCTCATTGTAGAGCTTGTACAGATCGAGAGTCCCGGCTCGGCCGACGTTCGACGACGTGCGTCGAGTCCCCTTCACGATCTTGTTCGTGATGTACGTGTCTTGGGTCGCCCAATAAGTCTTACGCATTCGACACGACCCTTCCCGTGATGTTGACGTCTGGGTATTTGAGCTCGAATATCCCGCCCTCTGGCGGATAGATCAGTTGACTTCGAGTGTTTGCCGTCATGTCATAAGCCACTGGGGAATAGGTCAAATTCTTGACTGGACCTGTGAGGTTGTTGATCCTCACGGAGTCGACCGCTATGACGCCTTGATGAGAGAAGATCGATGCCACGATCTCCGAAACGACGAGCGGTTGTCCTATGTGGAAGTTGTTGATCGCCAAGAGGGATCTCAAGTCCCTGATGATGGTCTGTAGCAAGATGGACTTGTTGAGGGTCGGATCAACTACCACCTGGAAGAGGACCTCGTAATTGATGACGGCGGCGTCCATGATGTCGATCGACTCTGAGTTCATGCGATATCGACTCAGATACCTCTTGAGATTCATCTTCAAGGCGTCTGGCGACGTCGTCAATCGATCGTCGTTATCACGAGAGATGATGTAGAGACGAGAGGACAGCGGACTGACGGGGTTCCTACCTACGGATGCCCTGAACACCCTCCCGAAGTTGCTGGGCATGGTGTACACTCTCGCGAGGAGGTCTTCCTTGGAGACTATCCTCTCCTGAGTGTTCTTGGCTGTAGGCACCAACGCCAGGAGGTCGTCAGCTGTAGGGGCGTCGTCCCCTCCTCGCGCCTCTAGAGGATTGGAAGTCTCGATCGAATTCCTCACTTGGGCCGCCCGACCAGGCTCTGGGTTTCCAGGGAAATTCAGGGAGAGACCCGTGATGGTTCGTATCGTGTTGGGGCGAGCGTTGTGGTTCTTGCCTCCTCCGTATCGATACGTGACCGTGAGGGTCGTGTTAGCTGCGGCGACTCCCAATGTTGTCGTCTGCAAAAGCCGGTGAGGATTGACCGGGGTGCTCGAGAACGTCTGTGAGAACGGCATCGGTATCGAGAACTCCGAAGGATCTGGTATGATGTCGTCCTCCAAGTCGTCCGCCGTCCCACCTCCGAATATCAGCGTCGTCTTCCTAGTGCTAAGAGAAGTCTCAGACACGAAACGATACGGCGCTGGGACGACCTTCAAGTTGTCCTTCACGCTTACGTCTCCGGTGTTGTTTGCCACGTTCTTATAGACGACGTCGTGCGTGAGATTCTCGACTTCGTAGTAGTCGTTCCCCAGGCCGTCAGTGACACTGATGATCTGCGTCACGTTCGATTGGGCCAACTGTATGCGTCGAAAAGCCGAGAAATCTCCGATGGTGAAAGTCTCGGACGTCTGAGTTCCGGAGCTACAGAGTCCTCTCTTCCTCAAGACCTTGGAGACGACGGAGCCAGACACTCTCCTTCCGTTTGTCACTTCGACGTCAGACGCCACCCTGATGACTCCGTCGGAATCGACGGTCCAGAACTCGACGTCTTCCATCAGCGTGAAATCGATTCCGGAGTTCGATCTCAGCGTGGTCTGCGACTTGATGGTCGGGATCAGGTCGGGATCGGGTCGAAGGCTGCCGTCTTGAAGCACCGGTACTTCCACGTAGAAATCTTGGTAGACGACCGCGGCCGAGGCTCCCGCTATGGGAATTCCGGCCTGTCTTATGATGCGTTCCTTGTTGCGTGTCTCGACCACCGTGTCACTATTCAGCTCTCCGTAGAGATGGTCCAGATAGAACGACAGGTTGTCACCCACGGTGGCCGCCATGTCGAGGAAGAGACCTCCAAGACTCGACTCCGAGAAGTCCTTGATCCGATCCGGGTAGTATTTTGCGGCGTAATCCAGAAGTACTGCGCGAAAAGAATCGAAGTCCCGAGCGAGGTAATTCCTCTGTCTGACGGGCTTGAGTGAATTCCTTGCGTCGTTGGTGGCCATGTGTCTCCCTGTCCTAAGTAGTCATGCGATCAAATGACGTAGATCGTTACTTGAACCGCCCGGAGGTCGTTGGACACTGACGGAACCCTGAACGACACGGTGATGTGATATTCTGCGACGTTGCTTCCTTGACGTCGACTCACGATCGACGAGAAGTCTTCTAGATCGACGTACGGCATCCATTTCTCGACGCCTGCCTTGATCCGTGACACGGCGGCGTCGTCGAAATCGTTTTGCGAATTGTATTCCGTAGCCAGAGGACGAAGATTCGCACCGAAGTCGTAGTGCATCAATCGCTCGCCCCAATTGGTCTGGAGGAAATTGCGCAAATTGTCCGATATCTGGTCGATGACCGACGTGTTCATCACGAAGATGCCGTCGTTTCCTCCCAATTGAAGCGGCGTACGAATACCGTACGGCGTCTGGGTGACGGTAGTCTTCTCCTCTTCGCGTGCAGTCCTGGTGCGTCCTACGCTTTTGAAGCTGTATGTGGCCACGACGCGTACCTATTCTCAGACAGGAGGATCTCCCGGAAGCGGCATGTCCACGCCGTCTTCACGCTCATTCTCGTTGTTTGAGTCGACGGCGGGCGTGGTGGTAGTCTGCGGGAGAAGGACGTGTGTGGGATTTAGAGCGTCCTTTCCCGGAGGGGTCGGTATCGATCCGTCGGCTTCTTTCTTTTCGTAATCTCCCAGGACGATCTTCGCACCATCGACAAGAAGCTTGATGGGTTTGCTTCCTATCATCAGGATGCCTGCCGGACCAGCGACTCCCTTGCTGACGGTCGCAGCATTCAATAGAGCGTATCCCGTTCCGATCTTGTCGTGCGACGCCGACGTGTTCGCGAAGGGAGGTTTCTCGCTTCCCGTCAGATTCTTGAGGGACTCTTTGGAGGTGGCGATGATCAGCTTCTGGATACCCGTGCAGCGAAATCCCTTCTTGGGAGCCGTCACGGGTTTCTGAGAATTGGACTTGGTCGTGTCAGAAGATGCCGTGCTACCGGCATCTGTGGGGCTCGACGCCGTCTTTTCTTGACTAGACTGGGTCGCTTCGGACGCTTTCTCATCGGGCACTGCCGTATCAGGTATCGGCTTGTTCGGAAGTATGTAAGCCGCCGTTCCAATGTTGAGGTCATCCAATTGACCTCCGTGCGCACACTCGATTGTGGGATCTCCGGGCTTATAGTCCTTCGTGACGACTATCACGTGATCGTCATTCTTGCCGGGATTACCGATGAGGATTATGTCTCCCCTGTACAGGGCCGGCAGCTCTGTGATCTTCGTCCGCCAGTATACGCCATCGCTAGACAGAGACGATGGCGGTCTTACCGCGTCTCTCTCGACAGCGATCGTCATGAGTGCGGTCACAGCGCTTCCGGGATAGTACTTGTCGTTGAAGTAGTCGAACGTGACCGTCGTCTGCCCTGACGGCGTCGTGTATTTCGACGGCTTGTTCGTTCGATACTTCATCTTCTGCTCGAACTCTTGCTTCGACTGAAACACGAAGTTGGCTCCGGCCGACCACAGACAAGCTCGAGCGAACATCCCGCATGACGAAGCTTGTGACGCCATGTAGAAGGCGGAACGCTTGACGTGAATGGAGTCCGACGCTGTCTCGGTGTACAGGATGAATTTCGTGTATTCACATTCGTCGACGTCGATTTTCGCCGCAATGAGATCAGGCATCTCCACTTCGGGTTTAGGTCCCCCGATCTTGATATCGGGGGATTTCATGGCGTCTAGTGACCACCTGAGTCCCACACCGCTCAGGGCCTTCTCGGAGATCGCGTCCCTGACCTCCTCGACCCTGTCCTTCTTCGGTTTCGGATCTGCTTTCTTGGGAGGATCATACTTTCGAATCTTGGCGAATTGACCCACCAAGCCAGAGGGAGACGTACCGATCGTCTTCGCCATGGCGAGGATGATCAACATCTCCGTCACCTTGCGTGCTAGGACTGCGGTCGCGGCTATCCTGACCACGTCCTGAGGAGTGCCGTCGGAGTCCTCTCTGACTGGGGCGAATAGGGCTTTTCGGACGGCGGCACATATGTCACCTAGGTCGACGTTTAGACTGATCAGCTTCAAGACGAAATCGGGCATCTTGGCCGCGATGTCGATCATCAGGAGTGGAAGTCCTATCCACGGATTCAACCTGAACTTGTACAGGTCGATGAACATGTCAGGAGGGATCGGAAGATCAAACGACGGTATGGGAAATTCCGGAGGAATGGGTATCTTCACCGACGGAAGCTTGAGAAGCAATTCCGGAAGAGTCAATTTGAGCTTGAGGGCTAGCAGTGGCAGATTGGGAATCGCAAACTGCATGAAGTCTGGTAGATCGGGTATGTCCAGGTCGACACCCAGAGCTAGCGCGAATGCGATCGGATCACATATCGGAAAGAGGCTGAACTCCGAGCCGGAATCGAGCTTCCTCGCTATGTCACGATAGTGTCCCAAGACGTTGATGTGGAAGTCCGGGTACTTCGTCTCATCGTCCAGATCGGTAATCGCCATGCCGGGAGGAAGCGGATCCACGGACGGACCGCACGGGAAGCTTCCCACTGAAGGAATTCCCGACAACATCTCCATGACCTCGCGGATGAACCTCTCCTTGGCAGCCTCAGGATATCCACTCGTCAGCTCCGCCTTGCTGGTATCACCTCCATGGGGTGTGAGTATGCCGGCATGGACCATACATCCATTGCCATCCAGGCCGGCCACCTGATGCGGATTGGGCATGTAACTTCACCAGGACCTTGCTGGCGTACTTCCCTTGATTCTTTCCGAGTTGGGCCGACGCGTTATTTGCCGTTCCTTTCTTGACCGACCCTGCGAACGAACCTCCCATCGTCGTGACGAGTTGTCCTCCGACGACGGTACCGTCCTCCGTCGTCACGGGCTGATCCGTGCACACGACGCCCTTGTCAGCATCGGGTCCCCCTAGACGAACGTATCCCTTTTCGCTCGGCGTGAAGACGATGTCTCCGTTCCTCTTTATCGTGATCGAAGCGAAGCGAGTTGGATCCGTCGACTCGTCTTTCCTGCCCGTGAAACCTTCCTCGGTGGACTCGTCGTAGTCGGTGACGATGAACGATATGTCGGATCGTGCTATGATTCGCACCTTGTCTGACTTCAGGACGATCCCAGCGTCTCCGTCGGCTGAGTCCGTCACATCGGGAAACGATATTTCGAACGACCCGTCGACCTTCATTCGCTGTGAGACTAGAAGACGACTCCTGTCATTCTTGAAATCTGGGTCGCCCTCCCTGGGCGCTAGAGCATCAGGCGACTTGTCCAATTCTCTCTTGAGAACGGTTCCCTTCTTGGATTTGGACGCGTCGACGAAGCTCGTCGTATCTGCTGCCCTTCCAGCCGTGTCAGCAGTGTAACCTCGGCCGGCCACGATATCGATCGACCCGGCGCGGCCTTGTTCCGTCAATGGATCGATATCGATCGATCCGGATCTAGCGAAGCCAAGACTGATCAGTGTGTTGTTCGATCCTTCGAGGACCACGTCTGGAGACCTCTTGCGAAATCTCGGGACCGGTTCGTAGACGTGTCTCTTCTTCGCGGTCGTCTCTTGGACTATGGACTCGAATATGTCATCCTCATGACCGACGAGGATGCTTCCGTCTCTGACGGCAACGCGCTCTCCGTCGACTGTCGTGACAGGAGTGTTTCTCAACTCGAACCACGGGTCGGACCCATCTGACTTTGACTTGGAACCGGGATGGAACGAAGGTTCGGATGACCTACCGGGATGCGAGTGATTGACGTCGTCACTAGTGTGTGGTTCGACGATCCTGCACACCCAATACGCCACGTCGACGGTCCGTGCCGCTGGATTTTCCACGAACACCCAGACCGCCTCTCCCGGTTTTGCCGGAAGAGAGAGACTAGATGGGAAAAATGGGAACACGAACATGGGCGGTGAATCGTCTCCGACTCTCTGACCCACGATCGTGTTTCGTGGAAGAACATTGACCAGATCCATGTTCGATACGCCCAACCTCTGCCACTCCTCGGCTAGCTCTGCGCGAGAGTCCGGACTCATGTTGGGATCGTCGACAACGTCGATGACGATCATTCTGACGAAGTGCGGTTTTTGAGGAGGGACGTACGTCCTTCCTGCGTTTTCCACGTTTAGTCGACCCTCGACGAAGTCGACGAGGTTGTCCTGAGTCGTTCGTCTATAGTCAGACAAGCGTAACCTCACTTCTCAAACTGCTTGTACAGGCTAGCTGGGTCGAAGTCTTCCTCGACCATGGCCTTCGTGATCATCTCCGACAACTTGATGATCTGATCGTTGCACTTGTTCATTCTCTCTATGTACGAGGCTAGAGTCTTTCCGTGGACAGCGTGCTCGGTCGTCCTGTCTCCTATGATATCGACGAGAGCCACGAACAGGGCATGAGCGTTTCGTCGATCGAAGACGGCATTCTTGTAAGACTCGATCCACAGATACTTCTGACTGTCGGACACGTTCGGTATGTTGGAGACGAGCTGGGTGAACTGTTCGACAGTCTCCTTCGTCGTCTTCTCGGCATCCATGTTGGCGATGGATGCGATCTGATCGCGTGATGACGTGGTACTCATTGCGAATCACCGGCAGAAGTGCCAAGGAAATCCAATCTTACGTACTTGTACTTCTTCTTGATGGTCTGCATGGCTGTCATCATTTGCTTCTGCGTGAGACCACTCAGCTCTCTCATGTACAGTAGCGTAGCTCTCTTGTTCAGGATGTCGAGGTCGTCGGCTCTCTGGAAGATCGTGATTATGGCATCGATACAAGCGATCTCATGATCAGTCTGCAACTCCGACCTGATCTTCTCAAGCATGTCAGGTATGGCCCAGGGAGACATCTCCTTGTCCGCCATCTCGTCTAGACTGGGACATTGGTGTAGTTCTTCGAGACGCTGCTTGTCATTCATCGTCAGACCCGACGGATCGTCAAAGCTGACTGTCCTTTTAGCGCGCGTGCTCTTTTGCCTCGATCTGACGATGAGCCAGTTCTTGGCGACGACGTTGAAGTAGGCAAAAGCCTTGGTGCCTCTCGACGCGTCGAACTTTCCTATCGTCTCAAACAAGAAGCAGACGCAGTCACTCTTGAGCTCATCATAGGTGTCATGCAGACCCGAGAATCGGTAAATGTTGATGAGGTTCTCGGCTAGTTTCTCGAAGGCCGGCATGATGGCGGTGATGTATATCCGCTCTCTTTCACGCTTGTCCTCCGTCTTCTGGTATTTGACGATGGCTTCGTGCGTCGCCATGCTGAAGTAAAGCTTAGTGTCGTCCGGCGGACTCTTGGATCGACGTATGACGCGCTTAGGTTTGTTGGGTGGTGTCTGACTCGTCACTGTAGTTCCTCACTGTAGTCGCGGCCTCCTGTATTGCCAGCATCGCGTCTCTCATGCACTTCACTGCTGTTCGGATTACGTAATCGTCTTGGAAGACGTCGTAGCGAAGGAGTCCTTCGATCTCGTCTCTATTTGACGAGAGACGTTGCTGGGTCGATTCTAGGTCGGCCCGCATGTCATTGACGAAATCATCCAACGATAGAGCTTTCCTGACGACGATCACGTTGAGGGCCACGGAAAATCCCAGAAGGATCACTAGCAGTACGGCGACATATGTCACAGGACGTCACCCAGTGCGTTCGTCCAATCTGTCTCAATCTTGCTCTGTGAGTACCTCTCTCTCAGCACAGCGCCAAAGGAGACGGCTTTCTCGCGAAACGAATCGTGACTGTTCCTGAAATTGACGACGGCTCTCTTGAAGTCGTCCTCCTTGACTTCGGCCCACTTCGATCCTTTCGGAAAGATGTTGTCGACGCGTGAAGGATGGATGGGCTTGAGATCATACGACAGAGGGACGTACGACTCGGCATCCAGGAAGTCGCAGTGTCCGGACCATCCCGTCGCTATGACCGGCAAGCCGGATGTAGCTGCCTCCAAGATCGGAAGTCCGTATCCTTCTCCTCTTGTAGCTGTCACGAGCGCCTTCACTTGAGGATGAACGTATAGCGATGCCACTTCGTCATCCGTCATGTCGCCGTGAAGAACGTGAAGCTTGGGAGACGAACTTCCTCGACGTACTTCGTTCATGAGACGAGTGAAACCGTCCACGATGGATGCCCGATCGATCGATGTGTTCCGGCCGGCGTTCGTCTTCAGGACGATGCCGACATCAGGATCTCCCGAGAAGATCTCGGTCAACCACTTCACCGTGTAGAAGGTGTTCTTTCGATCGTTCTCCGGGTTGTTTCCCGTTATCTGTCCGAACACGAGGAAATTGAACGGCGTGGAAAAGACGACGTCATCCATGGCGTTGTGAGATCTCTTGACGATGGAGTCGGAATACGACTCCGGGACGATCCTCGTCTTCTCTCTCAGAGAGACGACGTTCTTCCTGATAGATTCCGTCGTCCGGATGAGTGTGTCCTTGACATGTCTCGAAGGAACAACCACTCGATTCATTCTCTCACACGCATCGATCCACGTCGGGTTACACACGTCCGTCTCCACTCCGGCCGTGACGCCCACATTGAAACGACCCAGACTGGGATTCCACTCGTTGGGGAGTTGTACCTGTATCGTGACGTCGTAGTTGTTGAGAGGGGTCACGCTCCTCTCCATCATCTTGCCGATCAGACCTCCGCACGTCTTCGGATTGATGATCCAGGGTGTGTCTCCCCACCGCGTGAGCTCGAAGTTGACGTCGTATTTCGTTGGATCCAGGCTGAGGAGCCAACGGGCTATCTGGCGTGTGTGGACTCCGTAACCCGATTGCGTGATTCCTGGGCCACGTAGAAGAATCTTTCTCTTGGTGTTCATTGTCATCATCAGACTGTCCTCACGACAAAACGTCCGTCGGTCCTGTAGTCGGCGATGGTCTTCTCTAGCGTCGTGTCCCAATCCCTCACGACGTTGTCGATGTTGTACTCTCTATGGGCACGCTCCATTCCCTTGCGTCCTAGCTCAGCCCTCTTGTCCGGACCCATCTCGTACATGTCCATGATGGCATGAGCTACGGTCTCGTTACTCACGTTATCCTCGTAGATGTACGGCACGCTGTGATTTCCGATGAGCGACTTCACCTCGGGATTCAACCCTATACCGAACTGCTCTCCGGAGACAGGATCTTCGACTTGATGCGTCAAGCCCCCAGTCTTGAGGGCGATGACCGGACGTCCACACATCAGCGTTTCGAGGATGGGTAGTCCGAATCCCTCAGCGTTGCTCCTGTTGATGGTACAGTCGGCGATGTTGTAGAGGACCCTCATGTTCTCGAATTGGATCCTGTCCTTGGAGAAAACGACACTCTCGCGAACACCTATGAGGTCGACTATCCTGTGAAGGTCCGTCCCCTCTGGGTCCATCGGATCGGTGTGCATCACGAGAGTCGCTTTCGTGTGTCCGTGCTTCTTCTGAAGCTGGTCAATGAACATCTTCCACGACACGATGACGTCGGGCGTCATCTTGCGTCGAGCGTTGCGAGAGACGTAAAGACACGTGAAGTGATCGAGACGTTCACGACCCAACAGCTTTTCCTTGATGGACCGCGTCTCATCAGGGTTCATGGGATAATACAGCTCTTTTGGGACAGCGTGTGGGACGTAGTTCGTCTTCTCGGGGAACTTTTCCTTCAACATGTTGTAGGTCGGCATGTTGATGCAGTTCAGTAGATCAGTCGCCTCATAGAAAGGTCGATTGAATTCGGGCCAGGGATAGTTGTCCCATAGATGCCAGTAGACGATCGGACACACCTGGTGGATCTCGTCCTCCATCTGCCAGACCCACACGAAGAAGCGAGGGTCGGTGAACAACATCAATGCATCCGGCTGGACTTGGGCTATCGTTTTCCTGAGGAGGTCCCTGTCACCGAAACCATCGGTGGGTTTTATGATGAAGTCTTCGCTGACGACCTTCGTGTCGTAGTTGTCGTGCTTCATCGCGCCGCCGAAACATCTGAATCGATACTTTCCGGTCGCGATCAAGCCGTTGATCAACCAACGTGCTTGCGTCGCGACACCAGAAGTGCTCACTGAGTTGGACTATATCATCACCTACGAGAGGTGCTGGGCGCTGTCGGATCATCGCCATGTCGAAGACGAAGGCTGACCGTAGTCTCTGAACCTTCTCCAGGGTTTCCCCACAGGAGCTCGGCTGCTGATTATCAGCTGGCTAGGATTTTTCGGCCTTCACGTCTACCGTTTCCAGTTGCGTTGTGGCATCCTCGCCCCGACTTCCCAGCAATTCACCCAGTTTTACATCCGCTGAGCTGTGGTCGTTCACGGATGATCTGAAAGCATCAGTATCGTCTTTTTCCTCATGTTTTCCCAACCATCCTCTCAAGCGGGAATTCCACGAACCGGTCCTGTAGTCCGTCTCCCAAATGATATGGACATTATATCCATGGCTGGTCTGCTCGTTAACTCTACTTTCGTCGTAAGCCCATATCTTGCTAGCGGACATTTTTTGATGTGATGAAAAATGTGTCGGACACTTCGGTGGATTGCAATGCCAATAGTCACCGGTGAAAAAAGAAGAAGCCCGGATTCCCGGGCTTCTTTCGTCGCGAATTGTCGCCGTCACTTCCTTACGTGCAGTGAGGTGTCTCCTTGAACTCACACCACGTACACGACAGACGATTCTTGAACGCACGCCTGGCATTGACGGACCCAATCATGTTGTTGACGACCTTGAGAGACCTTCCTATCGGGACCGGTCCCATGGAGACGTCGAATAGTTCCACGTGGGATCCTGGTTTTGCATTACGCTTCAGGATGACGAAGCCACATCGAACATCCGTTGGTTGCAATTGAGGGTTCTTCTTGAGCCAGAAATTCTTGTAGAGTGCTAGCTGGTATTTCAGCGTCTCATCTTGACGTTTTTCCTTGAACCAACCGGCTCGAGACGTCTTCCAGTCGAGTATCCACTGAATTCTCTTGCCTCGTTTGCCCGTCGCTTCTATGACGGCATCGATGAAACCTTTGAATGCATGAGGATGACCATCGATCGATTCGTACAGGGCATGCTCAGCGTCGATCGTTTTCCACTCAGGAAAGGTGGCGTCCAAGAACGTCGGCACTTCGTTGACTATCTCCACGGAGTCTTGAAGGGCAGACTTCAGGGAGTCGTCATTGAAGTCTGCGATGCCAGCCTCCGATCTTTCCTTCCATGTATTGCGAAATGACTCCTCTAGCTGAGCGACGTCGATGATCCGCGTCTTCAGGAAGTTCTCGAGACAGTCGTGCACTATCGTTCCGAATTCCAGCGTCGGATTGGGAGTGAACGACGACAGGCCTTTCACGTGGATGAGATTGTGTCTCCACGAACACTCACTCCACGTCTTGACTTCGGAGAACGAGACGTGCGGTTTTCCGGTCGGAAGGTTAACGAATTGACTGGTGTGCTCGGTCTTCTCTTGATCCACTCGTCCCTCATGAGTCCTAGGATGTGACAATCGATGTATCGACCTTCGTCGTAATGGTGAGCTCTTCGGAGCCCCTCGGGCACGAATCCGATCTTCTTGTAGACGTGAATGGCGTCGTTGTGATCGAAGACCTCGCACCAGACGCGATTGAGATTCATGACATCGAAGGCATAATCCATGAGGAGGGTGAGTGCCTCCTTTCCATACCCACGTCCTCGATGGTGACGAGATCCGATGTAGATGGATAGCTCGGCGTGTCGGGCGAGCCAGTTCACGTAGTAGAGACCACAGTGACCTATCAGGGATGACAATCCAGGAATGATGGGCGTGAGATCACGAGGATCCTCATTGGGGGTCGTCATGTCGTGAATCTCGAAATCGACTTGGTTGGGATTACCCAGGACTAGCTTCTCATACCACGCATTTTGCATGTCACGAGATATCTCTCGATGCTCCCTGAAGTGCCTTCGAAGTGTTGGATCGTTACGCCAACTCCTGAGAGTGTCGAGCGACTCTCGCTCGACAGACTTCAGACCGACTCTTTTACCGCGTATCATCTCGCTATTCCTCTGACCATCTGAAACCTCTCGGCCCAAGACGTCATGATTTCTGACCCAGAAGACCTCATCTTGGCAGACAATGCCATCGTGGACCTAGGGTGAGGAAAGGACCTCAATTCATTATCGTACGCCTTCGTCAGGGCGTTCATCTTCGCCTGGACGTTCTCCGGGCTGAGGACGCTGTAGTGATTCGGGACGAATCGTCTCATGGGATCTAGGTCCCATTCAGTCGACGAAGGAACCTCGAAACAGTACACGCTCGAGGGTCCTCCTCTGAAGACTACGTTGCTGACCTCGAAGACGACCCGATGATCGACATTGAGACACGCCGGCGAATGAGTGTAAACGACGTCGGGAGTGTACTTCTTCTCGGTGAGAGTCTTCTCTACTTCATGTATGACATCGAGAAGCGGTATCCCATCCATCGCGTTGTCAGGAAACGGAAAGGCATCCAAGACTTGGAACCCGAGGATCTCTCCCGCCGTGTAGAGCTGGTGCCTCCTGTCTGAGCTCGAAGGACCACGAGACGCGGATCCATTGGTGAACGTCATGACGCAGACGTTGTCACCCCGCGAAGCGTGCTTGTGGATGGTCGCACCGCAACCAAGCGTCTCGTCATCGGGATGGGCGGCGAGGACGAGAACGTTCATGCTCGTCTCCTGAAAACAGCGTCCGCCTTCACTGCTCCTTCTTCTCCTGACATGGAAGAACGTGTGAATTCGATCCTGTAGTCTCCGACGTCTAGGTACGCGCTTTGGTATCCGACGCCGTCGAGCATCTGTATGAATCGGTGGACCTGTTCGACCGACGTACCCGTCGTCGGTATGACGTTATCAGTCCTCCTTTTCATGGGAGGAGGACCTTCTCCAGCGGGGCAAGTCGCTCTCCTACCTCGAATTATCTCTTGGGCTTGATCGACTGCTAGTCTAACGATGCATCGCCAGATGTCGTCGATGGACCCCGCGAGAGTGATAGGAGATCGCATGTACACTGATCCCGTGTCGCAACCGTCGTCCATCTCGAACGAGCACACCTCTGACGTGATCTTTCCGTCGATGATCTGGTGTTGCAAGGGAGATCCGCCCCTGTACTCCGGAAGAGGACTCGTGTGGAATCCTACGACGATGCAATCGTCTTCATGCAATAGGTCGAGCGTCTTCTTTGGGATCAGACGTCCATACCGGAACACGAAGACGATGTCTATGTGTTCCGTCTCTCGAAATGGCCTAGGATCGAGCTGAGTGTGATCATCGTACCAGATGACGCTGTGCGCGACGTCGATCGTCTTGCTCCTCAGGGAATCGACGAATAGCTTGCTATACCTGTCGTTCTTCGACAGGACTACGACGTTGACGTTGGTCATTGGATGTGCTTCTCCATGAGGATTGTCCCCATATCGAGATCTTGCACGAACTTCTTCTCCCCTGAGATGACTTCGTAGTATCTCTCGGCTGAGACGCTTCCGGGAGTCCTCGGGCGCATCGTGCTCACGTTATCGCGCGACACGACCTCGCCGGACGAGACTCTCCGCGTGGTCACGACGCTCCTCATCGCCATCGTCGTCTGTCCTGATTCCTCGGATCCCGTTGTACCACTCGACGACCTCGACCCGAAGGCCTTCTCGACGTCCTCGATGTTCCTGCACAGTCGGTGTAGTTCGTCAGGTTCGATGGCGAATGGATGATCGGGACCCTTCGACTTCCTGTCGAGCGTATAGTGTTTCTCTATAACTGAGGCGCCGCACGCGACGGCGACGGGTGGAATGAGAATTCCCTCTGTGTGATCGGATAGTCCCACTCCGACTCCCGGTGTTAGGAGTTTGATCATCGTGACCATGGTCCCCAAGTTGACGTCATCTACGGGCGTCGGATAGGCGCTGTTGCAATGCAAGACAGTGACTTTGCGATCCGGATCGTCTCTCCGGAGTCGTGAGATGGTCGAGACGACCTGTTCGAAGCTGGATCCGACGCCGGCCGAGAAAATGACGGGAAGACCGGTCTGTCGGACGAGATCCATGAAGCGAGGATCTGTCGATTCGAAAGCTGACACCTTGATGATCTTCACACCGGCGGCGACGACGTCGTTCAGGGTGCGCTCATCGAAAGGCGTGCACATGAATTCGATACCCAGGTCGTCACACTCCCTCCTCAGGTCCTTCAGCCATGACTTGGGCAATTCGAGTGACTCGATCAGGTCAGGTATCGACCGATATACGCCGAAATCTGGCGTCTGGGGAGAGTACAAGGACTTCGACTCGTATAGCTGGAATTTGACGGCAGACGCACCAGCTGAAGCCGCCGCCCAGATCAACCTACGTGCCTTCGCATAGTCCCTGTCGTGATTCGCTCCTGCTTCGGCGATGAAGAATGTCCTCATGTGTTCTTCCTGAAGATGGCGACGGAGCGCTTCCCCTGAAGGACGTCGTCGATGCGGTCGATGTTCTTCGATACCACACGGAACGACTCTTCTGCAGCCTGACATGTGACCCGTATGTCGTGGTCGGAATGCGCGAAGTTGACGTAGACGACGTTACCGAACAGGATGCCCCTCCTCACCATCTCTTGGTAGAAGAGGTCCTTCATCCCGCCCGGGTCCTTGTACTCCGACGTGAATGTGAGGTTGTGACGCGGAGCAGAACCTGAGAAGTTGATCGATAGGCCATGAGACTGTGCTGCCTTACGAATGCCCTCGGCCAATTTGTCTCCTCTCTGCCAGAGACTGTCGTAATCGACGTCATGACCTAGGACCCGGATCGTCTCAGTCGCAGCTGCCAATGACAGACACTCTCCGCCGAACGTCATGGAGAAGAATGCTGTGTCCAGCTCCTTCATGTACTCCTTCTTACCACAGATCGCAGAGAGAGGCATGCCATTCGCCATCGCCTTCCCGAGACACGTCAAGTCAGGAGTCACTCCAAACTTCTCCTGTGCTCCTCCCAGCGCCCACCTGAAACCCGTGACGATCTCGTCGAAGATGAGGACGGATCCATACTTGTCACACAGACTTCTGACTCCCTCAAGAAAACCCGGCTCGGGAGGAGTCAAGGCTTGAGGCTCCATGATGACCCCGGCGACGGGATTCGCCTTCAGGACGTCCTCGAGTGACTGAAGATCGTTATACTTGAACTCGTGTACTAGCCGTGAGAGACACGATGGAACGCCGTAAGGACGAAGAGTGATGGCACTCCAATCGTTCCAACCGTGGTAACCGCACATAGCGATGTGCTCTCTCTTCGTGTATGATCGAGCAATCCTGACGGCAGCCAGAGTGGCATCGGTACCGTTCTTGGCGAACCTCACCATCTCGGCTGACGGGACGACGTCACACACTTGTCTAGCCACCACGGATTCCAGCGTAGTAGGCAAGGAAAAGACTATCCCACAGTCGAGCTGCCTCTTGATGGCCTGGTCGACCCTTGGGTCGCAGTATCCCAGGATGATGGGACCCAGGGCACAACTGAAATCGATGTACTGATTCCCGTGTAGATCGACGATCGTGCATCCCTTTCCTCGGGCCGCGAATTTGGGATGAACTCCGTCAACATACTGATCGGGACACTTGCTCATTGTCTGAGTGCCACGGGGCATGAGAGCCATCGCCCTATTCCACAACATGTCATCGTATTCTCTGTCTATGAGCGACATCATTCCTCCGGGCGAGCAAGGGCGAGAGAAGAGTACAGAGAAAGACAGTCTTCGTAAGTGTTCCGAGGTCCATTCTCCAGGACATCCTTCCACTGTCTCTCATACGATGAAACTACGTCGTCTTTCGTCACGTGTATCATCTCGTGGCCACCAGACTCAGTCAACACATCGATCCGCCTGATGTATTCCTTGCTACCGTAGGAGAGACAGAGAGTAGCGAGACACGTCGGATGACGCCAAGAGGCCACGCAAGTATCAGTCGAGTCGACGGTCACGTTTTCGTGCATCCTGTCCTCGATCAGAGAGACAGACGATATGGGTCCCAAAGCGTGAGTCATGTAGTCTGGTTCGTGTATGAAATCCATGAGTACGCCGCCACCCAATTGTCGATGGAACGAGTAAGCCCTGCGAAGCGGATCGTTCCTCCACGAATTGAGGTCGGAAGCAGCGAAGACGTTGACCAATCTCGCTGAGTCCGAGACGTCTCTTAGACGTCGAACGGCATCCGTGTATCTCACGTTGCAACCCACGTGTATTCGTCGTCCTGAGAATGTGGATCGTCTCGCTCGGATCGCCTCGACGTCCGTGTGAAGTGGTTTCTCGACGAAGACGATGTCGCAAGAATCGACTAGCCTCTCGACGTCGTCTAGATGTGACGACGTCGGAGTGGCCACTATTCCAACGTCAAACCTCCCCCGGGGGACGACGTTGAAGCCCAGGAATGGGTCGTATATGCGAAACTGGGATCTCGGGACCAAGCGTGAAAGAATGTCGTGGTGTCTCCTGCCTATGCTACCGTGACCCAATATGACGACTCTCACGACGACCCCGACTCGAGTCTACATCGGGAGAGCTCGTCCCATCTGGTAGACACTCGAATAAAATCTTCCATCATGTCGATGGAGTATTTGGAATCCGGCGAAACGAAGTTTCCTGCCGCGTCGAATATCTTCTGACGAGCGATGCTGACTCCGTAGTCCCTCGATCTCATCTCCGCCGTGACGTGTTCTCTCCTGGGATCCTTCGGACCCATCCGGATGGCGGAGTCGATCAGATGCGTCGTCTGAAACACTTCGACGTCGAATCCATCGGGAACGTTCGTCATGGATAGACCGGTCACGGGATGATACATCACGTTCGTGGTGATCACCTCTTCGTCGGCGGGAGGACGAGCTTCATGACAGTCCACGACGTCTCTGATCAAGTCAGGAAAAAGAAGCGGACAATCAGCGGTGAGTCTCACTATGGTCTTTGGACGAATCTCTAGCGCGGCGGCGACGAATCTAGACGTCACGTCGTCATTGTCCACATGATCGTATGACAAGACACTGACGTCTAGGTGTCGTCCACTGTTGTAGTAGACGTACCTGTTCACGTGTTCGAATTCGGAACGATCGCAATGTGGCACGAGAAGATACGTGGGTAGGCCTGCGGCTATAGCTGCCCTACAAGCGTGCACGAACAGCTGAGATCTTCCCAGGTGTATAAAAGACTTCCTGGGAAGTCTCCTAGACCCAAGTCTCGCTTGGACGAATGCGACCGTCGTCACTTACTCCTCCGAGTGAATTGTGCGATCATGTCTTCGATGGGTCTCATGTCTTTCGAAGACAGGAGGCACTGTGCGTCGTTCGATGAGTACGACGTCATGGGAAAAGACTTCGGATACATCGACGTGAGACGCTCGACGAGGTCCGACGACCACTGTGGATTCTCCGGGCGTACCACGTAGATGTCTCCAGTCGATGTCGACGTCCGAGACGTCTCATAGTGAGTGAGGAGAGACTCGTGTGTCTTCTCACCTCCTCGTGATCCGACGACGACGTATTTGAATGGTCTATCGTTCCACCGATATATCGACTCGACGACGTCGAGTGTCGTCGCCGAATTGATCTTTGGCACGAAGATCTCACCACCGATCATGTTCTCGACGGCGTATGAAACGAGACGTGAGGCAGTCCGGATGGTCATCCAGAAACGAGTCATCTCAGGATCAGTGATCGTGAAGGTGTCGTCATCGGAAAAGTTTCGAAGGTTTTCCTCGACGGTCTCCACGATGCTACCGCGACTTCCGATGATGTTACCGTACCTGACGCAGGAGAGACGCGTGGCCCTCGAGAAAGAGTTCGCTCCGATGAAATACTTCTCGGCGAGATTCTTCGTCGAACCATAGACGTTGATGGGATCGACGGCCTTGTCGGTCGACACGTGGACGACCTTCTTGACTCCCATCTCTACGGCAGCGTTGCACACGTTCATGGAGCCGAGGACGTTCGTCTTGATAGCCTCTTGTGGATTGTACTCACACACGGGAACGTGCTTCAACGCAGCTGCATTGATCACGACGTCGACCCCGATGAATGCAGTCTTAAGTCTATCCAGATCACGAATGTCTCCCACCAAGAAGTTGACCTTCGACGCCCTGTCTCCCAGGACGGTTCGAAGCTCCCTCTTCATGTTGAATTGCTTGAACTCATCGCGACTGAAGACGACGAGCTTGTCGAACTCGTCTATGTTACGCACGATGAATTCCCTACCGAACGTCCCCGTTCCACCCGTTACGAGGACCGTCTTCTCACGATGTCCGCCCATGTCTCCCTCACAAATGAATCGATCGTCGATTGATCGAACGGAGTCGATTCAATGGTAGTGAGACTCAGACCTCCCATACAAATGAAGTCGACGAATTGATCGACCTTCGACGTCTCCCATCGCGTATACCGATCAGACCAGACAGGCTTGGTGTAGGACGATGAGTACGAGGGCGCCGTGATATCGTGAAAATCTCTGACGTGAATGAGATCGGTGTAAGCAGAAGTCCCAAAACCAACGCATGCAGTCGAGGCTGCTGGTAGGAATATGGACTCACTCGGATACCAGACGTCGTCATAGTACGAAGCCGACACGTCACTCGGAATGGATTGATTCTTTCGGCGCTGTTTCACGTACGTTGGCTGACCCGTCGACCTCACGGCCTCATAGACTCGACGAAACAGCGACTCATGCCCCTCTTCTGGATAGAAAAGCGTGATGCCGGGCTGAATCGTCAATCCTCGTCTTTCAGCGTACGTCACCGAGTCGGACCACTCCCATATCGAGGGAGGGATAGGAGAACACACTCCCTTGACCCCGATCGTTTTTCCGGCGGCGAGGTGATCAGCATCAGTGAAGACGTACGTGGTCCTGTCGTCGGAGTTCCTTGCCAGCGTGAGATAGTCGTATCCATGCTGGATGCTGACTCGCATGTCGTAATCGGGTTGCGAGACACACTCGACGCAGAAGACCTTTGAGACTCTTCTGACGTGTCGCGTGTCGATCCGCGTGAGATCGTTCTCAGCGCATATCTCTTCGAAACGTCGACGATGACGATCGATCGAGTTGTATTTGGTCGACCTAGCGTCGAAAGTGATGGGAACATCGACGTCGAATACCCGACGTATCGTCTTGACGACAGGAACGGCGTATCGGAGACTAGTCATGTCTCCGACGTGAAAAGCTACGTCAAGACTTACGTTTGCCATTTAGGAAGCAGTATTTGTACGACCGTTCGCCCCAGAGTTCGAGATCGAATCGTCTCGTCAGCATGTTGATCGCGTAATCGATGTTCATGTTGGGAACGTGCTCGTTATGGACTTCCATCACGAAGGACTCCACTTTGTCGAAGAACCCGGTGTCGATGAGCTCGTACTCACCTCCCTCGATGTTCACCTTCGCGAAATCTATCATGACGGGAAGCACGGATCGATGATCGTACGTCTTCACGGGTGTCGGGATCGAAGGCCCATACCGACCGGATCGATCGCTGAAGAGGTTTCCTGATTGGTCATCGTCGTCGTCGAGCAAGTGAAACATGCGCGTTCCCGACTTAGACGTGAGGGCTCCGTCGAGGATGTGGGTGATGATGTCTGATCTAGAGAATCTCTCCATGGCCTCGATCACGTGAGGAAAACATCGAGGTGAGGGTTCGATCATGTAGTAGACGGATCCGCTGGGGAGAGAACTAGCGAATGCTTCGAGTCCCTCTCCGTGCCGGGCTCCTAGGTCGACGACGAGACTCGGAGTCAAGAGGCGATCCTTCGTCATCTCCCTGCACGCGTGATAGATGTCCGAGTATTTACGCATCACTCTTTTCTTTTGGTCCTACTATCGTCAGAGTGTAAAGCTGTGGACTGTCTTCCCATAGGGTCACGTGTTCGATGTCCAAGCAGTCGTAATTGACTATACAGGGCACTTCCCTCGACACGACGTCGGAGAGGGAATCGCGAGCATATGATGCTCGCGTCGACTTCACGCGATCCCAAAAGAGAGACACGACGGGATCTGACTCCCATTCGTCACGCCACATGCACGACCACAGGAAGTTTTCATCATCGTAGGCATTCTCGTGCTCCTCGGTCTCGATGTCGAACCAGCCGACCCTGTACGTCGGATATCGCCAGTGATCTCCCAGACCCCAGTCGACCAGGGCGACTCCGCCGGCACGAAGGCTCTTCCTGATCCTACCGATGAAATTCCCTGGGCTAGCTGAGAAGTACGCACAGCGTGTGCACACGATGACGTCGACGCTAGCCTTCTCCAGAGGCCAATCTTCACTGTTGATGTCCCAATTTCCTAGCGATCGATCGAAGAACGCGTAGTTGCGTCCAGGAATACTCCTCGACACAGCATTATGGTCAGGCTGTCCTAGACACACAACATTCTCTATCGACGTCCTGGGTAGGTTGCGCCTTAGGATGTCGATGTACTTGGGCATGATGAGGGGATCGGATCTGCCCATCTTACGTCATCTCCATCATGTGACCGAAACTCACGTTCGGGATCCTCTTCAGCCACTGGACCAACTCGCGAGCCTTGTCGAGATCGAAGTGATTCTTGTCCCACTCGCATGCATGATAGACCACGACGACGTCGCCTTCCGGGACGTCGTTCAAAGGATCGAAGGGCGGATTGTGAGTGTATTTGACGACGTCTGATCCGACGTCCTCTCCGTCGTACGTCTTGACCGCGTAGTCCTTTGGAGAGAGCGCGAGTACTCGAAATCCTAGACGCCTAGCAACCCGGATAGAATCACGGGACATCCTCCACGCAGGCGGTCTGAATATGGGCCTGAAGACCCCCGATAGTCCGGCCTCACTCACTTCGACACCCATCGTCAGGAATTTCTCTTGAGCCTGATCCGCCGTCAGGTCTCGAAACTCGTCGTTGTCGCTCATACCTGGGATACCGTGGTAGTGACCGTGATATCCCACCTCGAATCTCGTCGCAGAGAGTGCCCGAAGCTCATCACAAAACTGAGAGTGATGAGTCAAGTAAAGTGGGTGGGACGTCGTGGTGTCAGGTTTGATGGTCCGCCAGTATGCCGTGGGAACGAATAGAGTGAATTTCGCGTCGGGAAACGATCGAATCACCTCGGCGCACGACGCTAGGATGGCCAGAGACGATCTAGGGTGAGGAGAGACGTCATCTATGCTGATGTTTACTCTCATGCCGTCACCATCCACTCGAAACGGTCCACGTAGTCTCGTGCGAGATCGATCGTGGATCTGGTCACCTGATTCCATTCGCCAGGAGACATCGATGATGCTAGCTGGAATAGTCGTTCTCGGCAGTGCATCAAGATATCGTGAGCGTCCTGTTCGTTGTCACACATCACACCGCGTCCTAGACAGTACTCCTCGATGCTTCCTCCGTTAGCGATGTGGATGACAGGAAGACCTATCGCCATGGCTTCAAGGACGTGATTAGCACCGGCCTCTGCTTCCGATGCAGTCAAGTAGACGTCGTGTTTTGGAAGCTCTCGACAGAGTCCTTCGACGTCGAGAGGCTGGACGTGGTTTCTCAAGACGCATTCACTTGGTTTCCTTCCTATGAAAGTGAATTCCACGCCCAAGGATCGACTGATCGTGTCGATCATCTGGTAGGACCTGAATCCCTTGCGATGATTGTCTGACCAGTGGTGAGTGACCACGCGGAGTTCGTCGGCATTCCTGAAATCTCGCGTCCTCCTGCACGCTGAGAGGAAACGCGGATCAGCCTCGTTTCTAATCACCACTGAGTGAATGCTCTCGAAGAGTGAACCAGGAGAGATTGGATGAAAAGCCAAACTCATGTACTTCTTCGCCCAGGTGCTCGGATATATCACCAGATCGACTCGCTGAATGACGTCGTTCACCATCCATGTCAGATCAGGTTTACCGTGAGATCCCACGTCTCCGACGCGAAGAACGATCCGAGCGGCGTCAAAGCGAGCTCTCTCGATGAAATAATCGGCGGCAAGTCCATCCTTCGGTCGCGGATCGACGATGTACATGAGATCGATCTTTCCACCCGAATCATCTCCCTCGAAAGTCACCGAATGACCACGACGCTGCGCCTCGTCGACGACGGCCCTAAGGACCTTCGATCCTCCTCCCCACGGACCGTCGACCGGTCGTCTATTGAAGTGAAATCTCATCACTGACCACCGAACCAAAAACCACGACCTAGGTCGTTCACCCAAGTCGATGACATGCGACCCATGATGAGATAATGGGACGGAACTTCCCTAAATCTCCACGATTCGATCTCCTCGTAGTCCTTGACGTCTTCGCCCATCCCTTCGCACCACACCACTAGCGCGTCTTTCTCGTCGCATGCTATCACGTAGTCGTGGTCATCGTTGCGATACATCTTCATTTCTATCACCGCATGATGAGGACCTGACCGTAGTCGATGTCGTCGTCTGACAGCCTACGATCATCTACGAACACACGACGATCCATGATGACCAATTCCTTCTCCATGTCGATTCGATCGATGACAGCGGCGCACTCGATATCTTTCTCTCTCTTCGTCGGGAGATGGTAGTCGTCGAACAGGATCACCTTGTTGAAGCGATCCTTGCATAGTTGCCAATCCGATTCGACGCCCAGCTCGGTGTGATCACCATCAACGTAGATCATGTCGTACGATCCCAGCGTCGGGAGGACGTCGGATGACTTTCCCTCCACGAGATTGATGCGACTCGTGATCGCACCGGGAAAGATGTATCGTATCCTCTTCCAGTGCTCGACGTCTTGTTTCACGTCGATGGACGTGACATGACTCCACGGATCTTGTTTTTCAGACATGGCCCAGGCTGCACACAGCGCCGAGTAGCCTCGTCCTGTTCCGATCTCGAGATACGACGATATGTTGAGGGAGCGTATCAACGCGTAGATTAGCAGCCCTCTCTCGTAATTCGGTCGATAGTAGCGTCCGGCGGTGGCGTAAAGAGCGGACCCCAGATGACGTTCTTTCTTGGCAGTCATCTCTCCTATCGAGTCGAAATCTCCCAGCTTGAGAGACTCGACGGGATATCCTAGATCCTTCAGTTTTTGGACGATGTGAACTTTCTTCATCGGATGAAAAATCTCCTGTAGGGAGAGAAACCTGGATCGATCTTCATGTGATTGACGTCTGGTATGCTGGGAGTGGCCAAGGTCAAGTCGTCATTGATCGACTTCGGTGGCAAGACATTGCGAGCTATGCCGACATCACGAGATACTACCGGTGTCGATGTCAGGCCACACTCGATCAGTGACTGTGGACCGCCCTCGTGTCGTGACGATACGACGTAGAGATCGCACGCCTGATACAGATCATTGACGACGTCCAACGAGGGCCTCTCGAAATACGTGTAAGGGATGGAAGCGGATATCAGTCTAGACAAGACGTACTGACGACGCCAACCTGCTAGGAGGACGTGCACATCCTTTCCAGAAGACCTCAACCACTCGACGTGATCGGCGAAAAGATCCGGTCCCTTCTCTAGCTTCGGGGATCGACCGTCACTTCCCTCGGTGTCTCTCTGGAAGCTTCCGACCACGTACGAATTCGTCGGTAGACCGTATTTGACTTTTGCTTCGTTCACGGACATGGAACGCTTGAACAGATCTCCATTTGCCCAATAAGGCAGTGCCGTCACGGGTTTGGACGTCCACTTCCTCATGAAGTTCGCGGTGTCGTCCCCGTACGTGAGATACTCCGATGCAATGGCATCGCGTCTCATGAATTCTTGGGGATCGAATTTCTCGGGGACTATGTGGTGGACCGTCACGACGACACGTTTCCAAGACAACTTCTCGCGAGGTATGGAATTCCACTTCCAGCCAGCCAGGATCCAGACTGTATCTGCAGCGTCCAAGTCGCTCGTGGTGATGTCGGGATTCCAGACATTCCACTCAGAGACTAGTCGATCGACTATCCAATCCTCGCCGGCAGGAAGAGTGTATACCTTCGTCACGATCGCTTCTTTACCGTCGCAGCGTACGCTCTTCCGAGAGGAGAATCCTTGAAGATGATGGCCAATAGAGCTAGCTCCTTCGTCTCCACGCACTCCGGCCAGATCCGTTTCGTGAAAATGTCACCAGGAACTTCCTGACCAGGAACTTCGATGCAATCGTACATCATCTGAGCTGCCATATTCAGTGCGTCATTCGTGAGAGTGACTCCCGATTGTGACATGACCTCAGCGAGAGAGGAATAGATCGTCGTGTACATACTCATGGCAGTATGACGATCCATCTTCTCACCGATGAACACACGAAGCCTCTCATTCAAAAGCTTCTTGATCGCCTCGCCGGAATCTGACATCTTCATGTGAGCAATCTTATGACGTCATCGCGTCGACGTATTTACTAGCTGCAACGATCACGTCGACTGACGAATCGATCACGTTGACGGATCGACGAGAGAAATCCATCTTCGGGGGTGAGTAGAGGTCGATCGGACGAAAATCCCACTCATCCTCTTCGATGAGGATCGCACCTCTTCCTGCCACTTCCTTCGTCCCTCCCGTGGAAGAGACGACGATCTTGCAACCAGAAGCACGAGCATCGACCACGACGTTGGGACAGTGATCGAGATACGCCAGATGGACGAACGTATCGCAGGACTTGTAGATGGATATGCATTCCTTCCACGAGAGATCACCAGAGAAGGCGACACGTTTACCGACAGGTGACGACTTGACGAAGGACACGACGTCGTCGGAGGTTTTTCCCAAAACGATCATGTAGTGATCGTCAGGTGCGAATTCGTGGAAATAACTGATGTCATCCAGGAGTCTCTTGTGAGGACGCCAGTGGCTCGAACAGCACCAGATCTTCTTGCCGAGGTGTCTGAGTGCCTCGTGAGGCTGTATGGCACGAATCGTCTCGAGATCGGTCCCGTTGTTGATGACTCGAACGTCGCGATGAGAACCAAAGTACGCCTCTGTTAGACGCTTGTTGAATTCCGTCTGACACACGACTGTGTCGCATTCGTTGTACGTCTTCTCGATCAACGAATTCTGTGATCTCCAGTCTGACTTCGAGTTGAAATAGATGCCGTCTAGACGCAGGACGTGCTTTTTGGCAGTCGACAACATGTTGTTGGTCTGGATGAACGTCAGTTGGGCATCGACTCCGTGTGTCGGCGGAGATGTGTGCACCGTGTGACCTAGACGTCCTAGCTCGCGACACAAGTTTCTGGCGAAGCTGTTGGGTCCAGAAGAAGACGTCAGGTTGACGTTGTCGACGTATACGTTCATTCCACGTAACCTCGCTCCCTGATCCACTCCGCTGAAGTCTTCTGTCGAATCGATCGATCGTTCGTGAATAGATCCGGTCGGGCGAGGTCGATGTCGTAGTGGTACGCTACCACGGGAACGAAAACTAGCGATCTTCCGAGCGAAGAGGCGCGATGCATCATGGGCAAGAAGACGGCTTGATCACATGCGATGGTGATGTATTCTCCGTTCTCATCCTTGAAATTCCCATCGGGAATGTCTCGTAGATTGCATGCACGAAACGTCTTCAAGTGACTCGATACCCAAGGATGCTGATACACGGTCTGGTGTGGATTCAGACGCATGGGTCCGGATATGTTGTTTGACGTGTATCCCCACCGGTGGGCAGTCCATGCTACCGCGACGTTGCGATCGGAATAGACCCGTTTCAGGAGAACGAGGAGATCGTTCTCCACGAGCCAGTCGCCGCCATCGAGACGACAGACGACGTCGTCATCGTCGATCGATCTCAGACTGACCAGCGTGTTTCGAACTTCTCCGTGTTTCTCCGTGTTCCTCACGTGAGTGAATTTCGACCGATATCGATCGGGTAGTGTCGTGACGACCTGATCGACGATATCCGGCGTGGAATCGGTGGACATGTCATCGATGACGATGGCTCGCCAGTCGTCGCTAGACTGTGCCAACATCGAGAACAACGTCTTCTCGATGTTTGAGCCGGTGTTGTAGTACGGTACCACGAAAGTGAACATCAAGTTCTCCACGTCGACATGACTGCCGGCTGCTCTCTATCCACTCTCAGATGAGGAACACACGTACCGTTCCACTTCTTGTGCCAAACCCATCCACCGGTCTTGCTGACAATCTCATTCGCCCGCTGTTCGATCATGTCGTCGGTTACTTCAGACCATGGGAGGTCGAACATCATGTTCGTGTCCGCGGTGTCTCTCATGTCGGTATCGTAAAGGGAATTCCAGTGGCGCGTCCAGTAATCCCTGTACGTTTTCATCTTCCTCTTCATGTCATACCAAGAGTAGTGATGAACGCCCGGTATGTGGTTCACGACTTCGTTGAACCACCGCTGATAGACTTCCAGGGCCTGTCTATTTCCCGCTATGGCGTGAAGACGTGCGGACTCCATCTGGGGCGTGTGGAACGTGACGTGCATGCAGGGATTGCCAGAATCGGCATAGATCATGTCACATCCATCAGTGCCGGGATGGGCACAGAGACGTCCAGAGGAGTCTGTCTTCCTGAGACTCATCGGTATTCCGTGCGTGATGTTCTCTTTGTTCCGTGAGAGACGCCACTTCCAAGGCTGGATGTCTGCCCGGACCTTGTCAGGGCCACCCCAGTACTCGATGACAGGTAGACAGAGAACGTCGACGTCGTTCGGGATCTTCTCGCAGAGGTTTCGAATCATGTCGTAGTCGTCCTCATGGACTACTTCGTCGGAATCCATCTGCCAACAGAACTCTGACGTACACATGGAACGTGCTTCTGCCTTCTGCATGCCGTCAAAGACAGCGAAGCGCGGATCATCCCAGTCACGTTTGACTTGTTTGACCCTGATCTTGAGGACAGGCTCACCTGTCTTAGGATCCTGGACAGCTGTCTCCGCAGCTAGCTTGAGCAGCGTCTCGTACGTACCATCCGTCGATCCTCCATCGACGACGCAGATCTCGTCACAGAATCCTAGCATCGACTCGATGCTTTGCACAAATGGATAATTCTGCTTGATGCAGTTGTACGTCGTGGTGTAACCACTGATGGTCCGACGTTTGGCGATGACCGTCGACATGACCTTCCAGAAGTATCCCGGCGCAGCCAAGAGATATTCGAAGATGTTCTCGATGTTAGGATCGGTGAACCAATCTTCGTCTTTGTGCTGGACGTTGTCGTTCAGCACTAGCTCGCAACCAAGAAGCTTCGCTTCTATGACTAGTCGCGGGCATGTATCACCGCCGGCAGGAAGATACACCAGACCACGACTCTTCGACAAAAGTTGCAACGTCTGGTCGTACGACATCCCGGCGATCGATCGTGCTTTCAATCCGTGCTTCTCGATGTATTCCTTCGCGAGTGACGTCCCCTTCACCCAGGAATTGGATTCGAGATACACCCAGTCGGATCGACTGGGATCATTGGGTGGGAGTGACAACTGACGAATCTTCTCCAACGTCGACTTCGAGAAGACACTGGAGAGAACGAGGGAGTCCTTCGACGCTAGGGATGGAAACTTCTGGAGGTAGTGATTCTTCTGCTTCTCTGACATCCACCAGATGAAGGACGCTCCGGCGAAGAATGACGACACGATGTGGCCCGTCGTTTGCGACGCACAGTTGCACTGTCCTTGAGAAAGAGCATGCTTCTCTGGGGATCTCATGGTGCAATACTTGTAGTCGTACTCAACGATCGAGTACCTCAGATTTGAGATGATCGTTGGGATCAGGTTTGCCTTGAGCATCGAGAAATTCCCAAATATCCAGAATTTCTCGACCCCCTGCGAGAGGCATGCCAGATCGACTTCTGACGATCTGAGTCTCTGGACCTTGAGTGGAGATTCATCGATGATTGCATCCGTTGTGAGCTCAGCTCCTCCTATGACGTCTTCTGAAAAGAAGTCAGCGACGAAAATCACGTCAGCGCTCGGATCGATCTTGATCTTTGGGTCTATGAAGATCTTTTCGTTGAATTCCATTCGTATCTTCTTTCTTAGCTCTTCTTAGCTCAATTGTCTAGTCGTTTTTAGACTATTTACAGTGAAGCCACCTTCGTTCAAGGCATAGATCATGGTGATGAAAAAAAGATTGCTTGACATACATCGTGAGTCAGACGACCAGCTGGACGTGATACACAGGAAGGTGTCCGATGCTAGCGTGTTGAACGGCGGATTCGATAGACTCATGTTCAAGATCGATCGCATCGAAGCTGGACAGGAACAGCTGGTGTCGAAGGTGGACAAGATCCACGATGCGATCTACGATCCTGCCGAGGGACTCTTCGCGAAGATGTCAGAACACAAGCTATCATCTACGATGAAGATAAACGAAGTCCAGCAACACGTAGCGTCTCTCACTGAGTGGAAGTCAGCGAAGGAAGACAGTGAAGCTCAGTCAGTCAAGACTCATGACGAATACGACGAACGTCTAGAGAAAGTCAAGCAAGATCTTGGCATACTCCAGGCAGACAGGGCGTTCGTCGTTTCCTTCCTGAAGTGGGTCGGAGTCGCGATCGGAGGCGGAATCGTGACGATCCTGATAGGACTGATTCAGTCGAAGCTAAACATCAAGTGAACGATGTGATGTCATGACTGTAATGTCATGACATGTCTCTCAATGCCGTCTTGCCAATTCTTCGCAAGAATCTCCAGATTGATACGTCAGTGGCTCAAGGACCAGAGCGGATCATGACCCTCGACTGGTTGAGCCACATGAGTCTGATCAAACCTAGGGATAGTTCCACAAGAGACGTGTACGAGAGAATCATGACTCTTTCTTCACGTGCCGAGAAAGAATGCCCCCGCGCCGGCAGACATCTCATCGATCTCATCGTCAACGATGGGAGGTCTAGTCTTCCTAGACCACGTGTGATTCGAAATCGAAGTGATTTCGTCGCCATCGTGAGGGATCACGTTAGATCCTCACGATCTATCGACGTCATCATGCAAATACTCGATGAGTGCGATGACACGACCCGAATAATCATGCGACGGACTAGTGGAAGCCTGGTTCGAATCGAAACGGAATTGGGCTGCAGGATACAGGGAAACTCGATCACGTCGGACGTCATCGATGACGATGACACGTACGTTGCGTGCATCGATGGATTCATAGAGACGGTCGCCGAGATACATGACGTCCTGAGCTTCCTGTCTTCCGATGTTTCGGAAAGCGGTAGTCCAAAACCGTGTCTCATTCTTGCGAGAGGCGCGTCTCAAGACGTAGCTTCGACTCTTCATGCCAACTTTTTGAATGGGCGTCTTCGGACCGTGTGCTTCATCATTGAGTGGAAACCTGAGACTGTCAACGGGCTGTCGGACGCATGCATCATTTCTGGCGCCGACATGATATCACTTCTCAGGGGAGACGTGGTATCGTCATTGACACCGACACGTTTGGGAAGAGTGGCTCACTGTAGGACGACACGCTCCGACGTTGTTTTGACCCCAAGCGATGATCGTCTAGGAATCGTGACGAAGAAGTCGTCGATCTTGGCCGAAGAGGCGTCAACTTTCGCTCAGGATCGATCATATGCTCTGTCGACTAGGAACATCGTCGTGGACATCCCAGATTCTCACACCCACGACGCCATGGCATGCGACGTGGATTTCGGCATCAGATGCTTGCTAGCCGCCATGAGAGGAGACGTCGATCCTCTAGAATCTGCTCGCCGGCAATATGAGACGTATCGTTCGATCATAGCGGGGTCCATTTACGTCGGTCAGACAGGTGTTACGTTCGATACATGAACAAGATCGATACCACCACCAAGCAAGTCAAGGATGCATTCGAGTACGCCAAGTCAAAGACGATATCGATGATCGTCAGCGCCGCACCGCCTCAGACCCCGGACGAGGAGAGGCGTCTCAAGACAGTGATCGATTGCGTCACTAGCGGAATCGACGAGGCGTTCCTAAAGACCGCACCATCACTCCAGAAGTCGTTTGCTGCGCTGCTCGCGGGGAAGTTAGCATGTCCACAGTCGGACACATCCACCTGATCGCGTGCAGGTGTGTCCTTCCTCACTTGAAGTCTTCGAAGGATCCTCCGCCTCACAGATTTCGAGTTTTCACGCGGCTGGTGGACGACGTCCCGGTCGTGAAATACGCTCAGTGCAACAATTGTGGGCTAGTTCATCGTGTGACTGACTTGGGTAGGTCGGAGATCACAGGAAAGGATGAGGGAAGATCGGTGAAGACGATCTCCGACATCAAGCCGCTCTTGCCTGAAAAACTCGTGAGCATCCTGGAGTCTAACGATGCTGATCTCGCATCTTACGAGCTATGCGAGCACGTACTCAACCATCAGGAGTGGGGAAGATTCGTAGTCCTCTCGTCCGAACCTGACGGATCGATCACTCACGTGAAGATCTTGGAGATGATGGGTCCCAACTTTTTCCGTGTAGAGACAGAAGAGAGACAAGATACATTCTAGACGAGGTGTCCATGTCGAAGACAGTCACGAAGAAGCAACTCGAAGACTTGAACAACGACTCACTAGCTGCTAGAGAAGTGGTTCGTGAGATCATGAATTTCGGCGTAAATGAGCGTCAGAAAGTCATAATCATCCAAAGCCTCGCCATGACGCTAGAGGACAATGAACTCATGCGAGCTTTGCTTGATTGCATCTCTGACATTGCTGGAGACAAGGTCTTCATCTCGAAGATGTTTGGAGAATGACATGGGACGTCAATCAAATTCCAGGCTATCGAATTCGTCTCGCCAAGATTCACGACATCCCAGTGCCGATGCCGAATTCGGAGGAATGGCTCTCTCTGCCGGCGATGCTAGCAGGATCGTCGTCTTGCATGGCGAGGTCAACGAGACGTCTGTCTCGGTCGTTGTCGCCAATCTCTTGCATATGGCTTCGGTCGACTTGAGTCCCATCTACCTTGTCATCTCGACGTACGGTGGATCTGTCGATGAGATGTTCACGTTGTACGACACCATCAAATTCCTCCCATGCCCAGTCCACACGATCGCTTTGGGAAAGGTCATGTCAGCTGGAGTGTTGCTGTTGGCTTCTGGGACGAAGGGTAAACGCATGATCGGAAAGTCTGCGAGGATCATGATACACCCGGTTTCGGGCGGAGCGACGGGAAATGTGTTTCAGGTCGTTGCAGAAGCCGACGAACACGTCAGACTCCAGGACCAAATGGCGGACGCGATCGCCAATGAGACGAAGATGACACGTCAGAAGGTCAGGAAGATCATGTCGACCGGTCACGACGTCTACATCACGCCCGATGACGCTGTGAAGTACGGCATCGTGGACAAAATCATCGGAGCTTCCGTCAGGGACGTCATGAAAAGTTCGGAGTTAGTGTAGTACAACATAGATCATGCCACGTCATGACTATCGACCCTTCTTTCCGTTCGATGACGTGCGTTCGGAGCAGGATGAGGCGATAAGATTTGCAATCGATGCATTCGAGTCTGGGAAGAAGTACGTAGTTCTCGAGCTTCCGACCGGGATTGGAAAATCAGCCATAGGACTCACGGTAGCACGCTACATGAATCAGCACGGAGACGACGTGCTTGATGCGGAAGGTCTACCTGTTCAGCGCACGTCATACGTGCTGACAACACAAAAGATACTCCAGGATCAGTATGTCAAGGATTTCGGAGAGGCGTCCGGAAGAGACGTCCTGAGATCCATCAAGTCATCGTCGAATTATTCGTGTGGATTCTACTCAGGATCGACGTGTGCTGACTCGCGAAGACTCATGCGACTCATGTCAAAGGAAGTCGCAGGAACAGAATTCGAGAGACACTGTAAGTCATCGAAATGCCCGTACGCGTCTGCCAAGGCAGAGTTCGAGGCGTCTCTGGTGTCGTTGACGAATTTTCCGTTCTTCCTCGCTAGCAAGAATCTGTCTACACGCTCAACGCTGGTGATCGATGAGTGTCACAATGCTGAGTCGGAATTGGCTAAATTCGTGGAAGTCTCCTTTTCGGAGAGATTCGCGAAGGACATACTGAAGTGCAAGGTCCCGAAGATAGACTCGCAGCAAGCAGCCTTCGATTGGGTGTGTGCTTCTTATAAGCGTGCGCTTCTCAAGCATCAAAAGTCGATCAATGAGCGTCTGAAGTCAGGAGATCGTGGAGAGAACTCCAGACAAGCCGAGATGCTGGAGAAGCACGTGGAGAAAGTCCTGAAGTTCATCCAGATATACGATGAATCTAACTGGGTGATGAACGTCGTGTACCCGAAAGATGGAGCCAAGAGAGGATTTCGACGCTTCGAATTCAAGCCGGTCGACGTGTCCCACTTCGGTGGAGAACTTTTCGGGAACGCGGGAAGGATTCTAATGATGTCTGCCACAATAGTGGACAAGGACGTCTTTTGTCGATCGATTGGAATTCCCGTTGACGACGCGGCCTACCTGAGGCTAGCTTCCCCTTTCTCCGTCGAGAATCGTCCCGTCCTCTTCATGCCCGTGGGATCGATGTCGAAATCGAATATCGACAGAACGCTTCCGAAGATGGTCGAGACCATAAAAGAGATCTTGGCGATCCACCCCGACTCAAAGGGAATCATACACACGGCCAATTACAGGATAGCCAAGCACATCCAAGACTCGATACCGTCGGATCGATTCGTCTTCCACGAAGCTAGCAACAGAGAGGAAGCTCTCAAGTTTCACCTTGCGTCGAAGGATCCGACGGTCATAGTGTCTCCCTCGATGATGGAGGGAGTCGACTTGTCAGACGACGCGTCACGTTTTCAAGTGATCTGCAAGATACCGTTCCCGTATTTGGGAGACCTCATGGTGAAGCGGCGCATGGAGAGGGATTCAACGTGGTATCCTTACGTCACCGCGAAATCGATCATTCAGTCACTCGGAAGATCCATCAGGAACAAGGACGACCACGCGATGTCGTACATCCTCGACAGCGACTGGACCAACTTCTACGCCAGGAATGAGAGAATGTTCACTGACGACTTTCGTTTGGCACTTCACAGTTTACTGCGGTGACGAACCACGTAGTATCTCGTCCACGAGGTGACACACAGATGAGTATGAGCCAGACACTAGAAAAGTGGGATTCGATCAAGAACGCCATGACCGAGCTGGAGGATGACTTCACAAAGTTCGGGAAGGGTTCGCTAGCAGCCAGCGTTCGTCTCAGGCACGGTCTTCGTTCCTTGCAGAAGCTGGCTTCGGAGGCGGTGAAGGCCTCCAAGGAGTCGGACAAGTTGATCAAGGAGGAGCGCAAAAAGGAGCGTGCCGCCGCGCCCCCGGATCAGAAGAAGAGGGGAGGCTTCAAGAAGAAGACCCCGGAGAATCCCGCGGGGAACTGATGCGATACGATTCGAGGACGCCTAGGCGTCCTCGAACGTTTTCGTTCCTTTGCATAGGTAGGGTTACATGAAGACAGCCATTCACAGGAAGTTGTTCGAACAGGGACTCGATCCACGATGCACATACGTGTCTGACAAGAAAGGGAACCTGATTCAGAAGTCAGACTCTGTGACGACTATCGTTCCTTTCCTTGAGGAGCCCAAAGTCGTAGTCTCGAATGAGACACATTGGGAGATCGATCAACCGGTTCAAGTTTCAGTCGACACCGTTGTCTCTTTGGAACACCCGATCTTTGAGATCAGCTCCTCGACGAAAGGAAACGACGACGTCGCCCTCGTTCGAGAGACTGTGATCGAGCCGCCGCCAGAGAGAGACGAAGTGAAAAATGAAGTCGTCGAATCGTCAGAGAACATAACCGACTCCTCGGAGCCCCCCGCCGAGCTCGACGATCTTCGTCCGAGTGAGACGTCGATGCCTTCCGATCCGAAGTCATCGCTGGTCGATCACAAAGATTCCGGAGAATTCAAGAAAGAAGCACCGACGGTCAAGGACGTCAAGGGATCTCCCGGGCGTCGCAAGAAGTGATCGGATCGAACGTCTCTCTTAGCTTCTCGAAGATGGATCTCTCGATCTGACAGATCCTCATTCGGGTCAGTCCGTAGATCTCACCGACGTCGTTGAGAGTGAGCGCACCTCCTCTCGTGGTCGCCACTATGCAATTTTTGCCTCGTGGATGATTGATCCATTGGCGGCACGTCTTCTTGTGACATCCGTCGGTAAGATCATTGACGACGTCGTAGCATTTCACCACAGGTAGATGTTTTTCCCGCTTTGCGCTCATTTCGATGTACGATCCTTAGCAGGATCGACTAACACGTTCAAGGCTAAGCATGAAGAAGACATATGTCCTCGACACCAACGTCCTCATTAGTGACCCGGGAAGTCTCGAGGCTTTCGACAACAACGACGTCATTGTCCCACTTCTTGTCGTCGAAGAGCTCGACAGGCTCAAGACGAGGAACGACGACGTCGGTAGGAATTCGAGAGAAGTGAATCGACGCTTGTCAGCGCTATGCGACAAGGGCGACGTTCGATTGGGAGTCCCGACGACATCGGGAGGTACTATTCGAATATCGTCGATCTCATCGACGCCTCGGAGATATCTTCCACCCGAGATGAGCACGACGTCGGTCGACAACATGATCGTAGAGTTCATGTTGAATCAGACCGAGGGTACCGTGCTAGTCTCTCGGGACGTGAACATCCGCGTCAAGTGTGCGTCGCTAGGAATCAAGGCTGAAGATTATCGACGCGATCGCGTCATGTCGAAGGCAGACGAACTGTATACTGGCGTCGCAGTTGTCACGACGAACAAGGATGAGGTCTTCGATCGTCTCAGGGAGACGGGGATCATTCATGCGAGAGAGATCCCCGAGATCGACAAGAAGATATACCCCAACCAGATCGTCGTCTTGAAGAACGGCAATCGAGAGAGTCAGTCGATGATCTCGCGCGTCCGGAGAGGTTCTGACGGAACCGTGCTCAAGCTCATCAATAAAATCGACGACGTGTATGGAGTGAAACCAAGGAACAAGGAACAGATATTCTCTCTCGACCTCCTGCTCGACCCAGAAGTCAAACTCGTGACACTGGGCGGTACCGCCGGATGTGGGAAGACCCTGTTGGCATTGGCGGCAGCCCTAGACCAACTGGAGGGTCTCGGATCCAGACCGCTATACCAGAAGATAGTGGTGTCTAGACCCGTGCAGCCGATTGGTAAGGACATCGGCTTCTTGCCTGGAACGCTCGAGGAGAAGCTAGATCCATGGATCGCACCCATTCGTGACAATCTCGAGCAACTCACCGAGAAGAAGAAGACAGGCAAGGGAAACAAGCCGGCCAAGGGAACGTTGAGCGATCCATACATCGACATCATGAGAGAGAACGGAAAGATCGAGATCGAGGCCATCACTTTCATTCGAGGTCGGTCCATCCCGAATTCCTTCATCATCATCGACGAGTCTCAGAACTTGTCGATACACGAACTCAAGACCATCCTGACGAGGGTCGGTGATGGAACGAAGATCGTGTTGACGGGTGACGTGGAACAGATCGACAACGTTCACGTCGATGCTTTGACGAACGGATTGACACACGCCGTCGAGAAATTCAAGGACTACGACATAGCGGGTCACATCACGTTGATCAAGGGAGAGCGATCCGCTCTGGCGACGTTGGCTTCTCAGATCCTGTGACGTGAGCGTATCGACGCTCCTGCATATTTGAGTCTGACATGGGGATTCTCGACAGCAAGTCTCGCGTGATGGACGCTATCACGACGGTCGAAGGAAGGAGACAGCTAGCAGCTGGAACTTTCGAAGTGTCGTACGTCACATTCACGGACGCAGGGGTCTCCTATGAGTCTGACGCAGTCGATGGACACGTCGATCCGACGGGAAGGATCTATCTCGAAGCTGCGAGTCTTCCTCAAGATCAGATAGTCTTCGAGGCGAACGATGAGGGATACTTGAATCCCGTTCGCGAATACCAGGCCTCCGGGTCCTTCCTGTCGTCGTCGATGGGAAGGGCTTCGTTGGCCAATGGACGTCTTTTTGTGTACGAAGTCCATCACGGTCGAACGGTCAAGGTCGACGACATTCGACAGGTCACGAGTGACAGCGGCAAGGGATTCGTGTACTCCGACACGACAGGTCTTACGGGAAGCATACTGATCGATCCCACGTCACGTGGTGGGAACGTGTCTGGCGGAGGACCACCCTGGATAGCTCGAGTTGGAACACGTGGTGGACTCGATGGATCTCAGTTCGCTCGATCCATAGTCTCAGCCGTCAATAGCCTGAAGACTCTGGGGGGTCCGAACGTCGTAGTCTCGTGCGTCGGAAGGAGGGTCTATTTCGACACTGGAGAGGTATACGCTCAGACGTTCATTCGGACGACTGGTAGTCTCTCGACGCCCATGCAGGTGACGCAGGGATCGATGGGAGGATCCATCGTCGGCGAGGAGGTCGAGGAGGCCAACTTTTCGTCGCAAATAACTGGCATACTCACGTCGTCGTTCGACAATTTCTCAGACCTTCAGACGATATCGACCGTCAACAGGACGTTCCGTGACGACGCTTTCGAGCTGTCGACCAATCGACTCGAGTTCGACTTGACGTCCATACCGCGTGATTTGTCGACGTCCATCAATCGAGCTCCTTCGTTGAACTCAGTGGATTCGCTATTCAGCGATAAGAGGGCGAGTCGACTCGAGAACTTCATGTATCTCCCGCCGATCCTGAAGACGTCCGATTCGTTGGCTCCCAACAAGAGAGACGTCACGTCCCTGAGAGCAAGGAGATTGGGAAGCTATCCGTCGTGGGGAGACAACGAAAAGCCGGCATCATACTCTCAGATAATGCGTCGCAATGCCAGGCTTCCCCACAAGGAAGTAGTTTTCACGAGATCGTCAAGAGCGAACAACGTCATGTTGCAGTTCTTCGAGGTGTCCGGGAATTCGGTATCGAAACTGGACGTGTTGCGCTTTGGGAGGGGACAGGACTCACTCGATCCTGGTGACGTCTACTTCATTGGAAAGGTCTACCAAGACGGGAGAGGAACGACGTGTTTTCTCAGTATTTTCACGGTGGTCTTCACTCGCCCGCGAGCGGGGTCTCTTCACGACGGTGACGGAAGATGACGATATCAATCAAGACATCGACCACTACCTCGAAGCCGGCTGGCGTCTCCAAGGTGGGAACGTCGATATTGAGCGTCAATCCTCTCACGTACGCGGAGCTGACCGACCTCCGCAACGGAGGAAAGACCTTGAGGTTCGATCTGACGTTCTCCCTATCTCTCCTGGATTACAAAGTCCTCCAGTACGAAAAGGTGGAAGTCACGGTCAAACGACCCACAGATTTCGACTCATCCGCAAAGGACGTCAAGAGAGGAGTCAAGTCGACGACCAATTCCCCATCAAAGAAGACGGTTGCGGAGAAGCTGTACTCTGGCATCAACTCATCGTTCGATGCTTCACAGACGGAGAAATTCGCGTACAAGACTTCCACGGTCGTCTCCGACGACGTCAAGGACGCACTATCGTCTCATCATTACGTCGCCGAACTAAGGCAAGGACAGACGATCAAGTTCTTTCCGGAGAAGTCCAAGATCGATCGCTTCAATCTGGTCCAATCCGTCAACGATTTGGGGATCGATCCATCCGAGGTCGCGACTCGAGATTGGACGAAGATCGGCCGCCGCGCCGCTTTCCTGAAGGACATAGAGTCATTCTTCCTGAGGACAGTCCCAGCACGAGTCACCTACGACAACGTCTTGAGATACGATAGGGTCCCGAAGCGACCGACTTACGTCGACGTCACTGTGCCCGTCTACGTCGATTCGTCGGATCGCTCTTCGATCATGACGATCAGGTTCGATCTCATCAATTCCAAGACGAACAAGATCGACGAGACGGTGTCGGTACAGCTCGACGTGTCCGGACACGTCGAAGCATACGGACAGTTGCGAGACGACCCGATGATAACCGCGCAGCGGGTCGCGGCTCCCTCGTCCAGGACGTCTCATGAGCGCTACGTCGTGTCCATCTCCGAGAAGAACAAGACTTCTGGCGTCAAGAAGTATGCTGTGTACACCAAGGGGATTGATCGGTTTGGATCGACCACCGGGTATTCGCTGTATGGAACGTTCGAGAAGACGCACGACATCGTCGAAGTAGTGATCGATCCGAAGTACAGAGTGGAGGTAGTTCGTGTCGTTCCCATCGATGCGCAGAATCGTCTATCTCACAGATTCGGATCTGTCGTGCTGGGACACGGCCACGAAGACATCGGAAATGTCGTCTCGATAGTCTCTACGACGGGCAATTCCGTGCGCCTCGAGGTCAAGAACATACCCGAAACGTGTTCGATAGTCACGATCATGAAGCGTGACTGCACGATATCACCTGAGATTCACTTCTCTCGCGTGCACTCCGAGCGATCGTCGGGTGCCGATTCTTACACGTACGTCGATCGAGACGTATTGGCCGGCAGGACGTACGAGTACTACGTCTCTTGTCAGTGCCACTCGAAGACCACGCCTGAGTTCGTGATAAACTCGAACTCGGTCATGTACAGGCATCGAACATCAGCCCTATCACGCGAGGGTACCAAACCCATCGACGTGGCGCTGACGTCTCCGACAACGTCCCTGGACTCCCAGGGAGCTCCCAGAGTATCTTTCTCCCTGAGTACGACGACTACCCAGGGCGAGAATGAGAAAATTACGACAATCCTGAAGGAGACGCTGGGGGAGCTCTACAACCAATACTTGAATCCTGCTAACAATCCGTCGTCTCCTCTCGGGAGTCAAGTCTATCGTGACATCTTCTTCCACGAAGTCGTGCGCACTAATCTGTCGACGGGCGAACGGGAGACATTCGACCCGGTCGGTGATGGACAGTTCGTTGATGACGAGACTAGTCGAAGAAAGTCGAACATCTCGCCACTGAATCCCCAACATCGTTATCTCTATCAGGTCCACACGTTTCGCAAGAATCCCATCGAGCTCTTCAAGGGATACGTCGCCAGAGGATTGACGCGATCCGGAGCCGAATGGTTCTTCAGTCCCTACAAGTGGAGGAATTCCCAAGCCATCCAGGGTCAGCTATACGGAGAGGACGAAGATGGGCCCGTCATAGAAGCTTGGGAGTCGTTCACGTCTGAATCGTACGGTGTCACGAATTCCTACACGTCGAATGGAAGCACTGAATTCACTTCAGTGTCTTCGATCACAGTCGTGCGTCTAGACGTCAACACGATTCGTCTCTCTTGGACGATACCGAAAGGATCTGCTCCCCTGTACGATTCCTTCGTGGTCATGAAAGTCGTCAATGGCGTCAGGTCATTCGTTGGAAGGACTCACACGACGCGGTTCTATCATGAACTGACCGAAAAGGACGTCGGGAATGTCCACTACATCGTCTGTCCCATCATGTCCGAATTCGACATTGATGACCCAGCGTACTCTTCCACGATCACCGTAACACCGACCGGCATAATCAAACAGACCAAGGCTCCTTCGGGCTCGGTGGCGACTCCCACGAAAGTCCCCCAGCAGAATCTCTGAGGAGAAATGACGTTCATACCTGCCAAGAAGAAATCTCAAGCCGCCGCCGGCGGATCTATCGGACAAGCTCAAGTCTCCGGGATCGTGGTCGAGAATTACGAGAAGGGATCCGGATCGACGATAGTCAAGTCGGTGACGTCGCCCAAGCCCATCCTTCCAAAGAAGGTCTTCGATGAAATGGCATCAGATGCCACCGAAGAAGTCGTAGTTGGTGACTCGTATTCACACGACATACAAGCCAAGATAGATCCGGTCGCAAAGGCATACGAGTCTTTCGTCGGAACGCCCATGACGGCTCCCGTCATAGTCATGACGTCTGAGTTCGTTCCTCTCGTCGGTAGAGTTGAGGAGAAGATATCGATCGACGAAACATCGAGCGTCGTGTCTGCGGTCACGGCTCTCTCCGCCCTGGAGGAATTCGACGAGGTAGTCGACGAAATCATCGCCACTAAGAAGTCGATCAAGGAGCGTCTCGTCGGTCTCGAAGAGTCCCTTTCAGGCATCGATGCTCGCCTCGCTGACGTCGATACAGCTCTCAACGTCCGGACTCTTTCACTGGGTCGATCGGTCGGAAGCTTGAGTGACGTCCTAGTGAAGTCGGGCTATCCGCAGTCCTCGGTGGCGAAATTTGCCAACACGAAATTGTGGATGCAAGCGACGATAGAGCTCAAACGAGCACTCCTCGCCGGAAGTCCCGTCCTCTTTTCGTCCACGGCCAATCGACAACCAGATCAAGCTGACACCGACGATAGTGAGAGGATATTGTCAGATGTCACGCGAACACCGAGCGATTACGCACGCGTCTGGATAAACCCGTACTCCAACTTCGACCTGCCGTCGATAGCGTCGTTTTCTTCTACATCGACATTGAAGACAGCCCGAGACCAATTGATAGCTCGATCGTCGAAATTGTACGTCAGTTTGGCCATTGCCAACATGACCAAAAAGTCTCCGGACTCTCCTCAGACGCAGGTCTTCGACGCCGGCGGCATCTTGAGTGCCTATTCAGGCGACATGCTCAATCAGTACGTGTCGTCTGGACGAGACATCTCCATCTTGTCGTCCATCTTGCGAAAAGAGGTCACGTACTCGACCTTCATGTCGTCTCAAGCGAACAGGACGTGGTTGGCTTCCGTCGTCGGCTATAGCGTTTCATCCAACGATAACTTCACCGTCCTCGATCATCTATTGGGACGATTTCCTCGCTCGATTGACGAGTTTTCGGACACTCCGATAGGTCTCGGTAACTCTCTCTCGAGTTTCTCGCAGGAGTCGCCGGTGGTCGATGGAATTCGTCGACGCGTGATGACGTTCGAAAAGAGAGTCCCTGACGGCACAACTTCCGGACGTTCTTACTACGTCGATGGGACTTTGACGACCGCAGATGGATTGAAATTCGATACGTCGAGGATCAATGCACTCATAACACGTGTTTCTCGCGTCAGTGACGTCATATCGAAGATAGCGCTCATGGCTGGACTGTCCTCGTCGACGGACAAGTCGGGTCGTCTGACGATTTTCCGCGACTCTGAGTTCGGAGAGTTCGACATAGACACCATAGCGACTCATCTCGAGCCCTTGCGCCAGATATACGACAAGGTCATCACGACAGGGAACGTGTACGATCAAACGACGGGTGAGTCGTATGATGGTCTCAAGGTAGACGTCGAGGAATTCAAGGGGTTGACCCAAGACGAACGCGACTCATTCAGATGGCCGGCCATGTTGTGCAAGGCATGCGTTCAGCCTGTGACATCGGGTTATGACGTCGACGATCTCAAGACGCATGTCTTCGCATGGATGATGAATTTGGTGCTGTCGAGGGCCGACGGAGCGCAGAATCTCGACGTGACACGAAAGGCACGTCTAGACGTCGACAACTTCGTGGCGACACGCGTCCTGAACAAGAAGATTCCTCTTAGCGACCTCGCGTATCTCTTCTCCGAGGCTCACGGTCTGACATTCGTCACCAAGATCACGACGACTCTTGGAGGAGACTATGCCGAGGCGTCGGAGGCTATGAAGTTTGGAGATAAGGCGTCGGATGTCGAGACGAGATCGCTTCTCGGATCCGATGGTCAACCCGTGGGCCTGTGGAAGATCATAAGAGACCTGATGATTCAGGCGTACACGAACAAGAGCGCGTACTCGGGCGACGTGACAAGCTTTAGCGGGATCGGAAAAACGGCATACATGTATGCGTACTTCGATCTATTGATGAGATGCGTCGCAGCTCTCACGCCCGAGAGCCTAGAAGGAAAGTTCCAGCACACGTCGAAGACGTCTTCCACCACCACGACCACGCTGGAGGGATACGCCGTGTACATGCTCACCGACGATGCGGTGAATGACACGTACGTTCGATCACCCGATGGTCTCAACTCGAAGCGTCTCAAGTCTGCCATTGACGTGAGAGACGCCGACGATGAATTCGTCGCCGACACGTTGGCGATCTTCTGGACGATCGTCGACACGATAGGAAAGACGTCGAAATCTCTGGTGAGATACGTCGAGAAGGATTTCTCAACTTACCTCCAGACGATCAGAGGAGTCATCTCGTCTCTTAACGCCCGGGCGGAGACGAGACTGGCAGTGGAGAATTTGGCTTTCACTGAGGGTCAGGTCTCCCTGACACGACACGCGATATCAGAGATGATAGATCGCATCGATCTCGAGGAGCAGTCCCACGACGTCGTCAGATCGAGTCCCATCATGTCGGACGTCAGTGACGTAGCGATGCTATTCATGCCCGTGAGCATGTCGGACCTCCTCTCTTACGAGACGTTCTCATCGTATTTCCGATCACAGCAATTCTCTCCCAAGTCCGGATGGAACAAGAGGATCATGTCCGTCGGAATACCTCCACGCGCCGTGAGGTCTCTCTCCGGAGCTGTTTCTAGAGAGAACAAGACAGGACAGTCGGTGATTCGAGTCAAGGTCTACATGAAGGACCTCCTGCATCCTGACGTTGTGTACCTTCCTCGCTCCTATCTTTTTGATATGCGTCGTTATCCCACGCGGTGCCCAGCACATTGGGGAGACGCGATGAGGGATGACGACGAGATCAACATCTTGTCAATTCCCAGCAAGCTGGTGTCGAACGGTGAGGTGACGGTCTGTCGTGACTACAACAGCGGCTATCCTGGTTCGATGTATCCGTCCGGTCTCTTCGACGAATCCGAACGTTTGGAGATGTACGCCAACTGCTCCATCAGTTTTCTCGTCGAGGAATACATGCGATGGTTCACACGATGTCGATTTGACGAATCGACATACACTCGATTCGGAGACACTGATAGCGTCCTAGAAAATGTCAAGATTCAGACTCCACGACTCTCCTCTCCACCCAAGAAGTCTAGACAGACTTCACCGGCGGACACATCGATCAAGTACACCGATCCAGCGAGCGGAGTCACCTATCACGTTCCTACGACGAAGAAGAAGAATTCGATCCAACAAGACGTCATCGATGCCAAACGTTATGACATCCCGATGACGCAGACGTTGCACGAATATCTGAAGAATCTCACCTTCATGGCTGGCTCCGACGTAGTTTTGGAAAGGGTCGTGCATCCTCGTAAGTTCGACAGGGTGTTCAATCTCATCGTCGATCCTGATGATTTCCTCGTCGACGTTGACGCCACCGGGCAAGAGACGTGTCGACGTCTCACGCGATTCGGCGTGTTGACCGACCTAGGAGGATCTTATCGCTCGAAGGAGCGTACTTCAGGTGACGTCACGTTCGAAGAGTACTTTGTCACCATGGAACCGTATGACTACGTCGATGAGGCTCCGGTATGACGCAAGGATTCAATACAAAACCCCTCGGTAGCACCTCATCGGGCGTCAAGTCTCAACCGTCCAAGACGAAATCTTCGTCATCGGTCGCTGGAGTCTCCAAGACGGGAGTGACCGAGTCGTCTCCCATAGACTACGTCGGGACACTTTCGCCCACCAAGAGCGAGCAATCTGACCCATCCAGGTCCATCGATCTGATCAACATACCCGAGATCAAGTCGATACTGTGCACATTCACGTACAACCACTTCACACGTGACGAGAGGATAACACCTCCTAGAACTGTGTTCAGTGGAGGTGAGGAGAAACCTCGAGACAAGATAGCGCGATACGTGACGGTGTCGTGGCAGCCTCCTGCTAGAAAGTCGATGGGATCCTCAACGACGAAGTCGAGGATTGGTACGATATACGAGAACAGGGACGTAATCGTATCAGAAGACGATTCGTTGAACCCGGATTACGTCGATCACACGTATTCAGACGATGAAGCAATAACGCGTGCCGCGACCGATCTCGAGCTATACGACAAGATGGTGGGTAGAGGCAACGAAAGTCTGACGTCCATGGCGGTCGATCGTTTGACCTCCCTTGGGTCTCATGCCGGTGAGAGAGACGTCGCAAAGCTGGATCGATTGTCGAAAACTCTCATGAGAGTCATCGATGATCCTCAGGAAAATCTCGGTCTGACGGTGACACCAAGCGACCCCGCCAGAGTCCTAGAATCCGGCGACGACGACGTCACGCTTCACGTCAAGGTCCACGGATCCGTCGTCTCGGACGTCTTCGCCAATTCCCACCTGAAGTCGTCCGACTCTTCGTTGGCTTCAATCAGGAGATCTTCGTCGAGAGTCAGATCTGGTACGTCACGTCCTGAGAGACAAGCCTTGAGCGTAGTGGAGATACTCACTTCTCAGGCAGAGAAGGAGAGGCTAACTCGCCCTGTCGAAATGATCGGTTACATCGTGTCTCGCTACGTTCAGACGCGCAACGGGTTCGTACCGGACGACGTCTTCTACGTCGAGGATCCATCAACGACGTCGATCATCGATCCTGGCGTCATGTACGGGAAGACATACTTGTATGCCGTTCGAGTCGTGTTTGCCGTGGAGATGTTGGCACGCGATGGTGATCGGGTGGTACCAGCGTGCGTGTATGTCTCGTCTCGCTCCGTGACGAAAGTAATGAAGACCGAGGAGTCCACGCCGCCCCCGGAACCGACGTCGCCCAGATTCACTTACGACTTCATCGATAGACGTCTGACGATCCACTGGGACATGCCCGTGAATCCCCAAGACGACGTCAAGCAATTCCAGGTCTTTCGACGAAAGACGATCGGAGAGCCTTTCGAACTCATCTGTCAGTATTGCTTCGACGACACAATCGTCTCGGGCGATGCATCGCGTGCACTCACGGGCGAGAGAGTCGATGGCAACTCGTCGACCATGACCGACGAAGAGAGATCCCATGTGAAATACTCGCCAGTCCCAGTCTTCTCGCACACGGACGACGATTTCTATGTCGATCCTGAGACGCGGGAGTCGTCGAGGTACATCTACGCAATCGCTAGTGTGGATGCCCACGGTCTGATATCGAATTACTCCGCGCAGGTCGAGGTGTCGTACGATCAGTTCTCCAATCGCTTGACGTCTAAAGTGGTGGCGGACTCCGGATCTCCAAGACAGTACCCTAACATGACGCTTGCTTTGGATGCCTTCAAGGACGCCGTCTTCATCGATGGTCCCGGATCTCGAAGGATGGACGTCTACATGGCACCTGACTTCTTGAAAGTCAAGGATCCTGCGAGGGGAGACGACATACAGGTCGTCGCCGGATCATCGCCCGATAGACCAGCTAGTTTCTACGTGTTTCAGATGATCAATCTCGACAACCAGAAGACGCAAATCTTGGAGGTCGAGATCAAGGATACCCACCGCCGCACGTCTCCTGTGAAATTGGGAGCCCCGCTGGATAGGTAGACTGGAGGAAAGACATGGGATTTCTAGACAACTCGACGAACAACCTCATCATTGACGCAGTCCTGACGGATTATGGTCGTCAGCTCTTGGCTCAGGCGAACGGATCTTTCAACGTCAAGTACTACGCATTCGGTGACGATGAGGTCGATTACCGTCTGATCAAGCGATATGGGAGGACGGTCGGCAAGGAGAAGATCGAGAAGAACACTCCGATCCTCGAGGGCATCACGAACCCAGCTGTCGCCTTGAAGTACAAGCTTGTCGGTCGTGAGACGTCGGGAGAGACGTCGGCGGCATTCATGCCAATCCTTCAGACGACATCGACGCCAGCTCTGGTCAAGAACACCCAGTCGTCCTACACGGTGACGGTCGATCTCTACTACAACAACTCGACGGGAGCCGCAGTACCAGTAGAACTCATCCAGCCCGTGTACAAGATAGCTGTGTCCGATAGGTTCTTCACCATAACGGATTCCGGGATGGGTAGGATAACAGCTCCTGCAGCTGGATCGTCGATGATAAATGCGGGAGATCCGAACAGGACGGTCACGTACACGTACACCGTGACGAACAATTCCACATCGATATCTTTCGTCGTCACCGCCAAGAACATCGACAACACGACGCTGTCGGTGTATGGGAAGAGGATCAACTCCACTTCGTCGACCAGAGAGATCACAAGCTACATCACGGTCACGGGGGAGAGACATGGATGCACCATCAACATACCCGTGACTTACAGGGCTTCTCTCACCTTATAGGATTGGAATCACATGTCGACCCAAAAGCAGCTACTTCCATCCGACAAGAAGGTGACTCGAACGTTCTTGACGCAGCTCATAGACGTCATCCAGGAGGACGTATCGTCGTCAGCTTCGCGCAGGAAGTATCAGTCGTTCGTGACTGGAGGCATCGGACCCGGGGTGACGTCGAGTCTGTTTCAGACCGTATACGACCAAGATTTCACCCTACAGACTGCCAACCCGGTCTTCGACATAACGTTCGGTCTCGCGCCACCCGACGTCAACGTCGATGGTATAGCCGCAACGACATCGACGGCTGTGGACGACGGTGGCAAGTATCTTTATCCGAGCAGCTCTCTCATGATGAGAGAGAAGACGGACATTTACGGTCAATTCTCACAGATTCTCCTCGGAGACAGGGGAGAGACTTTCAAACTGCCAGTCGATCCAACGTTCACGACGTCTCAGACGACGACCGACATCGATGCCGCACTGTTCATCGCCTTCAAGCGTCTCTTCTCGCGCGATCAGATCAAGCGTGAGACCTTCGCGATGAAGTTCTATCAGACCGCTTCCTACGTCAGCACCATCGCCGGACAGGACACGCCTCCGGCAGCCGATTCCAGCGGAGTGACGAACATCTACCGGACTTCGACGACAGGCTCGGCGATCTACACCGACATAGGATCTTCGGATTCTCGCTTCTTCAGCGTGGGTGGACAGTACGGATACCTCGTCAACGCTGCCAACACGTCGAACGCCGTCGGCCTGATCTACTACGATCATGGCATCGTCGTCCTCGACATCGAGAAGGTCACGTCAGGATCTCAGTTCATATCGGGAACCATCTCTGCCATGAACTCCCTGGGACAGACGGTCCTCGGAGGCGCTGGGACCGAGACAGCATACACGGCGAAGGTCGTCCCAGATCTCTTGACGTCCGGATCGATCGACGACGTGATCGATCACTTCAGCTACGCTCGATTCGGAAGCGGCACTCAGACGGCGTTCACGTTCCAGAACTCGACGTACATCAACTCGTCACTGATCTTCTGCAACGCCCTGCCAGACGATTTCAATTACTCTTCGAATCCCACGTACACCGAGGAGAGCGGAGACTTCAAGGGTAGACTGACGATATACGATCCCGCCCTTCCAGAGGAGTCTCAGGAGCCTTTTGCCTTCATCACCACGATCGGCCTGTATGACAACACGGGAGGGTTGGTGGCTGTGGCGAAACTCAGCCGGCCCGTGGAAAAGAATCCTGGGCGAAACCTTTCATTTAGGGTCCGGACTGACTATTTATGTCAGTCATACGTGTGACATCAGACGACGTGCAGCACACCACGGTGATCACCACACCGAGGCGTTACTACGCGTCTTCGTCACACGGAACGACGGGATCTGTTCTGGTGAGACCTAGGGCATCATCGTACGAGAAGTCGACCGATGCTTTCGAGGACAGACACGAGGATTCATCGTACGATTCTCTCTTGAGATCGACGCTGTCGAGAGCGAAGTACTTCAGGGCGTCGTCACGCAACATCTTCACGACGATGCAGACGTATGTGTCGGGGGTCAATGTCCTGAGCGAAAAGGACGACGTCGTGATGGACGTCACCCGATTCACCCCCGGCACCAGTTTCACGAAGTATTTCTTGCGCAAGGGTATCGTGAAGGACACGCTGATGCGTTATTATCGCACGGCATATCCTCAGGCCACGTGGGCCTACACGAATTCGAACGCCCTGAATTTCTTCACGGCGTTCTCCGGATCGACTCAGCTAGTTCCTACGGGATCGGTCCTGCTCTATCCCAACGTCGTGACGTCATCAGCTCCGGAGCACGTGGGTTACGTCTCTGGATCCTACTGTCTTTCCGGAGCCTTCACTTTCGATCTACACGTGAATCCTCGCTACGAGGACGACGGGATAGACGCAGGACACTTCAAGGACGGGACAATCCTTCACCTGTCTTCGTCGTATGCTCTCTCCTTGGTGACTGGGTCTCACAAGGACGCTAGGGGATTCCCGCTAGGATTTCGCCTCAAGCTTCAGCTGAGTCACAGCGCCGGTCTGGCACCGTCGTCCACGAATCCCGGGTCGTATCCGCACGATCTCACGTTCCTGTCCGACGATAATTCTTTGACGAGGAATCGATGGCATCACGTCATCGTCAGATGGGGAACGTCACTCGTGGACGCTGGGACGGGGTCCTTCGTCATCGATGGTCGCCGCTCGGGAAATTTCGTGATACCGTCGGGAACGATATCACCAAGACCGTTCGTGAATTCTCTCAATCCCGACGTCCTGTGTCTGGGAAACTTCTACGAGGGAACGAATTACGGCACGTCTGCCCAAAGCATATTCTTCTCTCCAGACAACGCTACGCGAGACGGCGTCGACCAGCTGACGTCCGAGAACTCCGTCGAGGATCCTGTCAACTATCGATTCAATCATCCGCTCAAGGCCGAACTGCACGACGTCCTCATTCGACGTCATTATCTCACCGACAGTGAGATCGTCGCCTCTGGTTCCACGGGTCACGGACGATCCGTCAGGGACCAGATGGACTTCGCCTTCTACGTTCCACCGTTCTTCGTCCAAGAGGGACCGATCTTGCGGTGGGTCGGTGACCGAGGCGGTGTGCTGCAAACACCGTTCTTCGAGGTGGATGGTACCACGGACGACCCGTTCAACGTGGCCATGTCGTTCGGGGTCGGCGGTCACATGATCAACCTGGAGAATTTCGTGAAGGACTTCTCGACAGGTAGGTTTCCTCGTCTATTTCGACTCACGGGATCGACAATCGATCACACGACCGATCTCCTCGATGCCAACGACGTGATCTATTCCGATCCCGGCGTCGTGAAGAGGAACTTGTCCATTTTGCCGTGCGACGACGGGACGTTTGATCCGTGTTACGAGCTTCTCGACGACGAGAACTACACCAACAAATACGTGGACGCCGAGGGAGTGACGGACCTGAGTCTCATCAGCCTGTCTGGACTCTTGTCGACGTCATCCTTTCAGGCAGGAGGAATCCACGCGGAGTCGCCTGATGACTACGTCGAATTCCTCTACGGACCGTCTCCGGAGAAACCGGGTCTCGAGCCCGGGAAGTCGTTCTTGAAGTACATGAGTCTCCTGACAGCGTCCATAGGATCGGACGGTCAGATCGATCGTGGAGTTCAGCAGGGTGCCCCTCTCACGATTTATCAGCGTACGCAAGACTCCTCGTCGAATCAAGTCACGTTCTTCAACGTGTCAAACATCTTCTACGGACGAAGGATCCTGCCCGGATCCGTCGTGTTGCGTGACTCATCGATGACAGGTAGCTCAGGAGTCGTGTCAATCACATTGAGAGACGACGCGATGGGAAGCCTCTATCGGGCAGACTCCGACACTCCCCATCACATCAAGAACACCGTTGGGAACGTCTTCTACGACGAGGGAATAATCGTCGTCAAGAGTCCTCACTTGAATTTCTTTGGCAAGGATGGCTTCGAGCTCGAATTCAAGGGTGTACAGCACATCAATGTCACACGCTATGAGATCGTCGCACCTTCTGGCATGCTCAATTCCTCGTCCAATCCCACGCATCCAGGCTGGGATCTCCGACCATCGTCCAATCCGATCGACACGGAACCCTTCGTATACATCAGCGGCATCAATCTCCACGACTCCAACATGAATGTCGTCGCTCGTGTCAGACTGGCTCAGCCGGTCATGAAGAGAGAGGGAGATCGTCTTCTCTTCCGCGTGGCCATGGATTCGTTATGTCGACTCGCAGGAGACGACGAACAAAGCGAAGATACCATCGCGGCGATCACGTCTCGACCAAGACCGGTCTCACTTGCAGGTATCGAAGCGGCTGGGAGAAATCCTACATGGATCACTTGGACTCCGATCCCAGGGTCGTCGACTGGCTCTACGAGGCCCTATCCATCGAGTACGTGTCCAACAAACGAACGGGCAAGATTCGTCGCTATTTCCCGGACTTCGTGGTGAGATACGTCGATGGACGGGTCGTGATCGTGGAAGTGAAGCCGTCACGAAAGGTCGGCAAGGCTGTCAACCTAAAGAAAGCCAATGCTGCTCGAACGTGGTGCGGTGACAACGGTTTTGACTACGTCATATTGACGGAGCACGAACTGGTGTCAATGGGCCTAATCTAGTTCGATTTGTCTCGGTCCTATGTAGTGTCACCATGCCGGCAGCTACGACGTCCGACGCCGAACGAAAATCCTTGGCCCTGTATGCTCCCAAGACGTTCTACATGGGCCAGAAGATGTACGTGTTGTACGACTGCAAGATGTTGATCGACTACTTCGAAGTAGGCGAAGCCGACGTCCAGGACGTCATCTATGGAATGATAGCCGTCGATGAGAACGGTAGTTGTCCAATAGTCAGGTCGTCAGCAGCCAGAAAAGGTTACGGGCCACTTCTCTACGACATAGTGATGTGTGTGGAGGGTTGCCTGATACCCGATAGGAAATCCGTGTCTCCTAGCGCTAGAAGAGTTTGGGATTCGTACTCGAAACGTCCGGACGTGGAGAGACGATCGTTGAAGTCAGGAGACGCGTCGAACGATCCTCTCGATTATTCGTACTCGTTGAAGGGACATCCCAATTTCGACGCGCTCCTGAGAAATCACTCTCGATGTCTCTCGTCGCTGGACATCGATGAGACCGAGATCGAGAGACTCGCCGAGGAGTACTTCACTACACGACTGGACGTCGGCTGACGTCGTACAATCTCGATCATGATATTGGGCCTGGATGTCTCGACGTCGACCGTGGGTTATTGCGTCCTTGATCAGAACACGAAGAGATTCGATCGTGGTCGAGTGGTCTCCATTCACGCCATCGATCTGACGAAGGAAAAGGAATTTTGGTCGAAAGTCGACGAACTCGAGAGACGTCTCTCCTGTATCCGGGAAGACCACGGGACGATGGACGCTGTGATAGTCGAGGAACCTCTCATGCGATTCGCCGCAGGAATGTCGTCAGCTTCCACGATATCGACCCTCATGAGATTCAATGGCATAACGTGTCACCTGGTGCGAAAGACGTTCGGAGTCGACCCAACTATGCTCTCAGCTGCCACGGCACGTAAGGCGTGCGGAGTTCGCCTACTGTCGAGATCGAAGGCGGGATCACAGAAGGATCAAGTGTTCAACCACATGTGCGCAGCTGATCTGAAGGACGTCGTGTGGCCTCGCAAGCGAGGAGGTAATGTCGTCGATTGGGCCAAGGATGCCACCGATGCGTACGTCATCGCCACCGGTCACATCGAATTGAACACGACGCCGCCTGACGTGTAGGATCAATAGGTGTCACTGTACACGCTCACCGAGAAGTTGACGTTCATCGAGTCAGTCTTGGGACGTGGTTCCCTGTCGAAGAACAGCAAGAATTTCGACGTCAGGTGTCCATACTGTGATCCGTCATCCGCCGGAAAGAGGAAACTCTCGATAAAGACGACTGACGACAGGTGTCACTGTTGGGTGTGTGGATTCAAGGCCCGATCGCTCGCACCCATCATACGAAAGTATGGAACTCGGTCGCAACTGTCAGAATACGTCTCGCGTTTTCGAAGCGACTTGAAGGCACAGGTCACGGGAGACGAACCTCTCGAGCGATCGCTAGCGCTTCCTGACGATTTCAAGATCCTGTTCGATTGTCATAGACGAGATCCCGACACCAGAGACGCCTGGATGTACTTGTCTTCTCGTTCAATAACCGAAGAAGATGCCTGGCGTTATCGATTGGGTCTATCTAACGATTTCAAGTGGCGGAGAAGGATCGTGTTCCCTTCCTTCGATGCTGCGGGAGACCTCAACTATTTCGTCGGTAGAGCGATAGATCAGAAGAGGACACCGAAATACGACTCACCTGACGTCGACAAGAACCCAATCGTGTTCAACGAGATCGACGTGAATTGGAAGAAGGACGTCGTCATCGTCGAGGGACCCTTCGACGTCATCAAGTGTCCGGACAACACCATAGCCATACTCGGATCTGACTTGGACGAGCGTCACGAAGTCTTCAACAAGATAATCATGCACGACATTGGAGTCATCCTCATGCTCGACGGCGACATGTGGAATTCCAAGACACCCAAGTTGTACAAGAAGCTGTGTGAGTACGACGTCGATGTCAAGATTGCAGATGTCAGACCGTGGGGTGACCCGGGCGTCATGACCCGAAGTGAGATCGTGGACGTGCTGGGAAAGTCATCACACATGACGTGGAGGGACATGTTCGCCTCTCGTCTGGCGTGCATTAGATCATGATCAGCATCAGGGGATAGTTACGGATCATGAGATCCGCAAAGCGTCAAACTGTCACCGAATCGACTCTACGCAGGATAGTCCTCGAAGAAGTAGAGCGACGTCGGCGCCTAGAGGAGGGTTTCCTCGACACGATCAAGCAGGCCATGTCGAAACTTTCTTCGAAGGCCAAGGGAAAGGTCGCTGATAAGTCGAAGGCGGCAGCGGAACGTCTCAAGTCCGACCTCAAAAAGCTTACGTCGACCGTCGACATGGATCAGTTGAAGAAATTCAGGTCTGCGTATGAGAAACAAAAGGGAGCGGTACCCCTCTCAAAACTAGCCAGCACACCAGAGATTCAAGACCTGGTCAAATCCCTCAAAGCGATCGAGTCGTTCGATGCCGTTGAGGGTTCCGGAACCGGAGACACGAAGGTCGAGTCCGCGTCGATCGATATCGACCTCTTCCTGATAGAAGAGGGAATCGATCAAAAGATCGAGGAATCTCAACTCAACGAGATAGTCGGATCACTGGCCACCATCGCTGGTGCTTGGTGGACTGCACAGAAGACGGTCGTCGGTATGTGCGGACTGGGATTCTGGGCATCAAAGCTCATTGCATCCGTCATGAACAAGGCTGGGAAGCCTGAGACGGCGAAGAAATTCGAGAATTTGGGTCATCACCTACACCATCTCGAGGACGCCTGGCTCAAGAAGACGGCATTCCCACTACCCGTTCAGTATGCTGCATATGCTGCCTTGAATTCGACGATCGCAGGCAAGCAACCGGCTTCTTACGAGGAATTCAAGGGAAACAAGGAGATGCAGGAGCAGGGTTTCCACGCTCTCAAGTTCGCCCTGCTCATACCCATGGCGATCAGCGCCGTCACTCATCTGGTGCATGCTTTCAGCAATGCTTTCTCAGCGCTGTATGGCGTCTCTCACGCCGGCGCCGAGGTCGCATCTACGGCCAAGGCCGGCACAGCAGCTGCCAAAGTGGCCACACGCGGAATTGGTTGAACACTGAGTTCAGGAGTCAGTATGTTAGGAATGAATGACTCGTATTGCTCATACAGCTGACGTTCACATTCGTTCCTTGTCCCGACACGATGAGTATCGGGAAGTACTGACAAGCTTCATAGAGAAGTCTCGAGATCTTGGAGTAGATCACTTCTTCATCGTGGGAGACGTCTTTCACACCAAGACGTCAGGGATATCTCCCGAGTACATTGACATGCTCACGTGGTGGCTTCGATCCATGGCGTCGCATGCATGCGTGCACATCATGCTGGGAAACCACGACGGAAATCTGAGCAACCTGTCTAGACAGGATGCCGTGAGTCCCATCGTCAATGCACTCAACGATGACAGGATTCGTCTCTACAAGAAGAGCGGCACGTACCCGGTCGATGACCTGATCGACCTCGTGATATTCTCTCCTTTCGATGAGCATGGATGGAAGGACGTCAGACCGACAGTTGGCAAGGTCAACGTCGCCGGTTATCACGGCGCGGTGAGGAATTCACTGACGGAATCGGAGTGGAATTTGACCGACGGTGTCGAGTGTTCGTTCTTCGACGACTACGACATCGTCATGTTGGGAGACATACACAAGTCTCAAGTCCTACGACGTACGTCGGGGAGACCGTCGATGGTCTATCCTGGGACGCCCATCCAGCAGAATTACGGCGAAGACGTCGTGAGGTCGTTCACGTTTTGGGACATACGTGGGAAGGACGACTGGGACGTCAAATTCGTCGATCTTCCTAATCCCAAGCCCTTCGTCACGGTCGACTGGTCAGGAAGTCCTCAAGAGACGTTCAAGAAATTGGAATGTCTCACTCCTGGAACGCGCATCAGGATCAGATCAGACGACGCTCTTTCTCACGACGACGTTCACGTGATATCGGAGTTGGCGAGGACACGTGCGGTCGCCTCCGAGGTCGTCTTCAAGACCGAGAACGAGAAGATCGACACGACGAAGCTCACCGCCGGAGACATCGTCGTGTCGAAGTCCGACGTGAAATCTCCCGATGTCATCGTGTCGCTAGTGTCCGAATTCCACAAGGGAATACCAGACGACGAGGTGACCTCTATCAAGGAGAGGGTGTCTTCGTATCTCGTAGGATCGAGAAACAACGACGATGTGACGAGAGGGACGTCTTGGTCGATCGACACTCTAGAGTGGGACAACCTGTTCTCGTACGGAGAGGGAAACAGGATAGACTTCAAGAAGCTGTCTGGCATCGTCGGAATCTTTGGTCCCAACAGGATTGGGAAGTCGTCGTTCGTGGGATCGATCATGTATACGTTCTTCAACACCTCCGACAGAGGATCGATGAAGAATTCGCTCATCTGTAACGTCAGGAAGGACATGTGTCGATCTGCGGCGACGTTTGCCGTCGATGGATCCGAGCATCTCATCGAACGACAGACCGTGAAGACGGTCAACAGAAAAGGCGTCCAGAACGCCGTCACATCACTCAACCTCTTTCGCAGCGATGACGGGAATTTCACCGACATGTGCGGTGAGCAGAGGAACGACACCGAGAAATCACTCAGGAATTTGATCGGTACCTCCGAGGACTTCCTCGTCACTTCCGTCTCGTCGCAACGTGATCCAAACGACTTCATATCCCTGGGACCGTCGAAGAGACGCTCACTCTTGTCGAGATTCCTCCATCTCGACGTCTTCGATTCCCTGTACGACGCCGCGTCGAAGGACCTCGCGTCCGTCAAGGCTCGTCTGAAGACCTACCCGGAGATCGATTGGGATGCTGAGCAAGAGAGGCTGTCTCTATCGATACGTGAACGAACCATCGAAATAGCTCGTATCAAGGAGAGGATCGAGGAGACCCGATCGGAGATGTCCGACAAGACTTCGCTATTGAAGGACTTGTGCATCGACGACGTCGACATCGAATCCCTGGAGACCAGGGTCGCCGAATTGACGTCGCACCTCCAAAAAGCTCGATCCACCAGGAATAAGATCGAATCCGACCTGAGGTCAGCTGAGGAGGACATGTCGTCCATCGCGTCGAAATTGCTCGACGATGAGGCCCTGGGCGCTCTGGAGGAGTTGAGAGACTCATTCGAGTCATTGACGACGGAATTGAAGACGTTCACGCATCAGCGCGACATCAAGGCGAGTGAGGACAAGCGACGTCTCAAGACCATCGGAATACTAGACGAGGTTCCTTGCGGTGACGAGTATCCGACGTGCAAGTTCATCAAGGACGCCATGGCTCTGAGGGAGACGAACGACGCATGGAGGAGATCCATGGGCGATCTCGAGTCGTCCATCGTCGACTTGACAAAAAGACTGGACGATTTCAGGCGTACGCACGGAGACGTCGCGGAGAGGATATCCGCGAACGGAAAGAACTCCGTGCTTTACGAGAGACGACGCGCCGACGTTTCGTCTCTTGAGTCCAAGGTCGAGAAGGCCGCGTCACTCATCGCGACCCTCAGCGCTGACTTGAGAGACGTCGTCTCCCAATTGGAGAAGGCCCGATCGACCCAGGACAAATCCGTCGCGGTTAGACGTAAGAATCTCCAGGGAGAGATACAGAGATTGTCTGACGATGACCGGCGTCTCATGTCTTCACTCACGTCTCATGCTTCATCGTTGGGAAAAGACGAGAGGGATCTCGAAGACATTCGTCGTCGTCACGTCGAGAGAGACGTGCTGCTGGAAGAGGCTCGGATGCTCAGTCGCCTCACTTCCGCGTTCTCCAAGAAAGGTGTGCCGCTCTTGGTCACGCGCTCTCAGCTCCCGGCGATAAACGCCGCCATATCGTCAGTCCTCAACGGCATCGTCGACTTCGACGTCTCTCTCGAAGTCGACGATGACACGGACACCCTGGAGATAGTGGTCGACTATGGAGACTCTCGACGGTACATCGAGATGTGTAGCGGGATGGAGAAAACGATGGCGTCATTGGCGGTCCGAGTGGGTCTGTCGAAAGTGACGTCCCTCCCCAAGCCTGACTTCTTCGTCATAGACGAGGGATTTGGTACGCTAGACGCGGGAGCGGTCGAATCATGCAATCGATTCTTGACGTCCCTCAAGCGTCACTTCAAGACGGTCTTCGTCATAACGCATGTCGATGGAATCAAGGACTGTGCCGATCACGTCCTCGAGATAACGAGAAACGAGAAGGACTCATGCCTAGTGGCGATCTGACTTGGAGGGTCTCCGGAGACAAGGAGTACGCGACGGGAAGAGGATGGATCCGCGTGAGGCCGAAGGGGATGCACAGCGGCCGGCCCGTGTTTTGTCCTGTTTGTTCGCACTTCATGGTGAGTCACTACGACTCATCGGCCTATGACGAGTTCAAATGCTGTGAGGCGTGTTCAACCCGTTGGGCCAGAAGACGTCGCGAGGAGTGGACGGACGGATGGAGACCCACGATTGAGGAGCTAGGGCAGGAACTGATCCGACGCAATGCGTTATACTTAGACCTCGTGAGAGGTCACGATGAATAACGTAGACATCAATGCGCTCGGTGAGGCGATGGACACGACTTGGGGGAGATCCTCGACTCCCGTGGTGTCCGACCGATCCGTGAAGTTCAAGTTCGCGGGTGACGATAGGGTCTCCGTCACTTTCTCCATGCTCGTCAACTTCTCCTCGGAACGGGAGATGATACAGACGAAGAAGGCGTGCATGGAGGAATCCAGCACCGTCATCAACGAGTACGTCAAGTCGGTCAAGGGGTCCTACAAGGACAGGACCGGAGAGACCCTGAAGTTCAAGGAAGTGTCGTCGAACGACTCGATCGAGATCGTCTCCTTCAACGTCCACAATCCGAAGAGGACTGGGCTCTTGCGGAGGGTCGTCACGTACGAGGTGTCGACTTGAACGACACGTCTCGGGCTGCCCGCGTCGCGGAGATAGTCAAGTGCGGTAAGGATCCCGTGTACTTCATGAAGAAGTACTGCAAGATCCAGCACCAGCTTCGCGGCATGATACCGTTCGAGACGTACCCGTTCCAGGACGATTGCGTGAAGCAATTCCAGGAGAATCGCTTCAACATAGTCCTCAAGTCCAGACAGTTGGGCCTATCGACCGTCACGGCCGCCTACGCACTCTGGTTCGCGCTGTTCAAGAAGGACAAGAACATCCTGGTCATCGCGACGAAGATGAAGACGGCCATGAACTTCATCAAGAAGGTCCACGTCATGCTCGACAACCTACCGACGTGGATACTCCTCGCCAAGTTCGAGAAGACGAAGCAGAGCGCCCGATTCGACAACGGATCCTCGATCACGGCCATACCGACGTCTCCCGACGCGGGAAGGTCGGAGGCCCTCGCCCTCCTCATCATCGACGAGGCAGCGTGGATCAAGGACTTCGACGAGATCTGGACCGGTCTCAAGCCCACCATGTCGACCGGCGGATCGGCCATCCTCCTGTCGACGCCCAACGGCGTCGGTGGACAATACCATCAGATCTGGGTCGACGCCGAGGCGAGGCTCAACGAATTCAACCCGATACGTCTCCCGTGGAACGTCCATCCTGAGCACGACGAGGCATGGTTCATCAAGGAATCGAAGAGCCTCGACAAGAAGAAGATCGCCCAGGAGTTCGAGTGCAATTTCAACGCCAGCGGAGACACGTTCCTGTCACAAGAGGTACTGGGCCGGCTCAGGGAGGCCATCGAGCAACCGTCCAGGAGAGAGGGAAACCAGTCCCAGATCTGGATCTGGAAGGATCCTCGACCAGGTGCTCGATACATCCTCACGGCCGACGTGTCTCGCGGGGACTCCGACGACTTCTCGACATTTCACGTCGTCGACTACGACACGGCCGAGATGGTATGCGAGTTCATGGGAAGGTCACCGCCGGACAAATTGGCGGACCTGATGATCGAGTACGGGACGAGGTACAACGGGGCACTCCTGGCTCCGGAGCTCAACTCGTTCGGCTACTTCACGTCGTCAAGGCTGAGGGACTCCGGTTACTCTCCCCTCTACTACGCTAGCTGTCGTGACGATCACTTCACGTATAAGCCATCCAATCCCAAGGAGAACCCGGGCTTCACGACCAACCTCAAGACCCGACCCCAGATGCTGGGCTCCCTGGAGGAGATGACTCGAAACGGTCAATTCCTGTCCAGGTCGCAACGCCTGTTCGAGCAACTACAGACGTTCACCTGGCACGGCAACAAGGCGACGGCCATGGTGGGATACCACGACGACCTCGTGATGAGCGCCGCGGCGGCGTGTTGGCTGTCCAGGCCCACTCGATCGGTCGAGAGGGTCGACGACGTCGAGGCAACGACGGCCATGCTGAGGGCGACGTCCAAGGAGACGCGCTCGTCGGAGGGACTACCGCTCAGCGTCACCGGTCTGGGGACGGACAAGGTGATCATGACCACCGACAGGCGGATGGGACGCCCACTCGGTCCGGGTATGTCCATGGACTATAGATGGCTTCTCACGTTACGACAGTCACGTTCGATATGTACAGGTTTCGCCGGAGGACACAATGAAGAGGAAGATCGACATCAACCGCGTCAGGAAGATCGTCAAGGAGGAGCTGAGTGCCCTCCACGAGGGCGAGCAACACAAGTTGGCCCTCGACCACGCCGACGCCGCGGTCAAGTGCTTGGACGCGCTGGAGAAGTACAAGGAGGTGGCGTCGGAGAAGGCCAAGGCGGAGTTCGGCGACGCCCTGGACAGGGTGGAGCAGATCCTCAACAGGATCGCGGAGTCGCCCCTGCAGTACGTCGACGCCGTCCCGACGGACGTCGAAGACTCCACGGACGGCGACCTGCTCGACCCGGAACCCGCCTCGACTCCCGCTCCCGCCAAGTCAGACACCACTCGAGTCATCAAGCCGCAGGTTGTCAAGGGTAAGTTACGCGGTGTACCATCACCCCGAGGTGTGAGAATGTCAAGCGGTAGGACTTCGAGGTCGCTGTTCCAGCGGCTCACGACCCTTTTCAGGTCGGGAAACGTCGCGAAGCAGAAGATCAGGACGCTCGACACGTCGGTCGCGTCGCCCGATAAGACGAAGAGCAGCGGCGCCATCATGTTCCAGAAGTCCGCGTCGCCGACGTACGCCAACATCACGGCGAACGCGTACAACCTCTCCGAGCGCCTGATGAGGTATCAGGATTTTTGCTTTGGGCGAGAGACTCTCGTGTACACGCTCGACGGTGTCTTTACGATCGAAGAACTGTCGAAGATGTATCCGAAGGGAGAACAGTTCTTCGTTTACTCTTACGATCACGAGAAGAAGACGCCCACGATCGGTACGGCTTTTTTCCCAAGAGTCGCAAACGGAGGTGCACCTTCGAAAGTCTGCAAGGTGACGTTTGACGACGGAGGTCACGTCTTCCTCACACCCGATCACAGAGTGATTCTACGTGATGGTACTGCCAAGGAGGTACGTGACCTTCGCGTAGGGGACAGTCTCATGCCGCTATACGTGAAAGACATCACGGGGCATGGATACAACTGGATCTACATGCTTGGGAAGAAGACGAACTTCAAGAGCGGGTGGCTTCAGGAGCACGTATTTGTTGCGTCTCATTTCGATAGAGAGCCGCGCTCAGGTGAATGCGTTCATCACAAGGATTTCAACAGGAAGAACAATCATCCATCCAATCTCGTGGTGATGAATGAATCAGATCACCAAAAATATCACGCCCAGCTCAACAACAAGAACAAGCGTGGAATACCGAATCAACGTCATTCTGATTGGATGCGTACCAACGGCAATCGACGACGTGACGTAACCTTTCAGTCGATCGTGTCGGCGTGTCTTGCTCAGGATACGTTGACGCTGGCAGACATCGTGAGTCACTTCGATACTGATGTCAATGCGATCAAATTGCGTCTCAAAGAAGCCGGATTTCGGAATTGGGAAGACTTCGAGAGTAGATTCGATGAAGCTCAGAGAATCGCCACGCACGAAATCGTGGTGAAGGAGACGAGGACTCCCACGGTAGACGAAATCGTCGAGGTGGCAAAAGTCGCAGAGACTGTCGAAGAAGCTGCCAGTCGCCTATCGTGCACACGCAATGCCATTGGACGACGATTGCAATCGTTGGGTTACAAGAATTGGACAGAGTACAAGACTGGAATCCCGTATTCAGGAAAGAAGCGCGGTCCCAAATACGACGGTCCGTCTTTTCAGGTCATCTGTTCCGAATATAAGCCCGGAATGACCAAGCTGGAATTGGCAGCTGCGTGCGGAACGTCACACAATAAGGTGATGACATGTATTCGTGCGAACGGCTATCACAATTACTCCGATTGGGTCAATTCATTCAATAACCACAAGGTCAGCTCGATCGAAGAGTGCGGAGAAGACGTCGTCTATACCGTGACTGTTGAAAAACATCACAACCTTGCTGTTGGTTCGATATCACCAAATGACGATGGTCGTCGCCCACACTCAATGATATTCTGTCATCAGTGCGAGATGGAGTATACGCCCGAGATAGCTAGCGCCCTCGACATATACGCGGATGAGGCGTGTCTGTCGGGAGACTCCGTCATACCCCTCTTGAATGGGACGCGTCGAACCATCGCCGACCTATACGCAAACGATGCGAAGGATTTCTGGGTCTATTCCTACGACCTCGAGAGGAACGCGATCGTACCCGGGAAAGCCACTAGCGTCGTTCGAACGGGGACCAAGCAGCTGTTTCGAATCGAAATGGATGATGGGACTTTCGTCAGACTGACGGACAACCATCGAGTCCTGTTGAGTTCGGGTGAGTACGTCTTCGTCAGAGACCTGAGGGAGGACGACAGCATTCGTTCTCTGTACACCTCGACGTCGAGCAAGAAGGTCGGCGATAAGATTGACGGGTACGAAAAAGTCCTGACTAGCGAGGGCTGGAAGTTCACACATCGTCTGATTGCCGAATTCGATGATCCGAATTCGTCGGGAATCGTTCATCACGTCGACTTCGACAAGCGCAACAACTCACCGGAGAACCTGAGGTTCATGACGTGGAAGGATCACCTAGACCTTCACGGATCTGCCAACGTAGAGAGGTGGAAAGACGACTCCTACTCTCAAAAGATGCGCGACGTATTCCGCGATAGGGCAAAAAGGTTGCATATGCAACCTGGATTCACGCGACATCTCCTCGCCATGAGAGATGCGAAATTTTCATCGTACGACGCTGATGAACGTCGTCGTCTGTTTGCACGATCAGGTGCGCACAACGGCATGCATGGCAATGGTTGGAAGATTTCGGGCATCAAAAATGGGCGCTGGGATGAGAGATTCGTAAGAAGGGTGACACGCGAACAGATCATCGAATGGATCGAATCGGGAAAATCCAAGCGTCAGGTGTGTGACGAATTGCCAATGCGCCACGACGACATGACGCGCCATCTAAGGCAGTATGGGATAAAGAAGTGGACGAAGAAAAATGTCATAGATCAGTCTGACGTCATGCAGAAGCTGGGTTCATGGAGAGGACGCCAGCCGTGTGGATTGGATCTACGACGTCATTTGAAGAGGGCGTGCGCTGATATCGACATAGACGTCGACGTTGCATATCGTGCATTGAAACTAACGGGATATCGCAATTGGAGCGATTTTCTGGAGAGAACGAATCACAGGGTGAAATCCATCGTTCCGGACGGTGTCGAGGACGTGTACGATATCACTGTCGATCGTTGGCATAACTTCGCTGTGACGGGAAGTCCCATTGCCGATTCCTTCGTGTTCGTTCACAACTGCTCAGTCGACGAGAAGGGCCAGGTGCTGCACGTCTACTCCGACAACCCGAAGATCAAGGACGCGCTCGAGCATCTCTTCTACGACAACCTGAACGTCGGATTCAACCTCCGGTCGTGGACTCGTAACACGGTCAAGTACGGCGACCTGTGTCTCTACAACGACGTGTCGCCCGAGTACGGCGTCATCAACGCCGTCCCGATCCCCATCAACGAGATCGAGCGCGAGGAGAACTACGACCCCAACGATCCTCTCGCCCATCGATTCAGGTGGGTGACCAACGGAAACAGGGTCCTGGAGAACTGGGAGGTGTCGCACTTCCGCCTCCTGGGCAACGACATGTTCCTGCCGTACGGCTCGTCGGTCATCGAGGCCGCGAGGCGCATCTGGAGGCAGCTCATCCTGGTCGAGGACGCCATGCTCGTCTACAGGATCGTCAGGGCTCCGGAGCGCAGGGTCTACTACATCGACGTGGGCAACATACCTCCGGCCGACGTGGAGCTCTACATGGAGGAGCAGAAGAAGCGACTCCGATCGTCTCAAGTCGTCGATAGGACGTCGTCGAGGGTCGACCTGAGGTACAACCCGCTGTCGATCGACGAGGACATCTTCGTCCCCGTCAGGGGACAGGACACCGGGACGAAGATCGAGACGCTGGCCGGCGGACAGAACGCCGCGGCGGTCGAGGACGTCGCCTACATCCAGAAGAAGCTGTTCGCGGCCCTCAAGGTGCCACGGGCCTACCTGGGATACGACGAGAGCCTCAGCTCGAAGTCGACGTTGGCCCAGGAGGACATACGTTTTTCTCGCACCATCAACACCATCCAGCGCACGATGATAGCCGAGCTGAATAAACTGGCCATCATCCACCTGTACGTCCACGGGTTCGACGACGACGACCTCCAGAACTTCGTCCTCCGGATGTGCAACCCGTCGACCATAGCCCAGCAACAGAAGCTCGAGCTGTGGCGCGCCAAGTTCGAGTTGGCCGGTTCGGCCCCCGAGGGATACGCCAGCAAGGACTTCGTTCGAAAGGAGCTGTGGGGACTCAACGACGAGCAGTGCAAGATGATCGACGAGCAGCGTCTGAAGGAGAAGATGGTCGATGCTGCCATCGAAGGGGCCACGTCGGGAGAGTCCGAAGGCGGCGACATGGGCCTAGGCGACCTGGGAGGCGAAGAGACTGAGGAGCCCGCCGGTGGAGAGGAAGCAGGCGGAGAGGAGCTGACGGCCGGCGACGACGTCGACGAGAAGGACGGCAAGGACCTCCTGACCGCCGGCGACGACGTCGGAGACGACGACGAGATTCCCATCAAGTTCGACCTCGACGACGTCACGGTCCCCGTGAAGGCTCAGCGTCAGCTCGACAAGGCCCTGTACGATCGAGCCAGGATCAAGCACGGCGGACCTGCGAAGACTCACATGCCCGATTTCGCGAAGATGACGGGCGCCGGCAGCAAGCGTGACTCCGACCCGTTCGACAGCGAGTTCCTGTCGTCGTTCGCCAGGAATCAGTTGGGAGAGTCCGAGTCCAGGACGACTCACAGGACGTCGGTCAGCCTCGACACGGTGCACATGCTTCGTAAGATGGCCGAGTCGCCCAAGTTCGCCAAGAGTCCGGGCAGGTCGATCTCGTCTCCTCGCGTCATCGTCGAGGAGGTCGAGGACGTCCCTGATCAGCGAGAGTTCGACGAAGTCTACGTCATAGACGAGGACGAGTTATGTATCCCAGGGACTCGTGAACCGAGTCCCATCGAGAGGAATGGTCGAGATGAGACACAACAAGAAGAGAAACGCGCTCCTGGTCTATGAGTTCCTCGTCAAGACGATATCCCGCGGGATAGTCGAGGGAGACGAGAAGATGAGCGCCACGGCCCTCAAGGTGCTCAAGCGTTTCTATAGACCGGGTACGGAGCTCTACAAGGAGTTCCGCATCATGCGAGCCATCGCCAAGACGACCGTGAGGTCGGAGCGAGCCGCGTCGACGATCCTCACGGAGGCCCGGAAGGCCTTGTCGGAGATCGACGCCGCGATCGTCGATCGTCAGAAGTCGAACCTGGTGTCCCAGATCAATCGGACGATCGGCGACCCAGACTTCTACGATCAAGAGGTCCCGGGATACCGTGACTACGCGTCCATTCAGTCGATGGTCAACGAGTGGAGACACGAGACTCCCGACATCGGACGCATGGGCCAGCACGAGGACGACGTCGTGAAACTTCTCATGACGGAGAAGGTCGATCACGACGTCGAGGTCGACACCGAGGGACTGGGTACGACGAGGCTCGTCATGAAGGTCATGACGAGGAAGCTGAACGAGAAGTACGGGACGGCCTTGACGGAGCACCAGAGGGGGATCGTTCGAGCGTACGCCTACTCGACGGCCGTGCACTCCGACGACACCCTGAGGATGAAGTTGGACAACGTCAGGGGAGAATTGACGACAGAGATCGACAAGACGCTCTCGTCCGACGTCCCGGGAGGTGACTTCGTCGGAAGGAAGCTGGTCGAGGTTCGGTCCATCGTCTCGTCCGACTCCTCGCTAGGATCCGACGACGCGGTCATGAGGCACATGACGTACGCGAAGTTGCTCAATGAGCTGCGTTCGTCCGACGTCTCGATCGTCACAGAGTCGACCGGTCACAAGCTTCCTCCGCCGGCTTTCACCGACCCGAGTCTTCTCACCTCCTACGACGTGTTCGAGTACAGCGTCGATCAGGTGAGGGAGTCGAAGGAGAGGAACGCAGGAAAGATCATCCTGAAGGGAATCCTCCAGAAGGCCGACACCCTCAATCAGAACGGCAGGATATACCCGCTGGCCGTCCTCGAGAGGGAGGTCCGAAACTACCAGAAATTCATAAGCGAGTCTCGCGCCCTGGGTGAGTGCGTCCCTCCCGGAACTGAGATCTATACACGCGATGGGTGGAAGAGGATCGAGGACATCGCGGAAGACGAGGTGATCTTCACTCTCAACACCGAGAGCAATGAGACACAGCTCCAGAGGATCTCTCGCAAGGTCGTCCTTCCCTATGATGGTAAGATGTACCGGTTCCGGAACCATCGGTCGTACGACATGTGTCTGACCGCAAACCACAAGATGCTCATGTGGGACAGGAACAACAAGCCATACACGCTCACAGCAGAGGAATTCTACGAGAAGAACAGCAAGAGAGACTCACGCGTGTCCCATTCGTCTCTTCGAAGGGCCGGTGGGACCTGGCGAGGCGAGGAGCCGGAGTTCTTCACGCAGCTCTCTCCGAAGTATCCCAATATCGACACGCGACTTTGGGCTGCATTCTTGGGCATCTATCTGGCTGATGGGTGCGCCTCTGGTGTCAACAATCCGGAGATGAGCAAACTCAAGACGATCCAGATCACGCAGAAAGATCCCGACGTCAAGGCGTGCATCGAAGACCTCCTGTCGAAACTACCCTTCGAGTACCAGGCGACACCTCGTGCTGATGGTGAGACATTCGATTACAAGATAAAGTGTGACGTCTTGCACTCACACCTATTGCCCCTGGGAAACTCGAGAAGCAAACACGTCCCACTCTACACGAAGGGGTGGACTTCAGAGATCCAAGGAATCATGCTCGAGTGGATGCTGATGGGTGACGGTCGTCACAGGAAGACTGGCGACGGTGAGATCATACCGGAGTACACGACAACCTCGAAAAAGCTTGCAGCGGACGTCGAGGAGATAATGTTCAAGCTGGGTCACGGCGCGACCATCCACGTCTGGGATCGTTCGGAGGATAGGCCAAGCCCCGATCCGGGAAGGATGATCCTGGGAGAGAATTGCGCCGACATGAACATCGTGTATCAGCACTCCTCGAAGAACATCGGGCTTGACATGAGATTCATGAAATCCGAAGTCTTCGATTACAAGGGAGACGTTTTCTGCGTCACCGTGCCGAACGGTACGTGGCTCATGAAGTACAACGGTAAAGTCTGTTGGACTCATAACTGCGACCACCCAGATAGTTCCGTCGTGTCCCTCAAGAATGCCTCGCACCTCATCAGGGAGGCCTACATCGACGACGGTGTCGTGTATGGAACTGTGGAGATCCTCCATCGCGTGCCGTCGGGAGCCATCTTGGCGGGACTGATTGAGTCGGGCGTGAAGTTGGGTATATCCTCGAGAGGAGTGGGATCGACGAAGAGCAAGGACGGCTATCAAGTCGTCTCCGACGACTTCCAGTTGATATGCTGGGACTTCGTGAGCGAGCCCTCGACACCGGGAGCGTTCATGATACCCGAGGGCAAGAAGCTGGACGGAACTCGCCTGGCAGAGGAACTCAGCGTCATTTTCAACAAGTCCGATAGGATCGACAGGGTCCTGAACGAGATCCTGTACACCGGGAGAGTCTGAGATGAAGATCACGAAATCGTACCTCAAGGACGTAGTGAAGGAGTGTCTCCTGGAGATACTCCAAGATGGTCTGGTTGAGACCCAGAGAATGCAGGAGTCGAGGAGAGGTCAACACACGGGTCTAGGGAATAGACCTATTTCGACGTCCTCGCCTAGACCCGTTCCGACTAGACGACAGGCTCCTCCTCCTCAGCCGTCTCCCGTCAAGTTCACGGGACCCATGGCTGACATCTTCGAGGACACGGCGAGAACTACTCTCGTGGAACAGATGAATGCTGGAGACCCGATGTCTCATCGTCCCTCCTTGCAAAATCAAGCCATGCCTCAGGTCGAGCAGATTCGCGGGAATCCCGAGGACATCTTCGGCGACGCAGCCGTCGAGCGATGGGAGAGCTTGGCGTTCATGGGGCCTCCCGGTCAATCGTGACGACTGTTTTCGCGGGATTTGATACGTAAGGGTCAGAGAGGAAGAAGAGATGAAGCTCACCGACAGACTCCTGAAGAAGATGATCGAAGAGGAGTTGACCAAGCTCACCGAGACCGATGAAGTCGACGCCGAGGCCGAGGAGGTCGAGGCGGGCGATGAGGCCTCGACCCTCGAGAAGAAGATCGACTTCATCAAGGCGCTCAAGATCGAGGAGGCACGCCTCAATAAGCGCAAGCGCAAGATCAACGAGGCGCTTCTCAAGCTGGGTGCTCGTGGAAGGAGCCGTAGATGAGCGGTCCTGGCAAGGGAAGGTACACGACGTACGTCCCGAAGGCCTCGGCGCGTAACGCTCGTCTCAGCAAGCTCTTCAACGAGCAGGCCGAGAACGACGCCGGCGTCCTGTACGGTGCTCCTGGGCAGACGAACAACTCGGACGCTGCCAAGGCGGCTGTCGCTCGAGCCGTCGCGCCTGTCGTGAACGGTGTGGGTGGTCTCATTCCGTCGGACGGACGTCAAGTCGGCGATCCGGACATGTTTCCGGCCGGCGTCAACTTGGCCTATGGAGACGCCCCTGACGTGTCGAAGGTCGAGTGGAAGCAGAACTCCGACGCGATTCGCGTCAACATCTACGGCGACGCCGCGGTGGAGGCAGGAGGACCTGCCAACGCTTACTCTCCCGATCCCACTTCGCCTGGCGCGGGGCCTGCCGGATCGATCAACGTCGATCCGCTCTCCAAGGACGCCGATCCCGGGATATCGATCGACGACATGAAGCCAGGATACATCCCGGGCGCCCCCGGCACCGGCACGACCAATCCCTCGGTGACCAGCAAGGGTCTGGGAACGTCACCTTTCGCGAAGGACTTGATTCCCGGCAAGTCGTCGGTCTTATCAGGAGAATGTGAATGCCTAAGGAGCTTTACGAGGAGGCGATCGCCGACGTCAGGAGACTGAAGGAGGTCGCCGAGAACAACGCGAAGAAGGCGGTCATCGAGGCCGTCACTCCACGGATCAGGGAGTTCATCGAAGCCCAGCTCATGGGAGTCGAACAGCCTGTCGATGACGAAGACGACATGCTGCTAGACGCGGATCCCGTCGCTCCGGTGACGGAGCCTGGCGACTCGGAGTCGATCGATTCGGTCTCCATGCCCGACGAACAGGGAAAGGTCACGCTCGATCTTGACGGACTCACTTCGGGTGATCCGGAGGACGAGATAGAGCTCAGTCTCGAGTCGTCCAATTCCCTATCGACGTCCAAGAGGGACGTCATCGCCGAAGTTGAAGCGAGAGTCAAGGACCTGACACGTGCGACGAATAAGCTCGTCGATGCGACGCGTTCGATCGGACTCACTCGCGGTCTCAAAGAGGACGTCGAGAAGGTCGTTTCAGAAGTCAGGGATACGTATGGACAAGTTCAAGACAACGTGCGACCCTCCGCAAGGAGGTCCGTTGTCGAGGAACGTCTGGAGAGACTTTACAGGACGCTGAATGAGCTTTCGGAGCGAAGAGACATGAAGAACAAGAAGCGGATCGCCGAGGCCGATGTGAATCTCAAGTTGTCCGGTCTCCCGGACGAAGTCGAGCTAGATGACCTCGGCGTGCAGCTCTCGTCCGACGAGGGTGGAGACGAGGACCTCGATCTCGATGGTGATGAAGGCGGCGAGGACGCGAGCGGAGACGAGGACCTCGATCTCGACGTCGACCTCGATGACGAGTCCGGCAGCGACGCCGAAGCCGAAGGCGAAGACGACGAGGTCGTCGAGATCGATGAGTCGGCACTCCGTAGAGAGCTCTCGCGCATCAAGAAGGTTCGCGAGGGAGTCGAGGGGACGAAGCCGGCGTCGTGGGGTCACGGTCCTGGCGACGTGTCGGACGACTTCGAGGACGAGGACCTGGGTGATCCACTGGAGGACGTCAAGCTCAACGAGGCCGACGACGAGGACGATGAGTCGTGTCTCGAGGACGCTCCGGCCGGCGATGACGAGAGTGAGACCCAGATGGAGTCTCAGATCAGGCGCGAGAAGCGCTTCGTCGAGGCGGCCAAGCGGCGTCTCGTCAATCTGAAGGCACGCTACGTGGAGGCTGCTCGCAAGATGAAGCACTTCACCGAAGCGAAGAAGCGTGCTCGCAAGTCGGCCGAGGTGAAGGAAGCCGAGGCGGCCATGCGCAAGGCCAACAAGATGCAGAAGGAGCTGCAGGAGTCGTTCGGACGAACCCAGGAGCTCCTGCGAGAGTCGGTCTCTCGCGTGAATAAGATGCAACGCCTCGTCGAGGCGAAGAAGAGCGGACTCGTGAACGAGGCTCGCAATGGGAAAGCGGATGACTCCCAGAAACTCCGCCAGAAGTTGACGGAAACGAACCTGTTCAACACGAAGCTCATCTACACGAACAAGCTCCTCCAGAACGAGTCTCTCACCTCGAAGCAGAAGTCTGAGGTGGTGAAGAGGCTCGACGAGGCGAAGTCGCAGCGTGAGGTGAGGCTAGTCTACGAGGCCCTGGTCAACTCCTTCAAGGCGACGTCCGCACCTCTGCGGGAGTCGACCGACAGGGGTGTTGCTGGTTCCTCGTCGCGTACAACGAGACCTGCCGGATCGAATGCTCCCGTCAACGAGGGCATCGACACGGATCGCTGGGGTCTCCTGGCTGGCATAACGAAGTGAACGTGGACAGGATCGAAACGGAGAACGTCAGATGAAGAATTTCAGTCTAGAGAAGCTCACGGAAGGCATCCGTGCGCGTCATGTGGGTGCGGAGAGGGCTCGTCTCACCGAGAAGTGGGGCAAGAGCGGTCTGCTCAGGGGACTCGATGGCACACGTCGAGAGGTGATGGCCCAGCTCCTGGAGAACCAGGCGGCTCAGGTCATCAAGGAGTCGAACGCCCTGTCGACGGGCGGCGGCGGCCTCACCTCGAGCGGCCAGGTCCAGGGCTTCAGCAACATCGCCTTCCCGATCGTCCGTAGGGCGTTCGGAGGTCTCGTGTCGAACGAGCTGGTCTCGATGCAGCCCATGAGCCTCCCGTCGGGGTTCGTGTACTACCTCGACTACACCTACGGTAACAACGTGGGTACCCCCGCCGGTTCGACCGCCGCGAGCGCGTCGACCTACTCGCGTGGGCAGAGCATCTATAACAACCCGACGGGCAAGGGTGTGCAGAGCGGATCGCTTGCTGCCGGCGGTATGTACGACCTGGTGAACACCGGCTACAGCCGCGTCACCGGATCGGCGACAGGTCTGACCCTCACCGCCTTCGGTGCTTGGGGCGGATCGAACGGCGACACCTGGGTCGACGGTCTCATCCTGACCAACTCCGCGATGTTCAGCGGCACCAACGCTCGCTTCGCCGACTTCGACTCGCAGGTCGAGACCGCCCTGGGGTCGAACAGCCTCGACGCCGCCTTCGCGGTGGTCCCGCTGTCGTCGCTGTCGAACATGGACAAGCTGGCCGCGAACCAGCTGGCCCTCTTCGCGGGCTTCACGAACTGCACGGCCTGGGGTGAGGCCTATCAGGGAGGCGCCGGAGTCCTGAACCTCCGTCGTCTCAACAAGCGTGGCAACTACTCGGCGGGCGTCTTCACACCCGACGCGCTGAACGGGACCCACGTCCTGACCCTGGTGAAGGGTGCCAACGCCGCGGCGATCACAGGTTCGACAGGCGTGGCGTGTTCGTACGCCATCTCGTCGGCCCTGGCGATCGATTCGACGGTCGGAACCACGCTGACCGTGCCCTCGTTCGAGTCGGACTTCGGTGCGACTCCCTCGCCGGTGATCCCCGAGATCGAGATCAAGATCGAGGCCATCAGCATCGTCACCGACACCCGGAAGCTCCGCGCGAAGTGGACTCCCGAGCTGGCGCAGGACATCAACGCGTATCACTCGATCGACATCGAGGTCGAGATGACCTCGATCCTCTCGCAGAACATCGCCCTCGAGGTCGACCGTGAGATCCTCAGCGACCTACTGCAGTCGGCGAACGGGGCGAACTTCTACTGGTCGCGTACGCCCGGTAGGTTCGTCAACAAGCAGACCGGTCAGCGTATCGCCCTGAGCGACTCGCTTCAGATCGGCCCGAACTTCACGGGCACCGTGGACGAGTGGTACCGCACCCTGATCGAGACGATCATCGACGTGGCGAACACCATCCACCGCAAGACCCTCCGCGGCTCGGCCAACTTCCTGGTCACGTCGCCCGACGTCTGCACCATGCTGGAGAGCTCGGTCCTCTACAAGCCGAAGTTCTCGATCGACGGCGAGGGCCAGGTGGCTTCTCCCTTCTCGATCGGCGCCGAGGCGATCGGCACGCTGAGCAATCGCTTCACCGTGTACAAGGATCCGTATTTCCCGGTCAACAAGGTGCTTGTTGGCTATAAGGGCGGGTCGTACTTGGAGACGGGATACGTCTACGCGCCGTACATCCCTCTCATCACTACCCCGACCATCTTCGGGACCGAGGACTTCACTCCCCGCAAGGGCATGATGACTCGGTACGGCAAGAAGGTGATCAGGAGTGATTTTTACGGGACCGTAACTGTGACCGACATGAACGTGATATAGTTGAAAGTCAACTGAGTCACGTTTGACGAAGCTGGAGACCGCCGTGAGGCGGTCTCCTTCTTTTTACGTTTCAGTTGACACTCATATAGTAGACACATGGAAACTTGTCTAGAGTGCGGAAAGCAATTCGAGTCGCTGGAATCGGTACATCGTCATCAGAGAATCCACGGTCAGACTTCACAGGCGTACGTCCTCAAGTGGACACACGGAGGCACAGTCCCCACATGTGCGTGTGGATGTCGTCAGGAGACGTCTTGGTCGGTGGGCAGGAGGGACTACGCAAAATACATCAGAGGACACTCCGCGAAAGGACGCGTCAAATCGGAAGACGAGAAGCGTCGCATCGGAGAGAAGAACCGCGTCAACATGAAGGAGTGGATGAGTAGACATCCGGACATCGTCGCACGTCACATGGTCATGATGCGCTCCACAAGCCAGACGGAAGAATCCAGAAAGAAGAGGAGTGAATCCGTTCGTGCGACGTACGACGCAATGTCGCCAGAAGACAAGCAGAAATTCTCAGACCACACACGGGGCCTGTGGAGTGACGGAACTCTCGTCGAGGCACGAACTAAGGCTGCAGAGACCTTCAAGCAGAGATACGCTTCGGGAGAGTACGATTTCACCGAACGCAACGCCAAGATCTCAGAGACGATAACCCAGAGATACTTGGACGGTGGTTTCGAGTGGGCCATAGGAACTTACCACTCTCGAAAGATCGATCGAACGTTCTCCTACAGGTCGTCGTGGGAATTGCAATTCATGCAACTCCTCGACGCCGACGACGAGGTCGAGACGTGGACGTTCGAACCCTTCTCCATCCCATACGAATTCGACGGCGAGAAGAGGAGGTACGTCCCAGACTTTCACGTCGTCACTCGATCCGGATCTTCCATCGTCGTCGAGGTGAAACCTCACGAGTTGCGAGAGACGCCAATGAACTCCGCCAAGCGAGAGGCGACGAAGGACTTCTGTCAGAGAAGCGGATGGACGTACGCCGAGTGGCATCCAGGCTCTTCTCTGGCGTGGAAATAGTGACGACTCGTTATAGTTGAAAGTCAACTGAGTCACGTTTGACGAAGCTGGAGACCGCCGCGAGGCGGTCTCCTTCTTTTTGCATCTCATTCGATGACTCAGGCTTATCCCTGGCTACGATGAGAATTCGATCCTATTTACGTGACGTCATGACCAACGCAGACATATCCGATGAATTGGCGGAGAAGCTGGGACATGGTTACATGTCACCTCAGCATCCCATCCACTACGCCTCTCACGAGTTCCGGAATCGTTTGTTGACAAGAGTCGAGCCGAATCGTCGAGATCAAGCCAAGAAGGATCTGGCCAGAGTCTTCGATTCACTCTTGGCCGCCTGGTCCCAGAGGAACTCCGACGACGACGATCTCGTGGAGGACTCCATGGAGACGTACGAGGAGACGCTGGCCATGGGTCGTGAGTGGTGCCGAGAGTACGTACGTTGACACCAGACAAATCGAGAACGTCGTCGTGTTGATTCGTCGAGTGACGCCACTCGACGTTGTTGTGTGATACGTAGAGGAACGGAGGCTTGACATGAAGATAGTGATAGATGACGTCGTTGGCGTCAAGTGTGTGGCTGATGGCAACGGCGTCGAGGTCAACACGACCCTCACGAACGTGAAGACGAACGCCCTCACCGCTGCGACGACCCTCACCGCGGGAGGCGTCTATCTGGCGTCGAGCTCGTCGGGCGCATTGACCATGACGATGCCGCTAGCCTCGTCGTGTCCCGGTTCGACCTTTGTGTTTCGTTCGACTTCGGCCCACGCGCATGCGCTGACCGGCTCGGCCGAGTCGAATGGGACGAAGGTCTTCTGTGGCCTCCCGGGCGGGACGGTTGAGAACAACGGATCCAAGGTCGCGCTCTCCGCGACCCAGGGTTCGTCGGTCGTCCTGGTCTCCGACGGCCTCTCGTTCCTCGTCAGCGCGATGTCGGGAACTTGCACAATCTCCGGGACCTGATTCTGACCAGATAGGAGTCGTGACATGGTGAGGATGAAGATGAGCAGCCTCCGACGCATGATCGAGTCGGAGGTGAGGAGATCGCTTCGTGAGGACGCGAATCCCGCGAAGATCAACGACATGCTCTACCCGAAACGCCTGAGGGCCGTGAAGGATCCTGAGGTGGCGAAGGCCCTCTCCTCCGGCGGGAAGGACGACGGCGTGGTCGACGACGACACGGCCGGGACGGGTAGGACGTCGGCTGCCGCCAACACCTTGAAGGCCAGCCAGACGACGATGGACTTCCAGAAATTCGTCGCCATGTCCATCCTCATGTTGACTCGACACGGAGCCTTCTCCAGTGGTCCTGGTGGTGACCTAGGCGCCATCGTGTCGTCCGACGGACACATCATGGACGGCCATCACCGCTGGGCCGCCACTCTCATGGTCGATCCCACCGCCGACGTGGGAGGCATCAAGGTCGACATCCCTGGAGAGAAACTGGTCGGAGTCCTGAACGTGTGGACGGTCGCGAAGGGTCAGAAGGGCAAACCTTCCACGGCGAACATGAGCGACCTCACGCCTGACGCCGTCGCCGACAAGTTCAAGGAGATGGCCACCAGCGGCATCAGCGGGATGGACTCGAAGGCCATCGCCGCCGGACTCAGCAAGAACGGATTCGAGTCGATCGACGCCGCCGCCGAGCACGTCAAGAAGAACTGGGAGTCCACGTCGAAGAACCGAGCGATCAAGGCGTGGATGCCCGAGAAGGTCGACATGCCGGCCATCGAGCCGGAGCAACTCGCCCAGGTCGCGAAGGACATCGCGTCGGGCGACATGGACATCAATCCTCCCTATTCCGACAAGGTGAAGTCCCTCCTGAAGATGTCGACGAAGAAGGAGAAGTCGCCCCCGGAGAACGCAGGGAGACGAATCTCGGGCGATCCTCTCGTGGAACGCTGGCAGCGCCTGGCCGGAATCATCAAGTTAGATCTGGAGAAATCGTGAGAGGACGGACGAGTTATCCGTCCTCTCTTCGTTTTCGATTTGACGGATTGAAACGTCGTGTCCGGACGACGTACAGTCTCATCACGAGGTAGGAACACCTCACGAGGAGACCTGAGAAATGGCGAAGAACAAGAGGAATGGGCGCGTTCGTGGTGAGATTCACACACGTTATGACAGGAATGGGTGCCTGAGGACGGAGACGACACGTCGGAATCCTGACTTCCAAGTGAAAATCGCCGCGAGACAGGATCCGACGACCGGTCGACTGTCGGTCTTCATCGACACTCCTGATGAGGAGTCGATCGAGCTTGATGGGAAGTCGGCACGCACCCTCTACAGGGTGCTTCGTCAGCACTACGTCGCGACCGGGAGGTCGGCGTGAGCGAGACTTACGTCGACGTGAAGCTGACCCCGAGTCAGCTCATGCTCGTCGTGGGCATGGTCCATGCCTCCCTGGAACGTGGGGTCAGCAGTGACCTCCTTCGGGGAGACATGGAGGCATTCTACGATCACCTCGTCGAATACCTGACGACAACCTCTTCGGAGGCTTCCGAAGAGGAAGCTTCGAACGATGAAGACTCGTCGTCCGTCGAGGAGGAAAACTCCGACGACGAGGATGAGAATGAGGAGACCGAGGAGGAAGCTTCCGAGGAAGACGAGGAAGAAGACGATTATCGTTCCATCTCGATGGACAATTTTGTGTCGCTTCCATGGTTCACGACCGTGAATAAGAAGCGCTTCACGTTCAAGTGCCATCATCGAGAGCGTCGTTCTGACGTACTGTCTCTGGAGGACACGAGCGGAAATTGCTACGTCATCAAGCAATTGATCATCTCATGTCCCGATCTCGATAGCCTCGAGATGGAGGCACTGATCGAAGAGGACGACGAAGGTCGAACGGATCTCTTCCTCGAGATCCCGCGTGCGAAGAATTCCAAGTTCTTGAAAGCCATCGAGGACATCATGGAGTTCGACGTCACCTATTCGATCAGACCGTGATCCTTGACGAAGGGCGCGAGTCCCTTCGTCTTGGGGCATAAATGGCTTCGACGTCGTCGAAGATCGTAGGAGTGCAGGACCGGGTGCACGAGGGTCCCGGATGAAACCCATGTGAAACACGACCGACGTCAGCAATGATTCGGCTCCTCTCGCCCTCGCGGCCTTAGGGACGGGTCCCGTCGACCTAGGAAAAGAATAGACGGAAGCAAGGATGTCACGTCTTGACGTGAAGGGTGACGCATCATCGGGTGGGTGGTGATGCAACGGCCATGCGACACGAAGGTACGACCAGCCGACACGCGGTGAGAACCTTCTAGGGCGGACGATCCCGATGAAAATCGTCCCAATCCTGTGAACGACTCCTACGATCGACGTCGGCGGACCCGGGTTCGATTCCCGGATGCTCCACCGTCTATACTTAGGGTGAATAGCGCGCCCATGTTTCAACGGGAAGAATACTCCTACGCGTGTGAGGAGAAGTCCAGGTTCGAATCCTGGTGGGCGCTCGAAGGAGGAGACACATGTCAGCCACGTCGACGATCATACTCGAAGAGATCCGATCACTTGAGGAGGAGCTCAAGACAGCAACGGGAGACGCGCTCGAAGTCAAGAGGACACGTCTAGAGGAGCTCAAGAGGAATTTCAACTCCGCGACCCAGGCTCTGACGGAGGGTCGCTCCCTCCTCAAGGGATGACGTGAGCGACGGTCAACAGGTGGTCGACCTCATGCGTCCGCTGAGGTCAGCCGTCGATGGTTTGGCACCCAACATCATAGACGTTTTCGTCTCAGATCCACCTAGCGCAGTAGAGGGAGGAATACCGAGACGAATCGTACGTCATCACAAGTACGTCAACGTCGGGATACTCTCTAGGGAGCTTCAGGAGAAGATCCTAGCCGCCATTCACTTCAATTCGTCTGGTTTTTTACGACACGTAGCGCGCCACATGGTGCGAGACCATAAGGTGTCTGGCAAGGTCGATGGATGACGGCTGTCGGTGTCATAGATCATCATGATGATTTGGATGGCGTCGGGAGTCTGACGCACACAGCGATAGACGAGTATTTCGTCAGCGGATCGTTTGTTTTTGTGTCCGGATCTCCGGGTCCGATCCCACAGGCAGCCAGGATACTCAAGGCAGGCTCGGGAGTCTCCATCGTTGACGGTGGCCCCGGAGGATTCCTGACGATATCGTCAGGAAATTCTGGGACGTCGATATCGTGGAATGAGATTCCCGTTGGCGCCAACGACGGAGTGAACATGACCTTCGTGTTGGCCAATTCTCCTTTGTCGGCCAATTCCGTGATGCTGTTCATCAATGGTGTGAAGCAACGCTTGGGAATAGACAGCGACTTCACGTTGACTGGCAGCATCGTCAATTTGACGCCGTCTAACACCTATAGGAGCGGTAGTAACATCGACGCGACGTATCCGTACTAATCGACGCTGCGTGGTATCGCGAGGTTCTCTCTATTTAGTACCATAGGTGATCGATGCCACGTACGCTTATCTCGCAACCGTCACAAGTTCATTCCTCTGAGACGTATGACGATGCGCTGTCTGTGGGCTCCGGCTTGCAGACTGGGTCGACGTCGCTCGAATACGACCTCAATGCTCTCCGGACGCAGGTCAAGAGAATCCTGTGGGGTGCGGCATCAGGCTCTTGGTTCGATTCCGTCTCGGAGCCTTCTGGCTCTGGATCGGGGCGCGGTCTCAACACTGTCAACTATGATTTGACAGACGTGGAGCAGAAGCGCCTGCTCTTTCGTCGTCAAGTCATCAGCATGGTAGACGTCGCCACGGGATCGAACGTCGCTCTACTCAGCTCTTCTCTGGGCACGGCACCTGTCGGTCTAGCAGTCGTATATCACCCGTTGCTGACGTCATCCACAGCTGTCGGGACAATCGTGTCTCTCCTCTCTGGTTCGGAGGGATCATATGGCACGGCCAGTCTCTCGTTGGTCTCTGGTAGCACCAGGATCACCCCAAAGAATCTGTGCGTGATCAGGGATGCATACACCCTCAATGCACTCACGACTTCCGCCGGCAGTCACCAGATATACGGTCTCCTCCAGGTCGAATCTGGGACGAATACCGGAGATGCTTTCGGTGACGTCTCGACGCGTTCGCAGATATCGTTCGTATACCCACTCGTGTCAAACGGGACCGCGTCTCTCACCCTAGCGTCATCTCAAGACGTCGGAGGACGTTCGATCAATTGCGCTTATGTCGAGAGGACAGCGTTCGACGACATCTCCGAGGAAGCTTTCCTGTTTGACGACGTCTTCGTTGGTAAGAGCTCATCGACGATATCGACGACGACAGGGTCATTGACAGCCACGCAAGTGGGTCAAGTACTGTACTCCATCGATGGAGCGACTTTTTCTGCGCAGATGCCTATTACGTCTCCCAGCACTGGCTGGCTCATACAAGACGACGGCCTACATATCGTCGCGGGATGACATGACATGGCCAACGCATTGCACAGCAGACAGACAACAGATGATGGGATTCACATCCCGTATGCGTTCACGTATGCCGATGCTGCTGCCAGGACGAGCGATTCTAGTCGAACATCCGTAGACATAGGGAAGTTCGCTCGTCAACTCGACGACAACTCCATTTGGATGCTCGTGTCGATCGCACCGACCTGGGCCACCGTGGGTAGCGCTTCAGGTTCATATGCACCCCTCAGTCGATCCATCAACGCTGGGTCCGGACTGACGGGAGGCGGTGACCTTAGTGCTGATAGGACGTTGTCAGTCGTCGTCGATCCAAGTGGATCAATATCGGTAGTGTCTGGTGCCTTGCAGGTGGGTATTCTCACCGCGGATTCGCAACATGGAATTCTAGGCGGTGGATCTCTACACGCGGTCGCGACCACGGGTAGTTCTGGCTTCTTGTCGTTTAGCGATAAGATAAAACTCGACGGGATAGCTTCGGGATCGACCAACACTCCTCTGACGAACACGTCACCTGTAGACGTCACTCGATCGACGTCTCAGGTGGGCGTCTCCACCGAAGCAGCACGTTCAGATCACAAGCACGATGTCTCCACAGCCGCCCCTGTCATCCTAGTCATAGGAGGTTCGAATTCGGAGGGCGTCAGTTCCTCTCTCTCAAGATCGGATCACGTGCATGCTTTGCCTCCTTTTGGTAGCGTCACTGGCTCCATAGCGGAGGGAAACGACACCAGGCTCACCGACGATAGGATTGCATATGCCATCCGCACTGCCACGTCGGTGGTATACGTGTCAAGCTCGGCGGCGCCCTCTAGCGGATCTATCCTCGTTGGAGTCTCGTCCACACAGGCACAGTGGGAACCGAGAATATACCTGTCCGATGTTGCTGCTCAGAACTTGATCAAGTCGAGTTCCACAGCCGGTACTTCATCCACGGCGGCTAGATCCGATCATAAGCACGACATCGTCACTGACGTAGGTGGAACGTGGACGATTGGATCCTCAGCCGCCGAGGGTACGTCCACCTCTCTGGCAAGAGCAGATCACGTTCACCTCGTCGCATCTCCATCAGCTCCTGCAGACGTCACCAAGGCAGCGGCGAGTGCAGGAGTTTCGACAGCCCCAGCGCGTTCTGATCACAAACATGACATTTCTACGAGCACACCGGTGGCCGTTGGAACGGGTAGCATCGAAGGAACGTCGACTTCGCTCGCGAGAGCTGATCACGTCCATGATCATGCCTCCGTCAGACAACTCATACACTTCATCAATGACGGGCCGGCTGAGGGTTACGCGACCGGTCCCTACCGCGAGGCGCTGCCGGCTGGATCTCCCTTCCCGACGTCTATTACGTGGTGGACATCTGCAACCAAGCTTCACAAGATTGTGGAGAAGACGATAACGCGTGCAACCAACAAGTTTCCTACGTCTATCTCGTGGATGATGTACGATTCTGGCGACGTCGTCACCGTCACCGTGACGGATACGTATGACTACTCTTCCGGGATATTGACTCCCACCGTAACGAGAACAATCACATGAGTGATTCCCCAGCAGTCATCATATACGGCACCGATCTAACCGGGAGCATCGTCGAGAAGGGAACCGAAGCGAATCCTTTGGGCGTGAGAGAGCACATCGTTTCGACCGGTGGTTTCTATCCGGACTATTTCGATGCGATGTTTTCGAATGCTTACGGGGTTCTTAGCACCACGGCGCAAGACTCTGCCGGAAATTTGAAGGCCCGTTCAGCCGTCCTCACCGACGAGGGATCGTTTAGAGACGATTTCGGCGGAAGCTCGTTGGATATCTCTACCATCACTGGAACAGCGATCTTCACGAACGGTAGTCAAGACGTCACCGGAATCGGTACACTCTTTACGACTGAGCTGAGTCGCTACTACAACATTAGGCTCAGTACGGATCCATCTCCGACGCAGGCTCTCATCGCTGCGATCGTCGATGACACCACGATAATTCTCAGGTATCCGTACGAAGGTTCGACCGGAACGGGTAGCATCGTCGCATCGACTTTTGCTTACGTGACCGGCAGCGGCGGTTCGATCACCGTGGGTAGCTCAAACGTCACGCTGACGTCTGGTATCACGTCGGGTACGCACACGTACATAGTCAGGTCTGTCGACTACGGCCCACTCGTGTTGAATGCTTATGTCTCGACGTCGACGAGACAAGCAAATCAGGAGTATCGAATCGGACTGGTCGATGATCCTGCTGCTCTCACGAATTTCGCGTACATCGTTTTCGATGGAACCGACAACACGAAGGGCTATCTTCAGACCGGCGGTAACGCCGGCGACGTGGAGACGTCCTCCGTTTTTACGATACCAAACTCTGGATCGACCGATGCTGGTATACTTTGTCGCATAGAGCTGTCGGGTGACCTGGTCACAGCTTACGTCAACAACATAGCTCTAGCATCGAACAGAAGGCACATCCCCGGCTATTACGAGTCGTTGAGCTCTTACGCCGGCATCGTCAATACGGGAGTCCCGGCAGGTAGCTCAGACTTCGTCATAGATTCCATCTCCGTCAACAACCTCAACATAGTCCAAGTCGGCGGAGGAGCTGCCAATCAGCCGCTCAATGTTTCGATCGGCGGCCCAGACGAACTGGGTGTGTACAAGATACCGACCATTCGAAACACTAAGCCGTCATCGACAGACTACTCGATCGTCACGCGTCCGTTTCTACCGGCTGTCAATTCGGTCTCTCACGGTTCAGAAGTCTCCAGCGGAACCGGATCATCGTGGACAGTGTTGACATCTTCAGCTGCGACGCAACTTACAATTCTCAACACCAGCAACGCTGACATTGAAGTGAGAAGATCAGGAGCCGGTGTCGGTCTTCCTGTCGTGGCCAACTCTTACTGGGTGTTTAGAGGAATCTCTAACGCCAATGAGCTGAGCTTCAGGAGAATCGATCAGAGTAACACTCAGGTCACGATTTACTACGAGACGGAGAGCTGATCTAAATGGAAGTCAAGGGCGGACCACTAAGAGGAGTTACTGGACCAACTGGTCCAGTAGGCGCCACTGGCGTCGCCGGCCCCCAGGGTGTGACTGGTGTGACCGGTCCACAAGGAGTGACAGGCGTCCAGGGCGCCACCGGGGTCCAAGGAGCGACAGGCGTCCAAGGCGTCACTGGTCCCACAGGACCTCAAGGTGCCACAGGACCTCAAGGTGCTACTGGTGTCCAGGGTGCTACTGGTGTCCAGGGCGCCACCGGGGTCCAAGGCGTTACTGGCTCCACAGGACCTCAAGGTGCCACCGGAGTCCAAGGCGTGACCGGTTCTACCGGTCCTCAAGGTGCCACCGGGGTCCAAGGCGTTACTGGCTCCACAGGACCTCAAGGTGCCACCGGGGTCCAAGGCGTTACTGGCTCCACAGGACCTCAAGGTGCCACAGGCGTCCAAGGAGCGACAGGTCCTCAGGGTTCCACAGGACCTCAAGGTGTCACCGGAGTCCAAGGCGTCACTGGCTCCACAGGGCCTCAGGGTGCTACTGGGGTCCAAGGCGTCACCGGGGTCCAGGGAGCGACAGGTGTCCAAGGCGTCACTGGTTCCACAGGGCCTCAAGGAGCGACAGGACCTCAAGGAGCGACAGGTGTACAGGGTGCCACCGGAGTCCAAGGCGTCACTGGCTCCACAGGGCCTCAGGGTGCTACTGGGGTCCAAGGCGTCACCGGGGTCCAGGGAGCGACGGGAGTTCAAGGCGTCACTGGTTCCACAGGTCCTCAAGGAGCGACAGGACTTCAGGGTGCTACTGGCGTTCAGGGTGCTACTGGTGTCCAGGGTGCCACTGGGCCTTCTATCTTCATTGATCGTGCTTCGTGGGGCGGCGCGACATACGTCATGTATGGTCCGTCTTCTGCAGTCTTTACAGCAGCGACGTTTGGTTACAGCGGCAACTATGTCATATGGGACGTGAGTAACGGCGTATACACGGGAGGAATCGGACACACTTCCGTCGGAACGCTAGCTGGTTCTTTCTTCCTGTATCGTGAAGGAACTTGGGAGGTCAATTACTCGTTGCAAGCCACGGGCGTGCCGAGCGGGAAGTCTCTGGAGTCGTTCTGGCGGTTGTCATCGAACGGATCCATAACGGGAGGCACGGCTGTCGACCCTTCGTACGTCATTTCGGAGATC